GGAGTTGGCCCCATGCCCCGCCAGTCTTACGTGACCAACGGTCATCCAATTGGTCCTCCGTCACGCTACTTTTCTGTGAGTCATCGGCTACCGAGTCCAAATCGGCCATCGAAAGGTTGTACTGGGTGAGGAGGTTCTGAATTTTAGCGGCGGCATTGGCGGCCTCAGCCTCGGAATTGATAGCTTTTGCTCCTTCGTAGAGCCGCTGCAGTTTCTTCAGTTTCGAAAGGATGGAGTTGATGTCTTGTGTAGTTTCCATAACGATTTTGTTTTACGATTCTTTTCCAAGAGCAAAGATAATACGAATTTTACAATCTACAAAATATTTTGGAGAAAATTTAACAATCCATCACCAAATTACCTTTCAACTCCAATTCGTATAGCCGCTCGGCGTCTGGTTTGGCGTAGCAGAATATCAACTTATCACCACCCGAAACAGCCAACGCCTGGCGATAGGTTTTCTTTATGCGCGCAAATTCCTCACTGCGGTAAAGGTCGTAATCGCTGACGCACAACTCCCACCACCGTTCTTGACGAGACGCCCAGGCTATGACTCCTGGGTGTTCGGCTTCGATGCGCTTTACAGCGGCTAACAACAGCGAGGTATATTTCCGGAGGTCGGCTTTCATAACGTAGTATCTTCCTCGCCGAGGGATTGCGCCAACTCCGCCAACAGACAGACGTGTACGTGCTCGTCGACGACAATCTTGTTGATAAGTTGGATAGCCAACGCCGAGGTCACAGTTGGTGTAGGGTTGTTGGCCTGAATACGCTGAATGAGTTTTTCGTACTCGGCGATGGTGTCCTGCTCGGCGCGGATGTTGATCTGGACGGCTTCAGCCGCGCTTTTGGTCGTAATGTCCACTTTGGCTGCCGAAAACGCAGGTCGCGATACGTTACCTCCGATACGGTTAATGAAGTCGCCTAATCGGTCGTAGTGCTTCATCTCAGTGAGGGCGATACCGAGGAACGTTTCGCCAATCTCATCGAAGATCATCCGCTGCTGCGTGTACTGGAGAATGGCCGTGAGTTCTGACGTGGGGGCCGTACCGACGTATGCCTTGTAGAACCACTCGGCCGGAACGCCGTCGTCAGGTTTGGCCTTGGAAACATCGGGATAATCAACCGAGCTATTGGCGTAACGCATCGACTCTACCAGCGCGTCGGCCATCGCTTCGACGTTGTCCTGTTTGGCGGGATTGTGTAAGAGAATCGTTTTCATGGCTATTTAATCGTTGAACCGAATCCTCCGGCGTCGCGAAGCGAGGGTGTCAGCGTGTCGGCTTCCTCCACTTCGATATACGGCGCGGGGACAATTACCAGCTGGGCCATAACGTCACCCACCTTGAATTCCTTGGTATTCATATTCACGTTTTGGGGCTTCATTCCGGCGACCTCGCCGAAAACGTTGGAAAGCAATCCGCAGACGCTCTTGAAGAACCTGTGGACTAACGTCGGTAAGTGCCACGTCTTCTTGTAACGAGCGCGCATCGTACCGCGATAGCCTGGGTCGATAACGCCCGGCGCGTTACACATCACCAGGTCCATTTTCGAACAACGCGAATTCGGGACCAGCAGGCCGCAGTACCCCTTGGGGATTTCAACGGCGATGCCGGTATCGTATTCGATGTAATCTTCGGTTTCCTTTACGGCCACGGCCACGAGGTCCAGTCCGTTATCCTCACCGTCAGGGTGAGCATACGCCGGTAGTACGGCTTCGGGGTGTACTTTCTTAAATTTAACAACCATACATTCTATGTTTTATTCATCGAAAATAACCTTGTTATCCTAACAAATCGAACTTAAATCCGGTGGTCATACGCGACGCCGCCAAGTCGGCCAACCAGAACGACGACGAAATATCATCGTGACTGCCGACGCTCTCCAGCCCCTTTTCGGTAAAGGCAACGGAACCGAGGTCTTGGAATATTAGGTCCTTGACCTGCTGAGAGTAGACGTTGCCCACTGGAATGTGGATTTTGCCGCGTTCGAATAGCGTTGAGAGGTGTGGCCACCCGGTTTTCAAGTCGTACTTATCAATTCCCGTAGTGTGACCGATAACGGGCATCCCCTCGGTGTCGGCCGTCTCGACGAATATCTGTTGGAATGTGTTATTCTCCATCACGATAAGGTCAGGCCGGAAGCGGGAGTTGATACGGCGCAGGACGTTCATCTGTTCGAAGAACTTTACACCTTTTTCACGGTAAAGGTGTAACAACCAGCGTTCGTCGGTCAACTCGTCGATACCCCACACGCTGAATACGGCGTAGTCGGCGCCGACGTTGGCTGAAATAGCGAAGTCACACCCGACCACCACCTTGGAGAACTTAACCGGGAATTCTTCGCGTGAATCCACCAACGTGTAATTTTCCATCCGCAGTAGCGAACGCGTGAGGATTTCCATCGGGAATATTGACGACTCGTTGGTAATCGGGCGGCAAAGGTTCTCGCGCGAGAAGATGATTGAACCCTGAGTCTCCTTTTTATCCATCAGGTCCTTGAACGACCAGCGCTGAGGCCAAAGGATTCGCCCGTCGGGGAAGATGGCCGGGTACTCGATAACGAACCAACCGTTCTTGGTCTTGAGGTCGCCGTAAAGGTCCTCGGCGTGGAACGGCGTACCGACGACGATAATCTGGCCGCCGGGTACGAGCATGTTCATAATCACGGAGTGGAAATAGTCGGTGGACTTATTTCGCTGGAGACTGGAATAAATGACGTTGTCCTTCAAGCCGTCATCGACGATAATCCAGTACGGGTGAGCACCACGCACCGAAGAGCCAAAACCCTTTACCGTCAACCGCGCTCCATTACGACATACTATGTTGGTAGCAGACCAACTGTTGGCCGTAGACTGAGGGAACAGCCGCTCCTTCAGAATATCATTCTCCTCGATAGTCCCCTTCAAAATCTCCATGAGGTCGATTCCCTGTTGTAAAGAGAACGAAAACAAGACACCGCGGTTAGACGAAGCCGCCGTGGGTCGCTTTGAATAACTCCTTGTGCGCGGGCGTGTATAGCGATATAACTGCCATGCGGCGTAGGCGTTGGAGAAATAGAACGAGTTGTGTGTGACCGTACCGTCGCCCAGCACGAAGCGGTGGTCGCCGTCGGTGGTGATAGATATGTAATCACCCTCACCAACGGACGTAATCTTCAACGACGATACCACCGTAGGGTGTACGCCATCGATAGTTCCCCAGTCTTTGTGTGACGTCTTGGAAGACCAGTCAGTTTGGACCTTTTTACGGGCGATTTTCACCGGGATGCGGTCCAATTCACCAGAAATAGTCACACACCACGACGAATAGTCGCGGTCTAACGCTTTACAATACCGCGTTCCACCGCCCATTCGGGTACAGAAGCCAAGGCTGTCGGCCAAATTCTTCACGTCACACACCAACTGGTAGTTCGTGTTACCGAAGTGATAGCCGCCCTGCCAGTAGTTACCGTCGGAATCAATCAACCCGGCCAACATCTGGAGACGGACCTCCTCGCTGTTGACTAAGTACTGCTCCGGAATGTGCTTATTGTAGAGCAGGTCGTAGCCCTTGAGCATTCTTTCCAGCGGGTTACGCTTACCGCGTCCACGAGTACCGATTCCAATCGTTACCGTCAAATCCTTTTGACCGTAATGAAGCCCCAAGCGCTCGGCGTAGGAGCGTAAGTACTCACACACTTCGGGGTCGGCGGTGGTGATCTTCTGGTTGTTGGAGTTGCCGTCGCCTAACCAGTACCCCAAGAAATACGGTTCCAGCCCCACAGGTCGCGCGGGGTACTGCACCGCCACCTTGAAACCGCGGTAGCGTTCCTTCACCCTGTTCGGGGTCTTACTCAAGAGCGTTGGAATATCAATATCCACTATCCGCTTCGACGCCGCAGCGAGGGAACCGCCGCGGTCTTTTTCAATCAACGTACAAATGTGGCGTGAATTGACGGTATAGCTATCACCGCGCGACTGGTCGATACGGTACATCATCGAGTCGTGACCGCGACGTGTAGCAACCACGCGACGCGGCTTAGAGTCAATCCCCATCAACAGGTCGCCAACCACCACGTCTTCGACCTTTTTGATAGTTCCGTCGTACATCCGGACGGGGGTTCCGACGGCTTCACATTTTCCGTGGTCACGAGCAGCGTTGATACACAATTTCTTGTGTTGGTGTACTAACTCTCCCCACTCCAGGTGGTGCCACGATAGTTGAAAATCGGGGATGACCGAAGTGATGAAATACGTCAAATTGGCGCATCGTAGGGTATCTTCAACGACCGCTGATAGATTCTCTTCATATCTGGGACGAAAATCAATAGACATATCGCCTGTGTATAGAACGCGGTAGGTATCCTGCATAAGTGCGTCGAAAACGGCATCTACATCACGAACATCGCCATTCATCATTTCGTTGAGACCGCGTTCATCCATGGCTTGTATTATTTCATCTACAAGTTCCAAGCAAGCCAAACGATGGTTATACGATGGCTCAACGAATGAAGGATGGGGGAGGGCTGGTTGTATCATAATAGCCATTTAATAGCAACACCCAAAGGGGTCTCGATTCCCTCTGGGTGTTACCGGGTCCACAACAAAACTCATCTCTTCAAATTCAACGCCTGGGCGAGGTAACGTTCCATTTCCAGGGTCTCGCGCTGGTACACCTCTTCGGGGTATTCTTTCAAGAGCACGGAGTTGTAACTCTCGATAGCTGCACCGAGCAGCGTAGTCAGCTGTATAATCTTGGCCTTATGGACCGCTGCACGGTCGTCGGCGTTAAAAGTGAAGCAGAATTTTGTCTTGTTGGCGTCCATTATATCGACGTAACCGAACGTCTGAAGCGTCTCCAACAGGTCCAACGCTTTACGGTGCGACAGCGTCGTTTTCTTTACAACCTCTGTACGGGTGAAAGTGCGCTGGGCTATCATTTCCCGTTCCAAAGCGTCTTTACACAAAATACGAAGCAATTCGAGTGCTTTGGAAAAGGCCAGTTGGCGGTTTTCGTCCTTTTCGGTGTACTGTTTTGTCGCTTCTACCTCTTCGGGCGTTTGAGCGACACGTGCGTTATCTGCCATTTTGTTTTACGGTTTCTCGTTTTATAGTTGGAAACAACTCACCGCGGAAACGTACCATCGTCTGTACCAAATGCGTGCACACGTCTTCAGGGCGGACGAAAAGGTCACGCAGCGGCAACATCGTCATGATTTTCAGTTCGTCGTCCTCCGGTAGGCGATACACCACGTCAAACATATACCGCCCGTCTGCAGGGTCGCGCGTAATACCAACGACCTTGACCTCGATAATCTCGATAGCCCCCTTGTCGGCCACCAGTACATAACGCGAATCACCAATATTAGGCAGCATATTGCCCTTGAGGCGCGCGGCCTTTCCGTTCTGGTTGATGTCCCGCGGGGGGGTTACGCGTTTTTGCTTGACGGCACCGCTCTTCAGGCGGTTGTAGGCTTGGTTGGCGTCGAATACCTTTTCGGCCAGCGTATCCAGGTCAGGCGTAATTTGGCTGGCGGGCTGGTAACGGTAACGAATCGCCGACTTATCGCCCAAACGTTCTATCAGCCCGTTGGCGGTAAGTACCTCGAAAAGCGGCGGTGTGATTTTGGGACTCAGGCCGTTCTTGGCCAGTATAGCGCCAAACGACGCTCCGGGTTCCAGCACGCTTACCCACTTATTCGTGGAACGCTCCAAGATTTCTGCGATGGACGCCTTAACGCCCGAGATAAATGATTTCTTGTCCATTTTGTTATACGGTTTTGTTGTTAGACACACTGTATAACGTTGGCTGTTTCTACTTGGCGCACTTGAACTCGAAGAACTCGTTACCGCGACGGCGAGACTTTTTCTCGGTGGCGGATGATATATCACCCGTAGCACGCAACCGCCGCACGCAGTAGCGGAAATACTCGGCCGTGGCTTCCACGTCGTTCATCGCGCCATGGGCGTCGGTAAGTATAATCCCCGCGCGTTCACACGTGGCGCCAAGAGTCATTTTCTCGTCGCCCGTCAGACCGTACATCATTTTGGAGAGATACATCGTATCCAGCGTCTGATCCTGGATGTAGTTGAACAGGCTCTGCTTTTTACCGTAGGCGGAATAGTAGAACGCCGCTTCCAACATCCCCACGTCGAACATCACGTTGTGACCCACAGCTACCAACCGCCGCTGGTCCTTACCCTTGGTATCGGCGAAATTCTGGGTACAGAACCGCATGAACGCGTCGATAAACGCATTCAACTCCATACCGCGATTCACCTCAGCCATATTCACCATCGTCTTTTGGATAGATTCTTTCGTTATTTGGAGGTCGTTGTATGGCTTAACGTAGGTTTCCCAGCGGTCTACCTCTTTCAGGGTGTTGAAGTCTAACACAACGGCCGCAAACGACGTTATGGGGTTCTGTGCGGGGTCCAGGCCCCCGGTTTCAGTGTCCATTACAAGGTACGGTGAACGTTTCATATCATTTTAAGTTTTCGTAAGTAACGCTGTAAAATTAAAAAACCGCCTCGCTGTATCACTACTGTGGGGCGGTCGGGGGTGAATTAAACCTTTGATTGATGGAAGTCTGTTAAGACTTTAAGGTCGGGGCGATATTTCACGCCCCGCGCTCGTCGGTTGCCGTTCCTATTGGTGTTCCCTTTGCCGGCACGGGCGAACTGCCACAACGTTAACGAACGAAATTTCTTAAAAACCCCCTCACCCATGGACTTTCGGGCCACGTCTGCCACACGCGGTTTTAATTGGGGGTTTAGTCGGCCCGGAAGGATTCGCACCTTCAACGCCAGATCCAAAATCTGGTGTGTTACCATTACACCACAGGCCAATCAAGGGGCGCGACGTATCGCTTATACTCTTCCCCTTGTAGAGTCTGTCTCCTCCGCTCCGGCGCTCGCTATGGAGGAAGTCTGCGTTGCTGCCTTGGAGACAATTTGTTTGCTGGCGACAGGGCTTATACCGTTTGGAGGCCTGCCTTAACCCCACCAGCCTGGGGTATGGTAGAGGAAACACCGCGGTCGGAAAAGAAACTACACTCGCTGAAAACCTAACTCTTCGTTGCTTGGCGTAAAGCGGCGTTCCCTCATTTCAGATACTATAACGTTGGAGCGAAAGTAACTAAAAATCCGCCAGGGCAAACCACCTCCCTGGCGGACGTGCGAAAGCGAACTGCGTTACCAGTTACGGGCTATTTCTTAGCCTTTTTGCCGTAGGCGCGGAAACTGTACACCGGGCGGAACTGGATGGTCTTGTAGGGCTCGGTGGGGGCCGTAACGCCCGTCTGCGGATTACGCGCCATACGTGACGGCTGGTCCTTGAGGACGAACTTTCCTACCTTACCGATGGCGACGGTTTCGCCCTTGTCGCGAACCTCCTCGGTGAGAATCTCTTCCAGGGCGCGAACGACAGCAGTCGCCTGGGCCTTGGTGACATCAGCCTTAGCGGCCAACGCACTGTAAAAATCTTGCACTTTCATTGTACGATAATTTTGATTGTTGATAAATATGAGGTTGTTAAACCTTTATTCCTGCGGTCTTATAATTGTCAATCCAGCATCAGCCAACTGCTGACGAAGTGACAAGTAAGCACGGTCACGAATATCGGCGTCGTACCACCACTCAGCTACACTCTTCCCTCCTTCAACGCCAACGCCGATGTCCTTGTTGATGGCGATTCCGTACATCATACGTTCTTCGTCTTCGTCAAACATCGTTACTTTCTCGATGGTTTGGACGATGTAATACGGAATTAACGTATCGCCAAGTTCGATGAAAACGGCGTTTAAGCGTTTGTTCTTTGATTTACCTATTAACTCGGTTAGAAATTCTTCCATCCCCATGACGGAACCCTCGTCGACATTGTCTTCGTCGTAGTCGACGCCGTCATCAGCGTTACGCTGGGGATTGTAACGCCGCTTCAAAGTACGTTTTGCCGGAGCGGCGGGTTGTTTTTCGTCAATCTTCGACGTGCGGACCTTTACCATCTTGTTTCACCATTTTGATGTACCCGGCCTTTACCAACTTACGCATGGCGTTACGGTTGTTGAGGGCCTGTAAATAAACACAATCGGGGTTGTATTGGACCTTAACGGCACGACGCGTAACGGGTTTCCCTGTGGTGACGTCTATTTCCAGTGTGGTCTCGGTACCAATCTCCCGACATTCTCCGGTCTTATAATTGAACTCGTACAACCGCATACCGGGGAGCCGCGTGGCTGAACCCAGATAACGTTGTTCTTGCTTTTGGCGTTCCAGCTGTTCAGTGCGGGTACGCTCGGCGTCTTGCTGGAAGAAACGCCCGGTATGAAAGAATTCGCTCATTTCTCGAAATGTTTTAGTCCTCGCTCGATACCCGCCAAAGTCTCGCTGGTAAAGGCGTGGATAATATCGGGTTTTGTGTTACAACGCCAATACGGAACTGCTCCTTCCACGCCAGGCCCAGCGAGGTGGTACTGCATAAGCGAAAATTCCAACACGTAATCAGCCTTGGGGGAATTGTAGTTGCCCGGCAGCCGTATCTGTACTTGGAGCAGGTGGGCGTATCGGCCGCAGAATATCTCGTCACGACTATGGGCGTGGTCCAAACGTAGGCGGTAGGCGTCCATCGTGAGTTGGAATTCGCGAATGTAAGTAGTGTTGGCGAGTTTTACCGTTCGTGTCAAGATATGAATGTGGTTGGTATTATCCATCCACTGGCCATGGATGATTTCGGCGTGGTTTGGCAGGTTGAGTATTACCGTGGCCCAGATTTCCTGGGGAATTACCGAATTGTGTTCGGGTTGATGGCGAAACGCTTCGGGCCACGTGGCTTCGAATTCGTCATCGACGGCCTCCTGTACCAAGGCGGCGATTTCTTCGGCGTAGAGCCAATTGATTATCCAACGAATCAGGCGTTTCATCGTGTTACGGATTTTACCATTTGACCGTCGTCTGGAAATAGGCGAAGTTGCCTGACTCCTGGTTGTACTTTGGCCGCTGGCTGTTGGCGCTTATCGGTCAGCGTGAGTTCAAAACCGTTGGTGCTACCGACGGTGATACTCTTGACGTCGAGTTGACGTGTGATTATCTGTTTGGCGTATTCATGAGCCATACGCTTCATACTGCGGGCAATATGGCCGATGTAGGGATGTTGTTTAGCTTCTTGTTCCATTTCGTGGTAGGTTTTACGAACTCAATAACGTTGGCGGTTCTGGGTGATGCCTTACGCGCGTGTATGTACACGTGTACGCGCTGAGGTGTGGGCCTTTCTCGCGTGCGTGTGTTCTCTCGCGTAGGCGTACGAGCGCACGTATGTGCGCGTCAGAGAGACGTCTTCGACAGATTTATCTGGAGAAGAAAGTCTCTCTGGTAAGTGGAAAGAATAGTGTTTTTTATTCTTTCCACCGGAAAGCAGGGGTAAGGGGATATAGGGGTATATAAGAGGGGGTTGTAGGGGGAGGAAGAAAGGGGGAAAAGGGGAGAGGGGAATCGCCAACCAAACAAACTTCCAAAGGGTTATTTATCGCCAAAGGAGTCAAAATCTTCAACCAGATTTTCAGCATGGCATTTGCGTATCGCCTCGCAGGTGACCCAGGTGTACCGAAAACGTATTATCAGCAGCACACAACGACAAAATGAGCCACCCCATGGGTTTAGGGTGGCTCTGTGAAGATAGAAAACGCGGTTCGTTACGATACGGGCTTGTCCTCGGCTTTCAACACTGCTTCGGCGTCGACCACCTTATCGTCCAGGTCCGTCACCTGGGGCTCGCCACCGTCAGCAGGAACGTCGATACGGCGCAGCCCCACCTTGGCCCCCAGTTCACGACCTAACATCGCAGCCAACGCCGCCATGGGGTTGTCGTGGGTAGCAGCGGCGGGTTGTTCCTCTTCGTCGGGGTCTTAGATTCCGTGCTCACGGCGGTACGCTTTCGACTGAGCGCTGAAACGCGCGCGGTACTCTCGCTGGATGCCGTCGGGATTGGTACGGAGCCAACCCTCATCGGCCAACGTAGCCAGCAGCGGTACGTTGAAAGCGACCAGTTTCTCTACCAGGAACGTACCAACGCCAAACACGTTGGCTAACAGTACGCCGTCGGTGCGGCGATACACAGCGGACATCAGGTCTTGTTCCACCAACACGAATTGGCCGTAGAGTTCACGCGGGTTGGTGGTGGGGACGTGGCGAGCGATTTTCTCCACGCCTATGCCGCAGTGGCCGTAACGTTCGTTGACGACCTCCAACACGGTACGCTCGATTAATCGCCACTCCTCGTCCAGCACCGGGCCGTATTTTTCGATGGCCTCGACGCCAAGCGCTGTAAAGCGGAGCGTGTCGTCGTCAACGCAAAACTCCAACAGCCCGGCGTCGGTACACTCGTGCGACAGACGCTTGATTTCGCTGACGACCGTGGCGTTGTCGTCGATAGGCATCATCGCCCGAAATACCAGGTTGTTGTCCAGGAACGTCCCCAGCCATTGACGGATTTCGCCGTAACGCGGGGCCGCTTCAGCCACGTCAGTGAAAGGCAGTGGACCCTCGTCCACGCAGATGATACTCGGGCGGTCAGCGGCGGCATTGGCCGCAGCGTACAGGAACAGGATCTGGGCCTTGGTGATACGCGCTTCGTCGTTGATAGGTAACGCCTCCTGGGCGTTGAACACGGTGGTAATTACGTTTGTTTCCATTTTGTTGTACTATGATTTGAATGGTTTACGGAAATTCGGTTACTGGGCCTCCCTTTCGAATGCCCGTAGCAGTTCACGGGTGTCGGCTATACGTTCACACAACCGACGAACTTCTTCTTCGCTGGCGTTGGCCTTAGCGCGGTTGAGTGATTTGACCTGGTTGCGATACAGGGCTACCTGTACACGGACAGCCTCCTTGGAATGGTTCTTTGCGTAGTCACGGGCCGTAGCCATGGCCGTGGCGCGGGTTACTCGATTAGGTGCCATAATTCGTTGTATTAGGGGATTAGACTTCAATTTCTACTTTCTCGAACATCTGGCGATCGGGGTTGAAGTCGCCGAACGTCACCCCCACGCGATACCACGCTTCGGCTGCCTCGCGGTGCGTAAGGTTTTGCACCGCTATGGCGTTGCGCCGTTCGCCGTTGATAAGTGCGTGGGTGAAGATGTTAGGGGCGGGGAGCAGGTCGCGCGACATTGTCAGCCGTCGCTCTTCGACGATACGACGTTCGGTGTCGGGCATATCGCGCAGGTCGCTGTTGGTGTCGGCGTTGACGATGTAAAGATTTACAAGGTTTTTGGGTTTCATGGCTTACCAGTTTTGGCGTTCGTACTCTTCGAAGCGGGCTTCGCAGTCCGCCAACCCGAGTTCACGTAATTGAACGTTGGCGGTGCTGATGGCAGTCGTCATCTGCTTCACGCCGGACCCGTACCCTATCATCGCCTCTTTAAGCGATTTGAGGCGGTCGTCCAACAGCAGTAGGCCCATCCATGCATATCGGACGTACTGCGGTCCGACCTCTTCACACGACCAGCGCCCCTGATTCTGGATGGATGTTACCAACGTAGGCTCGTCGCTGCCGGTAACGCCGCGATCGATGTAAAACGTCAGCAGCGACTGCTGGTCGATATTATCGGCCGCATCCACCAACCCGAACGTTACGGAATCCTCGCTATACCGCGCCACTCGCCAATCGACGCAGTTACGATTCTTCTCCAGGAACTCAAGCAATTCGCGGGAGAAATTGTTCGTCAACCCCTCGATAGAAGCGTTGTAAACGTTAATCTTTTTCAAGAGGGCTTCACGTTCGCTCTTTCCGGCGTCGGTGGAGAGGTAGGTGTGCTGGGTGTAGAAGCGGAACCATTTCAGGCGGGCGTCGCGAAACAGCGACTCCATATTGTTCAAGTAATCGACCATTTCGCGCTTCGACTTTTGGTATTCACCCGGCCGGAACGAATTACCCCCCATCGATTGGAACGCCAGGTCGTACGCCTTTTGGGCCTTGAACGTGGGTTCGGGGTTGATGCCGGTACGGCGGGCCTCGGCTTCGGTCCAATCCTCGCGGCGTTTGAAGACCTCGATGATGGCGTCCATGACGGCCTCCTTGGTCTTGAATTGGTTGATACGGTACGTTTTCATCGTGCTATTTGTCTTGCGGTTTTGACTATTTTACTTGGCGAGGCAGGCGTTGATGGCGTCGGTCAGGCGCTCCTCGTTCTTGGGCTCTTCAGGCTGAATGGGCTCTTTAGCCCACTTCCTCCACGCGGCGTTCTCGTCAGCACGAAGCATCAGCACGTCGCCAGAACCATCAGCCCACCAGTCGCTGCAGTGCGAGAGGTGAATGCCGGCCTGGTTATCACAAGCAGAGCACATTTTCTTGTAAATCGACCGGAACATCGCTGATACTCGCCGACCGCTGAAATGGCCGCCTTTCTTGGCGTCGTTGGTGATGTAGATTTCGGCGGCGATGGTGATGATATCGCCTAACTCTTCGTCTACGAACGCAGCCGAGGCGTCGCCCCAATAGCCGTGTTTGATAGTGTCCTTGAGGAGTTGCTGTTCGTCAGCGGTCAGAACCTTTACAATTTCGCGGATAGTTTCAATAGTTGCTTTCATAATTTTGAGTGTTTAGTTTTCTTTTCCAAGAGCAAAATTAGTAACTTTTCTCCAATCTACAAAATATTTTGGAGAAAATTTTTCAACTTTTTACCAACATCCTCAAAACGTCACACAAGCGAATATATCGTCATCGCCAATAACGCCAAAACTACACTCCAAGCCATAAAATAAAGGAGGTTGATGACCACACGGACCACCAACCTAAGTATATATACCAACGGTTTCATCACGGTTTGAATAGCATTTTGTTACACTTAGGACAGCGCAGCAGAACCTTGGGTAGGTAGCGGTCCTCAAACGCGCCACGCATAAAGATTCGCGCCTGGTCGTGAGCGAGGGGGATGTTTTCGCCACACTCACACGTCAGCGTGACGTGGGCGGTGTACTTACCCTCACCAGGTGTTTCGTTGAGGTAAAGGCGGTCGGGGAACTGGCGAAACTCCAGTACGCCGTTGGCGTTACGCGTCCACGAGTTGATACGTTCTTTTCCAAACCCCATATCCATCGTGATGGCGTACCCCTTGGTGTTGGTCAGGAACTCGGGCGTTAGACAGATTTGAGCGTCGTGCGAGTGCTTAGGGTCATCGCTGGGGACGGTGTAACACCCATAACGGCGCATTTCTTCACTCAGGCGCGGGTCGTCGTAGTTACGTTTTTGGTCCATATCGTTTACGAGATTTTTAGTTAAATAACGTTCCGTTGGCGTATTTCATCACCCAGGCTGTCGATTCCAACAGATAGTCACCAACACGAGCCATATCCACCAACCGCCAATACTGAGGAAATACGCGGCCCGTAGGGTCTTCTCCAGTGGCGGAGTTGTAACGGACTTCCATGTGCGTACGACCGAAGTCGCGAAAACCTAAACGCGCCACACGGAAGTGATGTTCGTCCTCGGGGCTGGTTAAGGTTACACAGATGGCGTTTACCAACGACGATACGCGTATCAAGTTCTCTACATCGGGGAATCCTGTGAATAGCTTTACCCACACACGTGGGTTAGCTTGGCGCAATTCGGTAACAACTTCGATAACGCGCTGGGGATAGTTCATCGGTTCGCCGCCAATAATCTGTACCACCGGAAAGGAATCACCCAGGGCACGACCCGTTGAAATACACACCTTACCCTGCTTGGCCCACAGGTCACGTGCCGCGGCCAACACCCGCATTCCATAGGCATCAACGGGCAGTTCGTCCACTATCAGGCGGCATATACGTCCTTTGTAGTCCATGGCTATCGGTTTTTGTCGTGTTTAACGGATTTGTGTGACTCGGCTGGTACCTTGTCTTCTGCCTTGGTGAAGCGTAGGTCGCTCTGGAGACAAAACGGGTACGGTACAGGCATACAGTTGAGTTCTTCGCGCCGCGTTGGTAATTTCCATCCACGGCGTTTGCCTTTCACGCGTTTAAGTAACGATGGCGGAATCATATCTTTTGGCGGTTCGTAGGCCGGTACGGGCGGGGTTTCGGGTTCAGGCTTCGGCAGCACGGGACGCTGAATGCCCTTATTCGTGTTGGCGGTGCCGATTTTAGCCTGTTTCCCACGAAGACGGTGTAAACCCCTCCGCGAGGCCGTCGAGTGAACTGTAGCAATCAACAGTCCCCCATTTAGCACAGAACGCCTTAATATTCATCGTGGCGTAGGTTTCGATAAGTTCTTTCAGCGCTGGGCCGCCTTCGTAAAGCACGTCGCGCTGACCGGGTCGTCGGGACATATCACAGATAAGTTAAGGTGGTGGTGTATTTAGCGCGTTCTTCGTCCAGGAGGGCCAACAGCCGCTCCTCGCTGCGTGACGAAGAACCCTCGTAGTGGTACTCATCGAGTGTGAGTTCTACCTCGGCGTCGTTGTGGACGGGATAACCGCGCCCTCGCGCTATCAACTGGCGTTCGGTCTTGGCGCGTTGACGACGTACATCCTCGATTTGGCGTATTATTTCGTCCTTAGTCATCACCGTGTCAGTTTTAACATCCAATCACGGAACTGGTACGGCGCACGCGGTTCGCGTTCTACCATCTGGCCTGTGCGTAGGTTACGCAGGTGGTAGGTCGGGAACTCGTCCTCGGTATCGCCGCCAACGATAAGGCACGTGTCTTCGCCCTTACCAGCGGCGTCGTACATTTCGTCCAACAACCCAATAGGGTCGTCGTTGGCGTCATCGTACACCACGCCTTCCAACTCCAAGAACGTCCGTTCGTCGTATTCAACACCGACGTATTCAGCTATTTCGGGCCACGTCTTAACCTTCACGCGGGAGTCGATACGGTACAGAGGATTCATCGTTTGGGGGGTTATTTAGAGCGCTCGGGGTCGAGGGCCTTGATCATACATTGCATTTTACGGAGATTGTATTCAGCGAAAATTGACTTTTCAGCCAGCGTTTGGCGATACGCCTCAACGAGGTGAGGCCGTAAGGCGTCGAAGAACTCGCCGTTGATGGCGGCGTCGGCTAAGACTTTGCCTTCGAGATCGGTGATGTTGATAATTACGGCCGAACCGAAGTACGCGTTACCGCTTACGTGCGTAAGCGTGTCCAACGTCTTCATTACGGCCTCAGCGGACTGGGCGTAGGCCTTACGCTTCTCAGCCAGGAACTGTTTAAGGGTCTCGGATTTCATATTTGCTATTCTAATAGTATTTTCAAGAGTTCTTGACGGCGCACGTTAATTCGCGCTAATTCTTGGAGGGCCGCTGAACGATAAGCGTCAACGTCTTCAAAATTATCGGTGTTAGTCACGATAATATCAGGATTTGTGAGGCGCGAAGCCCACCAGATGGTTTCTTCCAATTGGACGAGTTCTTCCCGCGGGATATAACGAGTTTGATCGTTAACGATGTAATTCTTTTCCATTTTTCAAAACACAATACGGTTCTACAATCTTACGATGGCGGCCAAATAGGCTTCAGCCTCGGTAACGCTGGGCGTTTCACCATCCCAGCCAGCAGCATACGCCGCGGCGATAATCATTTCACGTGTCATAGGGCTACCGACGGTTTAAGCGTTCAATAATCCGGTTAATCACATACCCGCCATACCCAATAACGAGCAGTCCGCACAGTTTCGTCAAGCCGTCACCGTACCACACCAAGTTGACGCCAACGAACGCTATCACGACGACGATTATAACCAGCATCCACGCGGCGCGTTCTTCCAGTTGTTTACGATTCTTGTCCATTTTTACAGAGTTTAGTTTCATTTTCCACTACAAAGGTAATACGAATTTTCCAATCTACAAAATATTTTGGCGACTTTTTCGATAATTTATCGAATTTTATACAAACCCCCAGCAGGCACTCGCCTACTGGGGGAACAGAAAAAGAAGTGTTACACCCACCGCCTCGCGGCGTCTGGTGGAGTAACGTTGTTAGATGAATTTCCGCGCTATCCACTGGATGTACTCGTGTTCGACCTTGGCGCGTTCGGTTTGGCCGCGGTGGCTGCCCTGCTCACAGATATACGCCCGCTTGGCGATTTCGTAGCACGACTCAGCACCAATTTGCTCCATCATCCACTGGTAGGCGTCGGTGTTGTTAGCGCCAATACCCGTGACTTCAGCCGTACCGTCGAGTAAACAGATATTCACCTCGAACGGGAATTGGAGCATATTTTGTCGTTTCAGCCACAGTGTCAATTCCTGACGCAAGTTGCCGCCAGGGTATTCTTCTTCGTGGTACTCAGCGTAGACGCCGTTGGAAAGGACCTTGGAGCCAGGTTCGCGTTCAAAGGCCCGTTGAGTGCGTTTACGAATACGCTGTAACACCTCGTTCCATTCCATTTCGTCAGGGCTGGTTTTCTCCAACCCGAACAAATACCGCCACCAGAAGAAAGACGGGCGGTGTTCCGCGATCAGCACCACGACGATAGCCAAGGCGCACACCAGCGCGGCGAATAATGTCGATTTGTCGTCCATTTTGGTCTTGAATTTTCGTTATCGTGAAGCGAACGTCACCTTGTACCACCCGGCTCCGGCCACGGCCACAAATCGAACGTTACGGTCCTTCTCGTCGAGGGAGATGTATACCACTGCCGAGGTGTTAGCGAACGCCGGAACCACACCTGTCTCAGGAGACGACGCCACGGCGGCTATTTCCGTCGCCGTCATCTTCTCCACCGTGGTGTCGGGACGAACGTCGAAGCCCAGCGAACGGATGGCGCCCATCACGTAGTCCGAGGCCTCAACGCGCGTCTGCAGCATGTACATCATATTTTCGAAGTCGCGCCGAAATTCGCCAAACGAACGTACCTCGGTGGTAGTAGTTACGGACTTCCCTGCCACGTCGTCGCCAACGAACATCAGGTTACGGGTACGATCGGCCCAGCCGTTGGCGACGGGTACTACCTTTGAGGCCTGCCAACCGATGGTTTCGGCCTTTTGAGCGACATACGACGCACGCTCCTCCAGTTCGCGTTGAAGATTTACCAACACGCACGCTTCCTCGGTGCTGATGAGTTCGATGGGCTGGCCGTTCCAGCGCTGCTTGAATTCTTGAATTTCCATCACTTCTTGAATTTAGATTTTTGCTTTTTGTTAAACTTATGTTGCGGTACACGTCCCTCCTCCTTGGTTAATTCGTGGTCGTCACCCGCTGTCTTGTTAAACTTTGTGCGCCAGAATTCCGTTTCTGCTTCAACACGTCGCCGTGGTTCTTCCAAAGCATCACGCTGTTGCTTGATACGTTGCAAGAATAAGTCACGGATGGCGGTGGCTGTAGTACGTTCGTTATCGGTAACGGGTTCGGCCTTTACATCCTCCACTTCGTCAATACCGCTTACGGCGTGGTCATGTTGTATGCGGTTGAAGTCGTAGTTCATGGATGATGGATATTCCATTTCTGCCTTGGGGTCATACTCTTCGTTGGTAGGCATGAAGCGGGCGTAATACGAGTTGTGAAGTCCAGCAACGAGTTTTGGTAGACTCCAGTTCATACGTGCCGCCACGCGTCCCAGGATAATCTCTTTGAGGTTAATACTCTTGTAGATGGTTTCCTGGATGTGCATACGTATCTCTGCTTCGACGTTAATGTCCACAGCGCCGTTAATGAAGATTTGGTCACCCTCAGCTTCCTTCCGTATTTGCTCCAAAGTACGCAACATGGCGTTGTAGGCTTCCACACCACGCAGGGCCTTGTAACGGAGTTTCATCTGGCTATACATCCACGCCAATTCCTCCAACCGAGGACGCTTCGAATACAGACGCACATCCTGTACGCGGTTACGGAACTCTTCGCGGCGTTTCTCGATATCGGTGATATGGCGCTTGAGGATTTCTTGTACGTAGTCCTGGGTAATCTCCAATTCACGGCTTTCGGCCATAATACACACAACCTCTTTGGGGGTGAACATCTTACCGAGTAGTTCCTTGATATCTTCGACCAGAGATAGGTCGCTGGCGTTCAGCTTTTCGAATTCGGCACGGGCTTCAGCACGACGCTTTTGTCCAGCGATATAACTACCACGAGCGATGGCTTTTTGGCGGCTGGCGACCATAACCACTTTCTTGCGCTTGGAATACAGCGCTTCGATTTCTTCGCGTTCTTCGGGAGAGAGATGTTTTATCGAGCGATGTAGCTTTTCAGGAAACCAATTAAGGTTAATGCTGGTTCCGTCGCTGGCCGTAACCGATACACGTCGTACGATTATCGAATGGCGAAGAACTTGGTATTTTCGCCATGCAACAGCATCAACCACATCGGCTGGTATTTCATCGTTGATACCGAGATTGTTAGGACTTTCCGCCATATTTGTCTTGTTAATTTTTGTAATAATAAATGGTTTGGAGGATTCTACACCATTGTAGATTATTGCTCGTCGTTGGAATGGAGTCCCGACAATGGGTATTTTGGCGCCACCTCGTTACGATAATCCACAAAAGCCCAGCGGTTGTGGTCACCGCTCAAAGCGCCAAGCAATTCGCGGTCACGCCAAATGTTGTTATGGACGGGAAACGGTTGGCGGCGCATACGCGTAGGGACTATTCCGTAGGCGATGGTGTTACGCGCTGTGCCCTCGCTGACCTTTACGGCGTCGGGAACGGTTAAGCGAAACGCCTGACCCGCGTCCTCTGGGTAGAGTACAGGGATCAGGAGTCCGTCACGCGTTTTATAGATTTCGTATTTCATCTTTTGGTGCGTTCTCGTTCGCGTACTAACGTCCAGCGTAGTTTATTCGCCAAGGCCGTATACTGCATATCGGTATAGACCACCGCGGCTTGGTTGATGCCTGCTTCAACCTCCAACGTGTTCACCAAAAGTTCCAACTCGTGGAGTTCCAACCGCACGTTGTTACGCGGCGTAGTACATACGGCAGGGCCGCGACGCTTTTTATTCATACTGCTCATAATCGTCAACCAATTCTTCTGTTGGAATCAAATTTAGTCATCGTTTGCGGTTTTGTTCTTCACGTTCCTTAAACAACAGCCAACGCAGGCGGTTGGTACGTAGGGCGTTGATTCGCTTACGCGACGCGGAACGTTTCCGACGTTTTTCCGCCAACGCTATTATCATTCCAAGGACTATCGTCACCAAAAACACGGCGTATCCTACAACGCCTATCAACTCGGTACTCATATCTTCTGCTGTTGTTTTTTACGTTTGTACGCCAACCGTATATTCTGGCCTGTGAGGTCGGCATATGCCTCCTTGGAGACCTCGGTGCAGTCGGCGGGTATTTTGGCGCGTCCCGATTCCACCATCCACTTCGACACGGCGAAACCGAACTTAACGCCAACTATTTTAACGTTGGCCTCTACCTCCACACGACATCCCGCGAAATAGTCCGTATAACCCACCAAGGCGTTCACCTCGTTACGGCCAACACGTGGTAGGCGCTGAATACGTTCGTAAAGCGCACGGCCCTCGGGTGTAGAGTCAGGGCGATACATATTAGCCAACGGTGAACCGTCGCGTCGCCAACCTGACGGCGGAGTGGTGGTAAACTCCACGGTGGAGATACCGCCAGCCCAGAGCATTTTGGCTGGTCGATAGCTTACGCCACCAACGCCCGCGACAAACGCCCGTGCGGCATTCAGGGCCTGTATTCGTTTCCACGCCAACGCAAAGATAGCGTCGTAAGTCGCCGTTCCCGCCGACGTGACGTAGTATTTCATCGCTTCTCTTTCCATATTTCTGCTTCTTTACGCAACATCGCATTAGCGTACAGCAGGGCGCCAAATAACGCCATGGCGATATTACGGTCGATGTATAGGTTCTTCGACTGGTCGATTTCTACCAACACGCGGTTGTCGTCCAACAGTTCGAGACGCACACGACCATACGTCAGTAATTCCATCAACACGTCTTCCAAAGTAAACGCTGGTTGGTAGCGGTGGTTTCGTAGGGCTTCAAACGCCCGCGGCTGATGGGTGGTGAGTAATACGCCCGAATGGTGTCCACGGCGCAGTACGTACCCCAGTTGTTTTCGCGGTTTTAAGCCTCGTGCCAAGAGTTCTGCCGAAGCCGGGGCAGGTAGTACGTCCGTGCCGATTAACGACTCTGTATGGGCCTGTTTGGGGCCGTACTGCGTAGGATACTGGTCGTCGGGGGTGGGGATGCGCGGTAGGCGTCCTTCCAGTACGCGCTTATCGACCAACTCCGAACGGCCGTCAGTGGTGTACCATTGGCCGTCGTAGTACGACGGACGGCGTTCAAACCAGTGGAACGTACCATCGGCATCGGCGGTATAATATCCGGGCTTGATAGCTACCATCGACGAAGAACGCAGTTGGACGTACTCACCGTTCTCCAGCGTGGCGCCATCCAACAATATGGCGGCCTGCTCTGGGGTAATGGCGACGGACTTGGCTTCGCTGAAGAACAACCGATGGTCTTTTATCCTAATCGGGTGCTGGTCGGTGAGGATGTACCCCTCCACGGCGTGTCTAACCAACCAAGCCATGGCTCTGCAGTATTTCGTAGAACTCGCGCGGCCAAACGATATTATCAGGCAGTGGAACCAGAAACGACGCCAAGGCCGTGGCAAACGTTTTAGCGACTTCATCCACGCTCCAACCAGCAATTCCGCAACCAATCTTCGTTACGTAGAAACGCAATTCGGGGTGTTGGCTGGTATAGAGGATGAAGCGGTCACACGCCTCCAAAAGCACCTTGGACGGAACCTTTGCTTTATTATATTCCGGGAATTCGTCTTCGGCGTTGATTTCGACGTACTCCATCGTCGGGATGGCGTAGCTTTGGCCTTGAGGACCTTCGGCTTGACCATTAACGGCGCCAAAACGTTTCAGTGCCACGAGAGCCGCACCGCCGCAGTGCTCGCCGTCGGTATTAGAGCCGAACACAAATACGCCGTCGTCGGGCAGTGCGTCAATATTTTCAGGTGTAAATTTCATAGGTAGTTAGATTTCTTCGATTTCTCCTCGTTGGAGTGCTTTCTTGTAGTTTACTAAATTAACCGATTCGACGTCCGAAGTGGAGCAATCAGGACCGATGAATTGAACGTTCATTGTGTTCTGCTCGGGGCGTATCTTTACCACGACAAACGACGTACCTACAGGCAACAGATACCTCTTCCCCACGCGGAAGAACCGCGCCTTACTCTTCTTCACCATCTACTTTTTTGATTATTTTGGTGGCCGATTTGATAAGCGCATCGATGTCTTCCAGCGCAGCGAACTGGTCCGCGGTGTACTCACGCCAACGGTCCTTATTAAGGAAACCACTGATTTTAACGGCAATTCGCCGAACGTTTTCACGCAGGGCGTCGTACTTGAGCGTGTCCAGCTGGCGAGCCGTAATGTACTTGAAATAACTACCCATGATGGTCTTTGTTTCGCCTGATACCGTGATGACGTTTTCGCTGGTAACGACGGGATCCACGTTGGGGACAGGTTCGCCACCCGTTGGTGTAAGGTCGCCGAAATTCAACGGCACCAAATTATATTTTACCGAAAGAGCCGCTCCTGATTCCTCTTCAGCCACCCTGTAAATCTGCACTATCGAGCCGTGATTCACTCGAGCGACGAGGTCTCCCGGCAGTAGCGTCGCGGGACACAAACAACGCTCGTGAAACTTTTCCAGGGGAATCAGCACCGAGTTCGGGGAATCGGGGAAATTCCTGGCGACGACCATCATTTCGGAACTCTCGGTCGTGTCTTCCATAACAGGCATACAACCCGTAGTGAAGATTCGCGCGACCTTATAGCCAGCACGGTAATACCACTCGCGATTCGTGTAGTTTTCAACAGTTTTCATTATACGTAGTTTTTGCGTAGTTCATCCAGTTTGGCGGTGTAAACCTCCATCAGGGCTGGGTCGTAGGCCATACGGCGTTTCCAAGCCTCGATGCTTTCAGTTGGCGGTAGTACGTTTCTGTATTCCGCCGCAGGACTCTGGTCCGCCCACGAACGCTGGGCGTCGTCCATCATATAGGCCACCAACTCCCACTCGTAGGGCGAATGGATTTCCGTGCGGAGGTATTCGTAGTGTACCAGGATTTCGATAGGGTCCTCGGTGCGGAACGCAAAGTCCGGGTCAGACGACTCCGAAAAGCCACGCCCGCGGCCTATCAATCCCGACCGCAGCCATTGGTGATAAACGGGCTTTCCGCTATCGGCGTTACGTTTCAAAAGGTAGTATAAATTTTTCATCGTTGTTAAAAAGTTTTCATTTCTTAAAAACGTTGGCGATTTCTTTGGGCGATGGGACTCGTGTCCGTTGGCGTGGTGCACGGCGGGGGAAATGACGCTCGACGGTTTCCTCTTCGTGGTCCTCAATACGGTCCTCGGCCTTATTGAGTTCATCGTCGTGAACCTTGGATTGGATATCTTCCGTTGAATGGTTGGCTGGTGTCATATTTTGCTTGATTTAAGGGAACGTATATTAGTGAATTCTTGGCGCGTGTAATGGCCACATATTTCAGGTTTGATTCTTGCTCTAACTGCCACGGCTGTGTAGCGAAACGCGACGGGATAAGTTCCGGGGCCAGAAAGAACACGTTATCGTTTTCAAGACCCTTGGACTTATGTATAGTCATCAACAGGATTCCCTCCAGGTCGTCGGTAAAAATTCCCTCGATTATTTCACGCAGTTCTGCTACCGTATCGGCTTCAACGGCCAACGCGCGTAACACTTCGATTTTCTCCAAGAGTTCATCCATCTTCGGCGACGCGTCGGGGTTCTTCCAACCCTTAGCACGCAGTTTCTGGGCCAGTTTATCGGCTTCTTTCCAAAGTAGCTTTTCCAACTCGTCGATAGTACGGGCTCCCGTCTTGTCTACCAAATCCACCAAACTGCGACCGATGTCCTTACCGCGGACGCGTGATTTAATCTTGTTTTTCAACAGCCACAGGTAAACCTCCACCAGGGGGCGCAGGTTACGGCATATTATCCAATCGCCGTCCTCGATGTCGTTCAAAGAACCGACGCTGACCTCTCCCTCATGAGCGTGTTCGTAGGGACGGATGTAGGGAACAATCTTTTCGGCCTCTTCGACGATACGTCGCCCACAGCGATAGCACACCGACAACGGCATTTCCACGCTTTCGCCGTTTAATTCGGCTAAACGGGAGTAACTGTTGGCGTCCGCTCCGGCGAAACCGTATATGGCTTGACGTCGCCAACGGTTATCAATCGTGAACGGCGGTCCAGTGCGCGTTTTATCAACTCGTGTTGCAGGAGGCTCATGTCCTGGCTCTCGTCCACCATTATCACCTCATACTTACGGAAGCGAACGCTGGGGTCCGTCACCGGAACGTACAACATATCGGTAAAGTCAAACTGCGAATGGTCGGCAGCTCCCTCGGCAAACGTTTCCAACGCCAGTTGTTTTTCAAGCAGGTCACAGTCGATATCGTGATACTCACACAATGCCTCAATTTCGCCGATTTCAGGACGGCAAAGCGACGTCCGCATAAGGTCTACTATCTTCGGAATTAAGTAAATCAGATATCCCTTTTTGCGCCTTAACAACAGTTCCTGTACCTGCTCGTCGTGGGCGTGGTGCTTCAACACCACCTCCAATTTGGATATGGACTTATTCGGGTTCATCTTGGCGGTGCGGCCGTACCGACGTAACAACAACCGCCACCCGTAAGAATGTAACGTCATTATATCGACATTCGGGCGGCGGTTACGGGCCTGCAATTCCTTCACGATGGAGGTATTGAAGGCCATGAAAATGATGGATTTTCCACGCGGGATGCGTTCCAAGCAGCCGAGTAGGGTGGTAGTCTTACCACTACCAGCCACGGCGTTGACGTTGATATTGTGGTTTGTAGTAGCTACCTCGTTATATATTGCCTGTTGATAGGGCGACGGCTGAAAAGCCATGACGATTTTGTTTTACAATTTTGTTACTGATACCTATCCACGAGTCGATGTCCAGTAAATCCATTTGACGCTTTTGTGAAACTGGAAATTCAGCGCCTTTTGGTTCTGTACGATAGATTCGAGTTTCGACAGCACGGCCGCCTTTCCTCGGTGTACCTCTACCGACTCTAAGCGTATAAACGCTGTAATGTCGTAACCCGTCACCTCGCAGTAGTCGATGGACGCCACGTTGGATTCCACTGATGGTATAAACTTGTTTACCAAGAACACCAACGGGTCGTTACCGTACATCCAAACCTCCAAAACGGCAAAACCGCTTTCCAAAATGGTAGTGATAATTTCAATCTTCCTTTCCATATCCGTATTGTTTTCTAATATCGGCCAAAAGTTGCTTAATATGCACCAACGCTCGGCCGTACATCGCTGGTGTAACATCCGGGTTATCGGCTAAGAACTCTGATTTTTGCTGGCCATGTAACCGCGAGCGTGAAATTCGGACCTCCACTTCGTTAAAACCATACGTCGTAAAGGTTATATCGGTGTCGTCAGCCAAAGTACTCGTACGGAGGTCTGGGTGTGTGGAGTTCAACGCTTCAGAAATGTCACCATGACGGTCCTTCAGACTCTTCTTGTAAAGAGTGTAGAAGTTACGGGACATCGATTTATTGAAATAAAAGTAGAAATTGGCCCCTTTTAGTATAACAAATTTCTCTAAACATTTGTTAAACATTGCATAACAATCAGCAATAACCTCGTCACGCGTTGGAATATCAGGGGCATTGGAACCATGTAATAAGCTAAGATAGTTTGTTACATTCTTGGTTACAATAGCTCCCATCATCCGGAACAACAAATTACGATAAGCCGCTGCGCGTCGTTCATCGTTACAATAACGAATTATGACAATGCAACGATTGACAAAGCCAATACGATACTTAAAAGTTTGGCTGAATAACTGGTGTTCGACAGACTTTCGCATACGGCGCAACGTGGTTATTTCTTAAACATCGCGGTTCCTTCAGCCTTTACGGCAGCTAACTTGGCACGGCGTTCCTGAGCGATGTGCTTCTTGAAGTGTTCGTGAGAGCGCCGCTTTAGGGATTCCTGTTTCTGCTCCTTGGACATCGCTCTAAAACGGCCGAAATAGACGCCCTTGAGGTCAACGGGCGTTTCCTTTTTGATTTCTTCGCGTATCTTACCGCAAGCCGGACACGGCGATTGCTTACAGAACGGCTCGCCATCGCGCATCACCACGCTTACCGATGAATAGTAGTCGCGCTGGGCGTAGCGCGGGCACTCGGGGTTCTTACAAACGAATTCCATAGGGCTGATTATTGACGGCTACCGTACAACGCAATCAGCATCGCGTCGCAAGTGGCCAAAGTTACGTTGAATTGCGGAAATAGCTGTTGGGCCTTGGCTTTGAGTTTATTCTTCCACTCGGTCTTGGTCATCTTGCCACGAACGCCGAGTTGGAATTCTTTCTGCCATTTCTGGGGAGTAACGGTTTCGGTAGGAATACGACAAGCCAACAGCGCCATTTCCAAATGACCGTAACCGCGGCCGAAATTGAACATAGCGTTGGCGGCGTCACCCGGTATGCCACCTACCTTTTCCAGGAAACAGCGTGAGTTCAGTGAATGGAGTTTTAAGAACGCCAAAAGGTCGGTTGGTGTTTCGGGCATTTTTACCGCCGCCACCAACCGACCTTTGTCGATGGAGTAGACTCCGATGCCGCCTGCGGCTCCGGGGTCTATGCCGATTATCAATCGGTCCTTGTAGTAGGTTGTTACGGATGATTTCATCGTTATATCTTATTTGAAACTATAAGATAATAACGTTGTAATCAATCGTACCTTGAAACCTTATCTATCTTCCTGACTATGAGTTTATTCTTCGCGGCGAAGTCGGGTGATACGTTCTGCGTAATCATCATCGACGTTATGCCCACATTTTCGAGCGTCCGGATGATGTGTTCCTGCCCCAGGGAGTCGATACCGTGGAACGCTTCATCCAGCAGTATCATGTCCAACCCGCGGCCATCGGTAGCCATATTAATCAACCGATTCAACCCTATCAGCGACGCCAACGCTACACGCCCGCGCTCAGCGCCGGAGTGAATACCGTACACGTCGGCGTTCAGGCCGTCTGACTGGATGTACACGTCAATCTTATCACGCACGTTACCGTCCTTGGTCATGGTAAAGCCGTTAATCAGAACCGTTACATCCATGCCGAACTTTTCCAGGTAGAGATTCGTCACGCCCTCCAATACTTTCAACGCTTTGTTAGCGAGATGCGTAGTGAACCCGTTCTTACCCATGTGGAAGTCCCAGAACGCCATCGACTCGGCCAAATACCGGAAGTCGGCCAGTTCGGCCTTAGCGGCCTTGAGTTCAGCCTTGGCTGCTTTAATCTTACTCTCGGTAGATTTAATCGAAGCATCCTCAGCGGCGGCCCGTTTAGCCGCTTCGATGCGCTTAGTCAGGTCTTCCTGACGACGGTCGATTTCATCCATCTGGCGTTTCAACCTGTCGGCCCGGTCTCGAATATCCTTCATATTACGCTTTACACGAGCCAGTTCGGTCGCCACCTGCTCGTAGTCGCGTTGTTTTTCTTCGAGTTCTTCAAGCGTCTTTTCGGCCTTTTTGACGTCCAGCGCAAACTGTTCGTCGGCGCGTTCCCGCTGGGTGATATTCTTACGAATCTGGTCCGGGGTAAGGTTAAGTTCGCTGTTGGGGAGGAACTGTTCGCCGCACTTAGGACATTCGATAACGCCCTCTAACGCCAACTCCAAATCAACCTTAGCACGGCGGTTCTTCTTGCGTTCGTTCTTGATGGCGGTGATATTATTCTCCGCCGCGGCGATATCTTCCGTAAAGTTCGGCGCGGTTTCCAACTGCTGTTCGAACTGCATGCGCTTAGCCTTTTCGCCCTCGAATTCGCGACGAATATCCTTGGCCTGAACACCGAGCGCGGCGGCGTCCTTAATGTATTCGCCAAGCAGGTCGCACATCCCCTTGATATTGGCCGCTGAAGCGTTATTGGCTTTCAACTCCTTCAGGTTTTCTTCAAGAGTTTCGATTTTGGTATTCAGCGTGAGTACCTTAGTATCGTATTCCGCCACGCGCTCGTCGGCGGCCTTGTGGTCGGCCTTGATAGCATCCAAAACGGGCTGGAGCATATCGGCGTTGGTGATACGGTTCAGAATCTCCTTTTTGGTAGTATCGGGTGCGGTCAGAAAGTTGTACTGACGATCCTGGCTGATAATGTAGTAGCGGAGGAGGTCCTCACGGCTCAGCCCCAGCAACTCCAATACCCGTTTATCGACCTCGGCCACGGACGTCAGCTGGGTGTTCTCACGGTCGTTTTCGAAGAGCGTGGCCTTGGCGCTTCGCTTACGATAAAAGCGACGGCGAATCTCCATGGTCTGGTGAAGAACGTCGTTAGCCAACCGCATCGTCACCCACGCTTCGTCGCTGGAACGGTTGATGGCCTTATCGCGCGTGATAGGCGTATCACGCGGTAACAAGTCACCCGTAAGCGCCAGCGATATCGCTTCGAATAGCGTCGATTTACCGGAGCCGTTATTCAGCGAACCGCGGTCAGTCTGGTTATCGCCAAATATCACCGTACATTCGCCGCGCTTGAATACTACCTCGGCCCGGTCACGAAATGCGAACAAGCCGCCAAATTCTATTTTTACAGGATACCACATATCACAGTTCTTTAAGCATCGCCAGGCCCTCCTTCATACGCTCGCCGCGTATGTCGCGTTCCTTACAGAATTCCATGAAATTCTTAACGATGGTGGATTTACGGAATGTTACAATCTTCTCAGGGTCGGCCGCCGTAGCCATAGCAGCGGCGGTTTCATCGGCTTGAAACTTGATTTCGATACCCGCAGCCGAGAACTCCGAGGCGTTGAGTTTTTCGCAATCGGCTTTAGAACCCGTTACGACGATTCTGACGCGGTCATAATCTTCACCGGAGTACTTATCCATGAGATTACGTAAAGTCGCTGTATCGGTCGCTGAGACCGTTTCACGGACATACCGCGGAAAGCGTAACGGGCGGTGTTCCCACGTGCCGTCGTCATACACGATGGTCACACCCTTGTCGTCGGGCGTTTCGCCAAAGTTGTTCTGGCACATCGAACCCAGATAGTGGACCTTTTCGCCCACGTCCGAGGCGTTGTGGTAGTGACCCACGAACACCGCGTCGTAGTTACGGAACATATCCGGGCGGATGTCACTTTCAACCTGCGTACCGTCGTTATTACGAACGCCCTCCACAGCCACGTGCGTTATCATGAACCGCGGCCCGTCAAACGTTTCACGTTCCAAACCGTTATCGACGGCCAGTTTCTCCTCTAACCACTTGGCGTCGCCATAGTAGGGTATCAACACGAACGACACCCCATTCCACACAAACTCCGACGCTTGGCTTACAACTGTAGCTGCTCCCGGACACACACTGAGGTAGCTGCGGTCGGAGTTCGGGTCAGTCTTATCGTGGTTGCCGGGAATAACCGCGATTTCCAGTCCACGCGCTTCAGCGTCTTCGGTAATTTCACGCCAAGCGTCGAGGACTTCCAAAGGTTGTGCCGAGCGGGACGTGAATACGTCACCGCCCAGAATCACAATCTTACAACCTATTTCTTCAGCCAGCGCAAACGTCTGGTTGAATAAATCCCGTACCACCGTCACGTTGTCTTTCGACAAGTGAGGGTCGAAACCTAAGATGGCCACGGGACTTTTGTTCGATTTCCGTTTCATTTTGTAAAGTTTACCAAAATAAACGTTGGCTAATTGTCGGAAACGACTTCTGCCTCTTCCGCCATCTTGCTTCGCCACTCACGGAGGTCCTTATGGCGATTAGCAGCAATCACTTTTTCCAGTGCCGAAATTAACGGGTTCTGGTCATAGTACAACTGATAGAGTTCGCGGTCCGATTTCCAACGCAGTTTACCATTCAGGGCCGAGTACACGGTTTTGGACGGCTTCTGGATAATACCACGTTCAACGCCGTACTCGATGTCTTCCTCGGAAAGGATAATGCCGTACCCAAGCAGAATGCGGATGTACGTCTTTTGGCGCGAACCGAAGTCGTTCTTGATAACCTTAACCTCTGAAATTTGAGCCACCTCCACGTCGTCGATTCTCTTCATTTCCGTCACGCGCATCTGGAGACGCATCGTGGGGAGTAACTCCACCCATTCTCCACCAGTACTTTTGCGTGACGTAACGCCCATGACGTTCTGCTCGTACTGGTGGTTGAGGATGACGAAATGGATGATGTTGGTGTAGCACAACCCGACCAACCCCTTAGCGAACATCTTGGCCGATTTGGCGAACGCCATCATCTTCGGTTCCTGGAGTTTCTCCAACTCTTCACCCTTGGCGGCGGCCTTGTCCATATTATCGACGTTGGCGCGGAGGGCGTCATACTCAGCCTTAGAAAGCGTTGCGCCAAGCGAGTCCCAAAGGAAGAAGAACCGCGGCTTTTCTTTGATACCCGCCTCGGCGAACAGCGTGTGAGCGTCCTTTACGAACTTACTAACGCGCACGAACATCTGCTCGACGTAGTGAATTTTGATGATAGCCACGCGAGAAATGTCCACACCCAGCTGGATGGCGTAGTCCTTGTTGTCGCGGTTTTCAGACGAAAGGATACACGCCAACCCGGTATCGGGATTCTCAGCCAGAAAGTATTTCATGGCCTCCAGACCCTCGGTAGTCTTACCACTGCGACTGCGACCCGCAATCTCGATGATACCCGTTGGTAAACCGAACGTGCGCAGGTTCCAGTCCAGTTCGGGACTACCGGTATAGGCCCACGATTTAATCTCCGAAAAACCGTCTTTCTTCTTGAACGTGATAACGTCTTCGGAGTTAAACTGGGCCGTAAGTTTATTCAAAACGCTTGAAATTTTCGACATAATTGTAGATAGTTAAAAACGGCTGGCCAACCACGAAAGCCAGCCAGCCGCGGGAAAAGTATCACGGGGGTTATTTCTTACCGAGTTTAGCGCGAATCGACGCCAGCGAGCGGGCTGCGCTGGAGGGTTCCGGGGCCTCGTCCTCCTCTTCCGGTTCAGGTTCCGGAGCGGGGGCCTCTTCTTCCTCTTCGTCACCGCCGTTCAGCCCCAGGGCCTCGCGAATCTTCTCGCGAATCTGATCGTCGGTCGTGGACTTGTAAACCTTTACCGTTTCGCCGAGGTCGTTGTCGCGGATGAACGCCTTGAGTTCAGAGCGGTCCATATCGTCGAGACCGTCATCAGCACCCTCTACCTCAGGCTCCGGTTCAGGTTCAGGCTCGTTGTCCGGCTCCTCTTCCGGCTCCTCAGGCTCGGGAATGCGGACACCGGGGCGGTTCTTCTTCGTACGAACGGGCGGAACGTCATCCTCATCGTCATCGTCACGACGCTTGGCGGCTTTCTTGGTGACTTTCTTCTTGGGTTCGTCGTCGGAGTCGCTGTACTGGGCGCGTACTTTCTCCACAATCTCCATCCACTCGTCGTCGTCGAAGATGTCGATACCGTGCTGCTCGTCGAAATTCTGGAGACCCTCCAAGGCGCGTTCGAACATTTCCAGCGTGTACGTTCCGGCGACCTCCTCGATGGGCTTCAGTTTCATGAATTTCTCGATGGCCTCGTCCGTGAGGGGGCATGCCTTGGGCTTCTTGCCGAGCGACACGTCGTAGTAGTTCTCGCCCTTTTTCTTGTTCGGGTTCTTGATGTACTTGACGAACAGCGGCAGGCCCTCGTCCGGGTCGGTAAACGGGTCGGTCTCGATGGGTTCGTCTTCCTCCTCGGTGATGGCCAGACGGTTCATGGCGTCGCGAACGGTCTTCTTGAACTCCCACAGTTTGGGGTCCATATCGTCCTCCTTGACCTCAGCGGCGTAGCACAGCCACGAAAGCGACGGCAGCAGGCCATCACGCTGGGCCGTAACGGCGGCCACGGCATTCTCCGACCCGTGGGTCTTCACATAGGCGACATATTCCTGGACGATGTCCATAGCGGTCTTGCCGTGGAAAATCGAATCCAGTACCGTACCGCGGCGCTCGTCGCCGGAATCCGTAGTAAACGGCAGCCAGTAGCATTTCCGGGGTACGTAGAAATTGTCGTGGTCAGGATGGGCCGGGAAGATACGAATCTTCATCAGTTTACCGTCCTCAAGCGACAGGAACTCGGCGTTACCGTTGTTCAGCATCGAGTTGTCTTCGTCGATGCGAGCCTTGAGTTTTTTGATGGGAGTTGCTTTCAGCTTACTCCGCAAATCATTTGCCATAATACTTTGATTTTGTTAAGGTGTTAATATAAACGTTGTTAACTGTCGTCTTCGTCAGGAATCAGTTTGCGGCGTTTGCGTACTTTCATAACCGAATTCGCCTTACTCTGGAGGAGGTGCTCCTCGATATCACCTGCCGGTATCGACAGCGATAACTTATCCAGTTTCGACGACTTATCCTTGGCGGAAAACAAAAGCGAAGCGACATAATCACGCGTCTTCTGGGCCTCGAACAGTTTGATTTTAATAGCCTTGTAAACAGGGCTTTGATAGACGGCCGTGTTTACCTCATCGACGGTTGCCGGTTTCTTGCGGTCCTCTTCGTCGTTGAGGGCGGTGCGTATCTCCTCGCGAACCTTGGCTTCCATAATCTCGCAGTTGAGTTTCGTTTCAGCCAGCGCTCGCTCGGCATCGGCCAGCAGCAGGCCGAGACGGTTTACGACAACCGGGAAAGTGATAATTTCACCAACCAGATTTTCGTAGTGGATGGTCATCAATTCGTCAACGTCGATTTCGTCCTCGAATTCCTGAAATTCGATTTCGTAGACGTTCTTTCCAATCAGCAGTTTCCGTTTCATTCTTTAGGTTCTTGTTGGCTTACGTCGCCCGAACGTACACGACGCGTGATTTCGATAATGAGGTAGTGAACGGCTTTTTCCAAGTCGCGAATCAGACGGCTCTTGTTGTGACCCACGGTGATGTACCGCTGAAGATAGCGCGTTACCTGGTAGATGTTGATGGCCGCACCGTGGTCCATACCGTACAACATCTTCTTGGTGTCGATAACCTTTTCGCCGTCGGCGTACTTATCGGAGTACGTCCCGGCGATGTGGTTGATAGTCATCGCCAGAGCCTGGGCGGCTTCAGGTTCAGATTGGCAGATACGCTCGATGTCGTAAGACACCTGCGCAATCAATGAGTCTTGAGTCTTCTTGTCCATGTTAAATAATATCGTTTTGTAAGTCATTAATGGCTCCCACCCATACGTACATCAGGCGTTCTTGCTCACAAATATCCGCCGATACACACGTACTTTGTAACGTTGAAACCGCCTTACGGTAGCTTTCCTTACAGTACGGCAGCAAATTCAAGGGCCACGAGCGGTTCCCCATAGCCAGTTCGCGCTTCAGGAAATACAGCAACGCCATCCAATCAGCAACCTTTACAATCGCGCGAGCAACGTCGTAATACGGCGCATCCTTAGAAAGCGTTTTGGAGACTACTGAATCGTCGCCAAATTCGTCCGCTACCTGGTGAGCGACAAACTCGTCCAAAACGTTACGCAGTTCCGACCCGTTGTAGGCGTTGTATTTCAGTTCGTGGGTAATATCACGACGCAGAACAGCCTCGTCGAAGTCGTGCATCAGCGCCATCTTCAGCGTCTGATACTTAAACGCGGCCACCGTATTATTATCGTCCCCTCCGGGCCAGAGATAGTCCAGCAGGCACATCGTGAAGACTGATACCTTGTATGAATGTTGTGAAACGCTTTCCTGCTGGTGGCGGTCGTACTCCAACCACTGCTTGATGTTATCCAACCGCGCCAAATAATCGCGGTTGAATAGCTTTACTAAATCCCCTTTGTTTTCCATACGATTTTGTTTTACTATTGTAGTATTTCTAACCTTGTAGATTGTGAAGACTGTACGGTCTTCTTTCCAGCGAAATAATTCACACGCCCTGAAACGGCCACGATACGGTTCAACAGCGTAGCTTCGTTTTCCGGCTGATGAAGCCAAAAGTCGGGCCACAACGTAATCTGGATGATGAGGTCGTTGACCTCCACTTGCAGTACTCCGTAAGAATCGCCACCCTTGGTTTGGCGTTCGAATACGTTATTCACACGGCCAACGATGCAAACCTCGTCACCTTCGTGTTTGCGCTCAAACTCGGCGGCAGTAACGTACAGCCGGACCATTCGTTTTCCGAGTCCGTATTCGTTCATCATACGTTCGTAGTCTACCTCGCCGTACCCGGTTAATTCACGCTGTTTGAAGACCCACCAGGCGTTAGTGTGAGCATCAGGCGAAGTGAATTCGTCGGAAAGCGGTTCGCCGCGGCGTTCGAGATACTGCTTGACGATGTCCAGACGCTGACGCGGGTTCCGGATATCTTCTACCAGGTCGAACGCTCCAGCCATAATAAGGCGCAGCACCACGGTACGGTTTATGCCTTTCGGGGCGGAGGTTATGAAGTCCTCAAACGAGAACACTTCGCCGTGCTCGTCTTTCATGGCTTTCAATAGCGTTAACGCCCGCTCGCCTACTCCCTTGACCTTACCCAGCGAGAAGAAGATACGGTTCGTCTTGGGGTCGCACGTAAAGGTTTCACCCGAGAAATTGATATCCGGCGGACGGACCTCAATTTCGGCTCCGGTTTTCTTCATCTCAACCAACCGATACGGGATATCGGATTCCTTCGAGGCATACTGAAGCGACGTCGTCCAGAACTCCAGTGGGTAGTTGACCTTAAACCACTGCGACCAGTACGACATCATGGTATAGGCCACGGCGTGCGACTTATTGAAGCCATACGAAGCGAACGCCAGCATCTTGTCCCAAACCTCAGAAGCCTGGGCCGCGGCGCGTTTAGATTCAACGCCTCGTGATTCTATCAACGCCGAATATCCATTTACGAACTTTCCCTTAAACTGGGACAGCGCTTCGTGGTTTTTCTTCTTGATGTAAGTACGACATTCATCTGACTCAACGGGGGTTAATCCTCCGACAACCATCGCTTTCATTATCTGCTCCTGATAGGTATAAAGCGAATAGGTGTCGCGCGTGATTTCCTCCATACCGGGGTCGAACTTAGGCTTCCTGGCGCCGTTCTTAATTTCAACGAACGTTTCGTGCGCCTTTACATCCATAGGACCCGGCCGGAACAACGCCGTCATAGCGATAAGGTCGTCCAGACTATGCGGCTTGGCCTCGCGGCAGTAGTTCATCAACCCCATAGCGCCAAACTGGAACACATCCTCACACCACCCGCGCTGGAAATACCGGAATACCTCCTCGTCGCCGAACGGAATGGTGTTGACGTCGATTTGCTCCCTGTGGTTCTTGGCGATAAGTTTCAGAATAGACGAAAACTTATCCAGTTGGTTGAGGCCCAAAATATCCTCTTTCAAGAACCCTGACTTGTCGATATACTTACCCTCCCACTCGGAGACCAGCACGCCACCCATGCGTTTCATAGGCATCCACCCGTAAAGGTCGATGGGGTGACCATCTTCGTCTTCCTTGGGTACGATGATAACGGCCGACGGATGAACTGAACCCGTCTTGCACTGTGTGAGGGCGTATTTCGTCATGTGTACCAACTCCGGGTGGTCCTGGACGAAACGGAATAATTCCCGCGACGTTGCGGCGTAGTTGAACAGGTCGCCCCACGTGTATTCTATTTGGTCGTCAATGTCCTTGGTGAGTTTATTCATCACCGCAAACGGAACGCCCATAACCTTACCAAAGTCCTTCAAACAGGTCTTCAGTTTCATGCGCGTGTACGTACCCACAGAGCAAACGTGGTCCACGCCGTAACGACGGGCCATGTATTCCTTCACCGTATCACGGAACGCCACCGGGAAGTCGCAGTCGATATCAGGCATGCTGTCCTGACGGGCAACTGATATTTTCTCAACCTTTTTTATTTTCATGTTTCACTCTTCCTCTATTCCACCCAAACGGCGGAGTATCGCCATCATAATAACATTGTCTCATTTAGGAAAGTCTCAGAGTAGTTACATCAACATCCAAATCAACCAAATCCGCTTCAGATTCAATCTTAACAAACTTTCCGTCAACTGTTTTTATATTTTCACCCTTTTTGATTTTATATTTATCTCCATTTTCCAACTCGACCGTAAATATTGTTTCTGGTTCAACACGATTAGAGTTCAAAAATCGCTCAAACATGAGATTGTATTTCAGCGGGTCCACGTCCGTGATGTACAGGCAATACGCAATCAACGAACCGCAAACCGAGCCACGGCCTGACCCAGTCATGATACCCTGCTCGCGACACCAGTTCATGATGTCCCAAAGTATCATAAAGTAATCACACAGCCCGTTCGGTACGATGATGGCACATTCCTTTTCCAACTCCGCCAGATACTGATCGAGGTTATCAACCTTACCCACCAGCCGCTCCTGTACGCCCGCTTCCAGTTTCTCGAAAAAGGCGTCTTCAACCGTAGTTTTAACAAACTCGTATTTCGGCAGGTGACGTATTCCGGTGGGTATCTTAAAGTCAATACTCTCCGTCAACGTCGTGGAATTAGCCATGCCATCAATTATCTTTTCGTAAAGGGGCGCGGCTGCGTCCATCCACTCTTCATACGCCAGAATCGTCTCTTTTGAGTTTTTGAAATACTGGGTCGCACTTTCGGCATTGACCACGCCTGCTACCTTGTTCAGAAGCGACTTCAGGGGAGCCTCTTCGGCGTCGAGGTAATACGAGTCGTTTATAACGAGCGGCGGCGTCTGTCGGTAGAGTTTAATCTTACGACAGCGGCATACGTAGATATCAATACTTTCCAAGTGGTCGCGGAATAGGGTTTCGGACGCGTACTCCACCGTATCAATCTGGTAGTACACACGGTCGAACGCGGCATGATAGGCCGTCAATAACCGCTTGCAACGCTCGACGTCCCCCTTGAAATAGTTTAATTCGCTGTCGGGCGGTATTACACACACCAACCCGCGGCCTAACTTGTAGAGTTCTTCCGCGGGTATGAATCCTTGATAATCGACGTTGATAGCCTTATTAACCAGCAGCAGGTTTCGCCATCCCTGGGTATTCATGGCGTAGAGTTTCAGCGAAAAGGTTTCCTGAACGTCAGCCGCCGGGTCGTAGTTACAAGCCACGGTAACGGTTTCGCCGATGATAGGTTTCAACCCCTTGTCTAAGCAAGCGGTCTGAAAGGCGAGCGTGCCGGCCAGCGTATTACGGTCACAAATACCAAGAGCCGTCATACGGTTGAATTTGGCCTTAGCAGCCCATTCTTCGCAGTTGGACGAACCGTTCAAGAACTCGTATTCGCTATGAACCCCCAGGTGAACGAACGGAACCAATTCTTCAGCCGTACTGGTGCCGAGATACTTGAAGTCGCGGAATTCGGGACGGAAAACCACGGTTTTATCTAACCGCAGGTGGTCCTTTTTGATATTCGAGTAGTAGAACTTGCCGCCAAACTCGAAGAGGATGTATTTCACCGCGCCATCGTACAGCGCGTCGAATTCGTCAGCCGTTACCGCGAACGAGAACCGTTCGTCGATTATCTTTCCGCTATCGTCGGGGTGGAGGTACAAGAAGTCCCCCACGCCCTCAATAGCGATTATGTTCAATTCGTCGTCGCGCTTTTCTTCGATAGCCAGATAGTTATCTTCCGCCCACCGACGTAGCGAGTCAGTCATATTACAGGAGTTTACAGGTTTCTGCGTTAGATAACCTTGCCGCGAAGAAATTGCGAGCCAGCATCAGGTAGTCCCACTTTTCTTCAACGGATACGGCCCCTGCAATACGGTCCACCAGCGCATAGCACGATTTCAGCAACGTGTCGCGGTCATCCGTGTAGGCGCCAATATTGCGCTTGTAGAAGACATACGCCTTCAACAGCTGGTAAACTACCCAGAAATAGGTCGATTTCTCAAACACGTAGTTCTCGAACCCGGCCTCATCTTCCAAGATATCGCCTTTTGCGTGCCGCATCGCCAAGCGATTTATCATCTCTTCCATAAAGGCCGTTATTTCACACAAGCGGTTTACCGGAACCTCCGATTCGAACTTAAAGTTCATCATGTACGACATCGCTCCCTCGCAGTACAAACTGCGGCGCGTATTATTGGACGCGAAAAGTTCGCTCATCTGCTCGGCGATATTATTCCATTCGTAGATATGGAGCGACTGCGAATTGTGAGTCTGAACGCCTAACTCTACCCCCAAGCAGAGGGACATTACCTCCGTCAGGAACGAGAACTGGAAGATGTTCGTGGGTAAGCCCCAGTGGAGGTCGTTCGAACGATTCTGTACCGTGGTAACGAGTTTCCCGTCGCGGATTTTCAGCATCACCATGTCGTTACACGGCAAGTCCTTCGATTTCACGCCGAGGTCAAACTTAGGATTCCAAATCGACATCACCACCTGGCGCGTTTCCGGGTCAGCGCTCAGCAGGCGAATGGCTTCCTTTACCTGGTCCAGGCCCGGGTCCATCGACTCGCCCTCGGACGAAATACCCCAGTGACGCAAACGCCAGCCGTAGGGGGCGTGGAACGTAACGCCATTATCGGAAAAATCGACCATCTTACCGTTGAAGATTTTCAGGAACTCGACGTCCTTGCGGCCCGTAACTATCCACATAGCTTCAGCCAGCAGGAAGAAGACGTTGATGTTGCGGGCGTAACCGCCTACACAGCGGCGATACGGGTTGTTGATGATGGTCTTGACGTCGAGCAGTTCGCGTACCTTACCAGCACGAGAATCCTGAAGCGGGAGCGTCGTCATCATCGTGCGGTTGATATACGGATACACCTCGGCGAACGAACCGCGCGGGTCGGTAAATACCACACGCCGCCGATAGTCAAACTCAAAACGGCTAATGCCCGTTTCGGCTTGTGAAATTGATTCTTGCTTCATATCCTTAATACGGTTTTATCTGGCCTTAATAACGCTGGAACGAGGGATGTGAAAAACCCCGGCCATGACGACCGGGGCGGGTAATTTAGTAACCTATCTCGTATCTTCCCTTCCGGGTTTATTTCTTGGAGGCTTTAGCTTTCTTAGCTGCGGCCGCTTTCAGCAACGCAGCGCGGGCCTTAGCCTTGGGGTCCTCGGTAGGCTCGGCCTTGGCTTCAGCCTTGGAGGCGGCTTTCTTCGCAGCGGGCGCAGGAGCGGCTTTCTTAGCGACCGGAGCGGCGGCTTTCTTTGCCGGCTTCTTGTCGTTGGCCTTGAGCCCCTCCTCCATCTTAGCGCGGTTACGCCCAAGTCGATTGTCCGTGTTGGCCACTACCTGCTGGATGTCGCTCATGTAGTTACCGACGAGTTCCAGAGCCTCGTTCCAATCGATGTTCTTGAACAGCGGCAACGCATTCCACGTTTGGTCGAACTGAACACCGTCGTCGGTGAGTTTGTCCTGAAGTGTTTGATTCCGGAATGCGTTCAGAACGACGTTAGTAGTCGACGGTTCGCCGTCTTTGAGGTAGACGTTCTCGAACATAATCGCCACCTGTTTGGAGTTTGTACCGCGGTACTTGATTGAAATACCACGCGACACCGGAACATACTCGTACTTGTCCGTCGGGAACAAATCACCAAGGAGTTCCTGCAGTTTAGCCAGGTCTTCCTTACTCTTCTGCGGAACCAAGCGCACACCGCGCTTGTTGGCCGCAGGTTTCTTCGCTGCCTTAGCGGCTTTTTTCTTGGCCGGAGCGGTCTTTTCTTTGGCGGCGGGCTTCTCCTCTTCAGCTTCTACAGCCTCAGCGGGAGCGGGGACCTCTTCTTCCTCTTCGTCGTCATCAGCCTCAGCTTCTTCCTCGGCAGCCTCCTTAGCCAGTTCATCAGCCTCGGCCTCGGCGAAATTAGGAGCAGCAACCTGAGCTTCGTCGCTGGAAATGGAAGACATCGAACCGACAATGTCCAGGAGGTTGTCGAACGTTTCCTGTTCCATGCCCGGAAGACCATGTGCTTCCAGCCACTCCAGGAGTTGTTCTCTTGCTTGTTCTTCGGTTTTTGCCGTGAAACCGAGATCCAGGTTATTCATCTTTTCGACCTGCACTTTGGAAAGTTTAGTTGCCATGTTGTTATACTTTTTGTTAGACAATTTGGTCAATCTTCTTGTACACGATAGTAATCGTAACGCGTTGGCGTATAATATAACGCTGCACGATGGTTATTCAACAAATACTGCTTCTGGTCTTCGATTATTTTATCAACAAGCATTTTAGCATCGTTAATCATCATGTTAGGGTCGTAACCCTCGGCCACAGCAAACGGTGTGCGTAATATACGCGCCATTAATTTCTTACTTTGACCGCGTACATGCATCGAAAATATAACACGCTTTACACCAGTCAAATTAGCCAAAACGTCAACGCCATTGAGTACGAATTTATCTTTTCCGGAATCTACATGTACAGTATCTTCCACGCCATAATCATACGCTGTTTGGTCGATGCGTAGTTTGTAGTTCTCCTTCCGAATAGCACGCATAATATCATTACCCTTGTTAGAACAAGCGCATTCGACATAGTATTTAAGGGGAACTGGCTTAGGGGCCTCACCGCGGCGATATGCCAGCCAACGACGCCCGTAGGCTTTTATAGAAGTGAAAATTTTCAAACGAAATTCTTGCAAGAGGTCGTCACGTTCCAGTGACAACTCTTCATAGGAGTATAGCTTGTTGGCGTATTTAACAGCTAAATACTCTAATTCTTTGTAGGCTTTTTCCGACGCTTTCATGCCAATTTGTTTTACGATTGTTGGCTGTTAACAACCAACTACAGCGCAAATTTAGTAACAATATTTCAATCTACAAAGAATTTTAGCTAAAATTTTACAAAATTCTTATGACTTCATCCTTGGAGACGTCGTCAGCGTACACTTCCTGCCGTTCGTTGTATAAAGTAAGAACATCTCCCTTAACAGCGTCCAGTTTCCAAACCTCGCCTCGATACGAGAAATCAGAATTTACAGAATAGTAATTCTTCCAATCCTGTTCACTCATATGGAACATAGGCCGCCCCAGTGGGTCGAACAGTTCGGCGCGAATGGCGTTTACCTTATCTACAGAATTGAAAATCGACAATAAGCGATAGCGCATGCCGATATCTTCAATCTTCTCCCGCTTGTACTGCATCAACCGTTCATAATACCGCTTGTCTTTGGGGGAAAAGTATATTTTACGTCGAAATTCTGCCATGAGATATTCCTGTTGCACAACGTGAAAATACTCCGCCGCTGACAGGTTCTTCTTGGTGTTCATGATTGTTACCTTTTTAGTTTTCCTATAACATTCCAAGCAAAATCGCGAGGACGTTGTAAACGTTTGAAAACCTCCAACGTCTCAGCTTCATTACACTCGTCAATGTCCTTTTTGGTCGTGAAAACTATATTTGTAGAAAAATATTTGTCCAATTCGAACGCGTACTTTTTAATCTCTTTTATGGCGTCAAAATCGTAAAGCAACACCACCGAGCGAACACCCTTTTTCTGGAGCATAGCGCGTTGGTAGTCGCTTATTTTCTTGCCGAACGTGGCACAGCACTTGACGTCGTCACACTCGTCCAATCGTAACCGACGGTCCACAGCTATTTTATCGAATACGCCCTCAACCAATATCACCGTCGCGCCGGGCACCTTTATATCGTCGTAGCCATACAGCATCTTGGCGAAGTCGGCCCCGGTATCGTTACGCCAGCGCAGGGCGTCGGGCGGTACTTTCTTTGAAGCGTAACGGCCCTGGAAAGCCGTAATGACGCCATCGGTAGTTACCGGAATGAGGATATAATCGGCGTACCGCCGCACCAACTTAGTACGGCCAATGGCGTATCGCTTCATAACGGCTGGAGTAAGACCGCGGTCGCGTTCGAGATAAGTGTCGTGCAAACACACTTTGTAGCCAACAGGCATCTTCCGCGGCGGAAGTGGCTCCAGTTTTACGTCTTCAGCGGCAGACGCAGCCAAATCGCGGATTTTGGGTATTACCTCGCGTTCCTCGATAGTGGCTCCCTCTAACAGGTACAACTTATCAACAGCTGCAAGTAATTTATATATTCCACCACTATTGCCACATTTTTTACAATCCCAGGCGCCTGTATTCTTATTGACGTACATATGTTTTGATTTCCCACAAAACAGGCAATCACATATTATTTGGTCTCGCTTTCCAAAAACTGGATTCATCAAGACCTCACGCCAATCAATATTACCTACTCTTCTTGACATAAATATTGTTCATTCTTCAGTAAGGATTATTCGTCATCGTCCACCGACGTATTACGCCGCCCGCGTTTCGTTTTTGTAGCGTGCTGCTCTTCGACGATATCCTCCCACGGCATTTCCAGCGTTCGCTTACGGTCGTAGAAACGCGAGTAGGTCATGTTGTTACAAATACGGATAATATCCCCGGCCTTGTGTTCACGAGCCTTATCGAGATACAAACGCATGATTTCTTCCTTACGCTCGTCGGACGTGAAATTCATCGTCACGAAACCGTCCATCGGGTTCACCTTACCTTTAGCCTCCGCCAGGTTGTAACGCGTGATGACGAAGTCGGGGTCGTTGAGGAGTTCGGGCGGAATACCGTTAGCCTGGGTAGCAACGTGAACCACGGCGTTGAACTCCATCGCCAGCATCTTGGCCTGCTGAGCCAATTTCATCTGGCGGAAGCGCTCCTCGTTCATCGAATAGCTATGACCGTCGCCTAACTCGGCCAATTCGAGGTAGTCCCACAGTATCATGTCCACCTTGCCGTAGGCCCGTTCTATGTCTTGGAGTTCTTGACGCATCTGGGTAACGGTCATGCCACCGAAACTTTCAACCGCCACGACGATAATGTCGGTTTTACCTAACTTGGCCACGACGCGTTGCGCCATCTTCAGTTTAGTGTCGGAGATATTACCAACCTTTACATCCTGATAGATACCGCCTAACCACGCCGAATCGTAACGGGCCATGGCTTGTTCACGCGTACCCTCCAGCTGGAAATGAACCACGCGATACCCCTGTCGTGAAGCTGCGATACCCAGGTGAACCAGCGCTTGTGATTTACCTGCACCCGATATACCCATCCACAACCACGCCTCGCCTGTTTCAGGGCCGCCGTTCGAACCGCCTAACTTGTAATCCAGTTCGTCAATGCAGGTAGGGATTTTGAAGCGGTAATTCCAGTCGGTGCTCCGCCGTTCCAGCTGACGACGGTTGAAGTCGCTGAACACGCGGTCGTACTTGGCGTCCTGGATGGTGAAATGTGATATTTCCTCAGCTGCCTTGATGAGGATATTATATGCCTTTTCCTTATCGCCCATGTTGTAGGAATCGGCGATACGGTCGTTAGCGTCGAGAAATTTCATCTGGCGAATGTACGCTTCCAGCGACGCTATCAACGACGGAATGTCTTCGTCCGTAACATCGACGTCGCGTATATTCTCGATTAACTCCAACGCCCCCTCGTCGTCCAGAAAGGCCTGTTGTAACTGGCCGATGGTCGGTACACGCCCGGTTTTGGAATAGCGTTCAGTCATCTTTTTCCACACTTTCTTTTCAGCCTCAACCTGGAGGTACGAAAAGCGCAGATATTGGTTCAATATATCGAACACCGAACGTTTACGGATAGCCGCCGAGAGCAGTTCGGTAATTAGGTTGGACGATAGTCTATCTTTAAGCATATCCTCGTATTTTGTACACAAGCGGGTAGTTCTTACCCAGTAATTTCTTACACTGTTCCTTGAACTTACACGTCGTACACCAGGGACTCCGGTGGTGGTATAGCGTCGTATTCACGACACACCACGCAAACCCTTTATTGGCGCCATAAAACGCCGCCTTGGCTTTTTCTTCGCGGTCTATAAGCCTAACTAATAACGCTGGTAACTCGGTCTCGCTCTTGAGTGTAGAGACGTCAAAACGGCTTTTCAGCCCCTTAGCCACAAAACGCGCGGCCGACGTCGGATAGACCTTTTCCCATGATTTTATGGCCGCCTTACTAACCAGCCACGCCAATCGCGTACGACTTAACGCCTTACGTGTTACACTTGGTCGTTCGCCGTAACGACATTGTAATTGGAGCAGAATAAACCGTCGTGTGAAGTCTTCCGTCGCAGAAGGATATTTCTCTATGAAGTGATTCCACGCGTGGATGTCGGTATCGTTCACACGGAATGTCTGACGCATATCGCACCCCATCTGGTACAACACGTCCACCAACAGCCTCACGGCGTATCGGTAGAGTGCCGGTTTACAGATAACCAAATCGTCAGCCATCGTTCAAGAGTTTTTAACCAATCATCAACCGCCGTATCGAGTATTCCAATCTTACCCTCGCCGACGGCCTTAACGTAGGTATTTAACCGTGTAGCAGAGTGCTCGGCAAAGTAAGAATCGTCCAAGTCAATAAAGTCGATAATGGCTGAATGAGTCTTATCGACCGTAGCGCCAAGAACACGCCCTTTTTTCTGGATAGTATTGGCGTTTTCAAGCCCTCCGTCAACGTTAAACAACACTTCGACTTCAGGAAGCGTAACGCCTTTCTTGAAAATATTCGACGCCAATAATACACCACCATCAGTACGCGCCAAGAATTCCTCTTTAACATGTTCTCGCTCTTCGTTAACCGTGTCGCCATGAATAAACGTACATCCTGTGAGTTCGCTAATGTGACGTCCATGGTCAACAGATTGAAACATCAACAAGGTCTTAAACCCGCACCTCTGGCACATCTTAACTACCAAAACAACGATATTATCACGTATCTTGTTGTTAAATATCATCGCTTTTTGGTACGCTGCATATGTCGAAGCTAATACCGAACGGGGGTCCTGTTCCAAGGCCAGCAAAAACACCTTGTATTCTGTTAATACGCCGCGTTCACGGAGCGTTTCTTCCTTTATACGATAAACAACATCACCACTCCAAGCCCTCAAACGCAAGTTTTCTACAAACGCCTCTGCACGATACGGCGTAGCCGAAAGGCTCAGCTGGTGTGTAAGATGTATGCACTTTTTGTAGATTGATAGCTTGGTTGGTGATGCGTTATCGTGTATTTCATCAACGACCAAAAATCGAATGGACTTCAAATAATTCTTTAGGCCGTTCTTTTTACGCGTATCTGTACAACGTTTAGACAGTGTCGCTTGAATGGTTTGTATCATGCCAACGGTTACGCGCTTTTCGGTATCAATACACCCAGCACGTATCTCACCAATTTCTATACCTCCATAAGGTTCAAAATAGCGATGAAAATCGTCTATTGCCTGTTGAAATAAAGTTTTACTATCCACCAAGAACAACACCTGGTCTGCAGGTTGCTCTTCGCAAAATATGCGAATACACTCGCCAGCAATGTAGGTTTTACCGCCGCGCGTCGGAACGACGATAATACCTACACGCCGCCGCAGAAACGCTTCTACAGCCCGCCGCTGGTGAATGTATTTACCACTGAGGCGTGGGTCGATTTTTATCTTTCGTGGTATTTTGTATTCGTAATCTTGTAGCCGATAATCCAATCCCTTATTTGACAACTTCTTCAACAGCGTAGGCAACATCCCCACACGAAATGTGAACATACGCCTATCGAACATCTGTATCTTGTCAGAATAGGCAAACGGACTTGGATTCCTGAATGTAAGAGCCGCCGCGACTATCCGTTTCCCTGTACTGTCGGAATTTCGAAACGAATATTCAAAGAAATTTTCTCTTGCGATATCTATCCTGCAAGCCATATCCGCGTTTTATCTTACGATTTTTATACATCTCTACTAACTTTGCCGACGAAAGGTCTGGAGGAAGAGGCTCCACAATAACCCACGGGTCGTTATGATATCGATGACGAATGTACCCTGCTCCAGCCAAATAGTTGAAATAAGCGTTTACAGTAGCCAAAGAACCATATTTCTTGTAATTCTCCAAACGCTTTTCCAACTCAGCACGCACTTTTCCTTGCGTAATACGTTGGCCAACCTTTCGTGAGGACACCACCTCACGTACAATACTCCACGCCGTTTCAGCTCCTTTAACCCGTCGCCAAACCATATTATTCTTCCTTATCAACTATGTAGGCGTAATAAGACACCAAATACTCCAAAAACTCCATACGGCGTTGTTTATCGGAGGTAATCCACCAAAAGATCGCTTCTTGATCAGCATCAGCTGGACGTACAAACTCTGGGATGAGTTCAGATACCGTTGGCCTACAACATCCTCTGCGACGAACCATCTCGAATATCAACTCGTTGAACTCTTTGTCGTCAGTTTCTTCATGGCCATTTTGGACTATCGTATTCACAAACAACGAGCACAAGCCGTTGTAGTTTTGAGGATTCTTTCGCCATTCATCACGCGCTCTCACGCATATCTTGAATCGCCATTCATTTACAGTCATCTTTTCAACAATTTCGTTTCACAATCACGTGCCTCACGCATGCACATCATATTCACTTGCTGGCGGGGGATATAGAGAAGGAGGTTTACCCCCTTTCCCCCTTACTGCCAATGTGACTTGCCGTATGGGTCGCGTGTCGTTGAAGTGGTTTACCCCATTATCCCGAACACCGTTGCACGCTCTGGTGTCGTCATTAACTTTGTAAGCATTTAGGACGTTAAACGTGTTCCGGTGAGGTACGCTTATATACAGCGTAAAACATCTGCTTGCCAATGCTATTTTCGTCCCTACAACGCGAAAAGCCCCGGCATGAACCGGGGCCTCTCTTTACGAACTGCTGTCGTTACCGCTTGGGTGGGTATTTCTTATTCGAAATATACTTAAACCACCCAAACCAATGATTCCAGAAGTGACGCGAATAATCGGGGTCGTCCTGGGTATATTGGCATTCGGTTTCGAAACAGATGTTCTTGTACGCCATGTTATACGGCGGAAGCAGGATTTCAATCAACCAGCATGCCACGTACACGGCATAATACGACGCCACCCAAAGCAACCACCACCAAGGGTTGTAATCGTAGATGAGCCACGTTGTAAGGAACAACGCAAAGGAGGTAATCATGATTTGAAGAACCTGGTGCCAGTGACGACGCTCGTGACGGTAAACAGTTGCCGGGATATTACGTCCGTGTGCCGTATCTTCGCGAACGAAAATCATGAACCACAGGGTCATCATCCAGAACCCCTTGACGGGAATTAGCTTGTTGAAGATAATCCACATATCCTACTGTAGTTTAGGCGCCAGCCGTGGTGTTGATGGTGCAGGTGTTACCCTCGACCGTTCCGCTACCCTGAGCCGCACCCGTGAGGGTGATGGTCTGCAGGAGGTCGGTCTTCTTGGCGTACTCCTCCATGTTGGGCTTGCCCTGAACGTCATCCCAGTTAACCTGGGCGCTGCCGCCGCCCTGACCAGCATCGGCCAGTTTCAGGTCAACAATCTCGAGCAGGTCGTTGACCGTCTCCATCGTGGCGTAGGGAGTAATCTGCAGGCTTTCGCGAATCTTGGCGACGAGGGCCTTAATTTTCTCTGTGTTGCTCATAATTTTGATTATTAAAGTGTTAATGAAAAGGTTTCTAACTCTTGGGGAATCCGGCCTTGGTGGTATTGTCGTAAAGACCAACGGTCTGGGCCGTATCCCACGTAGCAATAACCAGGTTGTCGGTAAGTTGTATGACCTTCAATTGCCGCGAACTTTGAGAGCCAGTAGGCACGCCCGGTGTGTCGGTGGTGAAGGTCACGGTCTTTTGACGTTGAACTCCTGTGTAGTTTGGGTCCGACGTCACTTCAACCGAGGTTGTTCCAGGTAGCTTAGCCGGGTCGAACGACACATAGAAACTGTCGCCAGAACCGTCTCCCCAAGCAATTGTTGTTTTCTGAATAGCCATACGCGGTTTAATTGTTCCCGGAGGTAGGTCTCCCCGCCTCCGGGATGGTAGAGTTTGGTGACGTTACGATACGGTGAACGTGGTGTTGGTCGTCACGTTGATCGTTACGCCCGAACCGTCCTGCGGAACGTTGACCGAAGTCTTGTCGATTTCCAGGTAGGGGTCGCCGGCAGTCTGCTTCAGCGTGATGGTAGCGCTCTTAGTACCCTTGGTCGTGGCGGTGATTTGCTGGGTACGCTCCGAGATGGTAGTGTTCTCGGCTGCGTCCAGCGTCAGGATGAATGCGAATTTCTTCGTGGCACCGGGGTCGCCCTCGATGTCTGCGCCCGACGTAGCGGCGGCTCCGTTAGCCTGATAGGCGATAGCCGAAACGTCGGCGGCGATGATATCACCATCGCCCTTAGCGAACGTGATGGCGGCGGCGTTCGACATACCGTCCAGAACTACCGTTCCTCCTTCTTTCGGCACCGATGCCTCAGCACCGTCGTCGAACGACACGAACTCAGCAGCAGCCTGCAGGATGGCGGAGAACGTCTTGTTGGGGGCCACACCAGGCGCGGTAATCGTAAAATTGTCCGTCTGGTTTACACGGTTGCCAAGATTGGCAACCTTAGCTTTCAGCGTCAACTCGGTATCGCCCGAGCCTGAACCCGGGGTACAGATGACGTAGCTTTTTGATGCTTCAGCCATAGCTTTTTTTGAGATGAATTATTCTACAGAAAATTCTGTATTCGTAAATATCATGTTCTTGCTCTCTTCAGCGGGATTCTGGCTTACGTACACCACCAGTTTCTCGATTTCAAGATATGGCAAAGAACTCCGGTCATACAACACTTCGCCATTAAGGACAACGCGCTGAACGGTTGGATCGGGTTGTCCTTCGGTAAAGGGCCAGATGACCTGACCGTTGAAGAGAACGCGGCGTATGGCCTCGCCGGACAGCAAACGCCGCCCGTTGAGTACCATATCCGCTATCTTTCTATTGGCCATCGGTTTCCGGTTTTACCTCGATGTACAAAATGTTGTCTTGTTTAGAGGGAGCGTTTTCGGTGATTTCTACACCGCGAACTGTAACTGAACGAACGGTTTTGGCATTAATCGCACTCTGAAACTCTTGCTCGTCTTCGTCAAAGACTTGCGCAGTCCGTGCCAACTTTCCGTCAGCTGCCTTGCAGTGAAGGAGTCCATAGATATTGATCTCTGCCATGACCCTTACGCAATTACACCGGTAAACGTACCCTCCGCAAACGGACTTGCGCTGCGGTAGCATTTATAGTCGCCCTTTCCGTCAACGGCAACCGTTACGGGAGCGGCCATCGGTACGTCGAAACCGCCCGATTTTACACTGTTGACGGACATCGTCGAGGGAACACACAGCCAGAGATACTCGTTGGCGCCGACCTCAACCGTTGCGTTACCCGCGGGCGACGACTTGATAGGTTGCTTAGTCATGGCCAGAATATCGGCCGACTCCAGAGCGTTCTTAGCCGACGCACCGAAATACATCGGATAGTAGGCGTTAACCGTTACCGAAGCGGTCTTGGTGATGCCTTTGATGACGGCCGTCATGGAGTATGCCTGGGTGTCGGTCACCGAATCCTTGATGGTCTTGAGCGTCTTGTCGGAGGTGAGAACCTCGTTGCCTTTCTTGACCTCAAGCGAATCGGGTTCGATTTCCTGGTTGTTGAACTTAGTAGACCAGTTCAGCGTCACCTCGGTTTCAACGCCCTTTTCGAACGAGGCCGGGGTACGGCTCATCGACAGAGCGGTGTACTGGGTGAACAGGATTTGGTTGATATCGTCAACGTCTTTCTGTGAAGCCGCTCCGATATTCTCGCGAGCCTGGGTTTTCTGAGCGTCTTCCAGGCCCTGCGCTTCGTCGTAACGAACGGCCCCTGTGACCTCACCTCCGCCGCTACCGCCGAACGAAGCCCACGCGCCGTCAATCCACATCGAGGCGTCATAGACAACGGGGTCGCTGCCCTCGCGCTTGACGAGGTAAATCTTGTTGGCCTCACCCGTTTGAGGAAGCGACTCAACGACCTCGGTCGAAGTGGCGTTCTGAAGCGACTCCGGAAGCAGGTCGGCGGGCAGTTTGCCGTCCTCGCCCAGCTGGGGGGTCAATTTGTTGATGTCGGACTGGAACTTTTGCAGTTCATCGTCCCAGATTTGGCCTGTGAACGCGAGTTTGCCATCGGCGGTCTTCGCGAAAAGCAAACCATAGATGTTGATGTATTCTCCCATGGTACTTTGAAATTATGATATAACACCGATGAAGTCGCCCACCGCAAACTGGTTGACACTTCGGTAGCAATTGTAATTGTTTCCTTCAACCGTTACCTCCGCCGCAGGCTTCATAGGTACGCCGAAACCACTCGACGAAACGCCCTTGATGGTCATAGGCGCAGGCACACACACCCACAGATAGGCTACTTCGCCAAACGGCACCTCGATATCGCCTGCTGGAGTACTCTCGATTTCACGAGCCGTAAAGGCCAGCACGTCGGCTTCGGCGAGGGTATCTTTCGGGGTGGCGCCGTAGTACATTTTGGCGTTTGCCTCCACGGCGATTTCAGCCGATTTGGTGACGCCTTTTATCACAGCCGTTACCGTGTACTGAGCAGTCTCCGATATGTGGTCTACAACGCTCTTAAGCGCCACATCGGTCGTTAGTACGGTGTCGCCGCGCTTAACCGTAAGCGAATCGGGCGTCACTTCCTCGCCGTCGAACTTGGTGGACCAGCTAATCGTTACGTCAGTAAGTACGTCAGCCGTAATACTGGGCGGAACAGCCGCTACTTGCAGCGCGGCTTTGGAGCTGAACAACGCCTCCTCGATAACGTCTAATCGTTGGTCAGTGGCTTTCTTGTATTGGTCGAAAATTTCAGACGAAACCAGTTCTAACATTTCGGCCGTCAGGTCGCCCTTAATCGTAACACCGTTAATAGAGGGGAGGTTCTCAAGTTCGTTATAATCCATCGTACCGCTGGAGCCAGCGATAACGGGAATCATAACGGCTTGTAACTGCCAGTAGTTGGTATTCCAGAACAAGGTGACAAACGCCACGTGGCTTTCGTCCGTCGTAACGACCAGCGGGTTCAGCTGGGCGTCAACGAAATTCTTGTACGTTACGGTGGATTTAACACCCACCTGCGACAGGTAGGCGACACGAGCCGAAGGCGGTTCGATAGGCTCCGTTTCAGCGTCGGCAATACCGACCATCGACGTGCTCATCGTTGTCTCCAGCTGCTGAACGTAGTCCAACAGCGCCAACTCGTAGTTCTGCTGGTTGGGGACCTCTACTTTGGTCCCCTCCGGCCGCTCTTCGAGGGTCTGAAGGATAAGTTTCCGGACGTCGTTATAAGACAGTGGCATATGGCTATGAATAATCTTGTTCGTTGTACTCGTCGCTGTATTCACGAGTGTCAACAAGGTTATAATTGACGATTATCGAAATACGTTCCAGAGTTTCCTCTTTGACTTTTTCGTCGTACTCCTTGAACAGCTGTTCACAAGTCTTGTGAGCCGTTTCTTTGATGGTACGTTTTATCCACAGCCCGATACAAGCGTCAGGCTGAAGCGTTTCGGCCACCAGCAACGTATTGTTGATGGCGTTACGGAAGTCGCCGTCAAACTCCAAACGTATCTTGCCGTCTTCCTCAGCCATGACGCTGACGGGGAATGGGTCGATAGCTTCGTAATCTTTACGTTCGATGCGGAAGACCTTTTCACTCACGTACACTACCTGCCAGACCGAACTGTCGGCGAACGCCGCCTTAACGGCATTAAACGTTCCCTCGTAATCGGCCGTTTCAGGCGATTTGACGAGAATATTAAACGGGTCCAGTACAAACTCCTCGCCGAGTGCTGCGGGCGATTGTATGGTCACCTGAACGCCTGCACGGCGGAAGTCGGCGTTGTAGAACGTAACGCCGATAGGTAATTGATAACGGCTGCGCAACGATTCCATCTGCAGGTTCTTCACCGCAACGGCAGCTACCTCGAACTGACAGAGGTCATCGTCGGCCCCTACAATCTTGATTTCAACGTCGGCGGCGGGTTGCTTGTTCTTGTTAATAAGCGCGAACGCCATGCATTCCGTCGGGCGATTCTGTAACGTCAGCAACGATACCTGGTCGAATAGTGCGTTCAACGCCGAGTTAGGAACCGGGGTTGAACTCACGTAGCCCCCCAGGCTCATGCGGGGGTCGTTTTGAGGCGCGTCGGGCGACGTCGCGAGCGAGTTAGGTGCGCCTGTCAGAAAGAGCATCATAAATTCACGGTCAAAACAGAGTTCGTCAATATTTTCGACATCCCGTCGATGAGGTCCTTATACCCCGCCGACGAAAGCGTCTTGAAGGCACTTGCGTTGCGGCCGTCGATGTCGCGATAGCGCAACGAGAGAGAGGTTTGACCGCTGTTGAACGGAACGAAGATATTGGCCTGGGCGTCCGTTACCGGGAAGCGGGCCGTGGTACGGACACCGCCCCAAGTAGTCGCCCCGCCGTCCAAAGCCACGAGTTGGTATTCGATATCGGCCACCGTAGGTACGATAACGAAGTCGTCCCTCTCACCGAGGGCGATATCGCCGCTCCATGAAGCCAGCGTAAGGGTAGTGTTGGCGTTATCCACGATTCTCACGCCCTTGCCGGTAGCGCGGTTGAACAGCGTCCATCCGGCAAACACCGACGACGGGATAGTTCCCCCCGCGCTCGATACCGTACCAAGAACGTTGTTGTTACCCTCCAAAATACGGAACTGGAGGTCTGACGACCGGATTTCGAAGCCTGTAATAGTGTAGCCGTTCTCGACGGCGATACGCAGCATATTGCCGTAACGTTCCACGTTGAGTACGCTGACGATATTGAAAGAGGCCGCGGCTATTTCCTCCGTCGGCTCCACATTGAACGTACACGAGTTACGCATATCGACAATCGACATCTCGCCGTTTTCCCAGTTCAGCTGGGCGATGATGAATTCTTCGCCTGCCTGTATTTCGGGAACCGTATCCGACTGTACCATCCGTACCTGGAACGAGTCGTATTCGTAGATAAGTTCGTTGGCCGATGACGGCACGAAGCCCGGCGTGAACGCCCCCACCACGCCATAGCGGAGGTTGCTTTCAGCCACGGCCGGAGCGGCAATAACGGCCGACGTGTCGGAGACCACGTTGATAACCTCGTAGTTGAGGATGTTCTTGGTAGAGTCGATAAACTTGACAGCGTTGGGGAAATTATCGCCACCACGAAGAACCTTTGTGAATTCGGTTCCGACGCCTGTGAGGGTGCCGTCGGTAGTGACGGAAACCGTTCCGGCCTCGTAGTTGGTTACGGCGCGTGAAAGGATGACCCACGTCTTGGTTTCGGATTGAATGGCCTGCAGCGTTACGGCTTCACGGCTGATGATACGGTCGAAGTCCTTAGTCCACGCCACGCCTGGCGCAATCGAGACAACGTCCGCCTCGCCAGTGGCCGTGATTTCAAAAGCGTTGTTGTCGTAATCGCGAGCGATTCCGAAATTTTTTACCATGGACTTAAACACCGCCTTGTAACCCTCATCCACCATCAGGCGGCGAAAGTTCTCCAATTCGGCTACCTCCAGAAAGAGGTTCGGTGACAGTTTCAGTTTCGACATATCTATTCAACTTTTATGACGTTAGTGTTGGTCTTCAGGTCCACAAGACCGCTATCGCCGTTTGTGTTTATGATAATTGAATTTGGCGTCAACACCAGATACGGCGCGAATTCCGACGGCGTAGTGGACGTATTAACGGGCGTCGTACCGTAAACGAATACGGGCTGGAATCCGTACGGAATCAAGTACTTGTTCACGATTTGCTCCAACTGGGCCTGAGACATCGTGTTGTTGTTATTCTTCAAGAAGATGTAGAATAACCGCTGTGACTGGATGAAGCCGTTAGAACGGGCATCGACGCGGAGCGTTTCCTTCAACGGAAGGATATTGCGGCCGTACACCAGCGGGCGTATCTTGTAGTCCCATATGTAGAGCGTGGCCGTGGCGTCGTCGCCGCCGAGTTGAATCTTCGGGAGAATGTACTCGACAGAATAGTTGTTGTAACACAACTGGGTCCCCAGGTGCGGAGCGATGTTAAGGCCTGGGGCGTTGATGGTGACAGGCTTCGTGCTGTAAGCATGGATAATACCGCGGACGTGATACCACGTGTTGGCCTTTAGGGTGGAAAGGGGTAGTTCGTTGGCGAAATAGTCCGTTACCTGTGTAGAATCCAGGCGGGCGAAACCGCCAGCGATTACCGTCTTGAAGATGTTGAAACCCTCGGTGCCGAAATTCAGCGTGCCTTTACCATCGCTCTTCATCCAGAACGACACCTCGTACGAAAGGTTGCAGTCGGCACGGTACACACGGTCGTCCACCGGAGTAGTGACGTCGCCGCGGCCTAACCCGCCGCTGCCGGTAATCTTCAGGCAAACCTTGTTCTTGTAAACCGGGGTTTTCTTCTCGCGGTCGTAACCTACTATGTACTGGTCGGCTATTTCCTCAATAGCGACGTTACCCGTAGTAACAAAGTCGTCTAACGACTCGAAGTCGGGCGACGTTTCACGAGTTTTATTCAGCTGGTTAGAATCACCCACGCCGCGATACAGTGGTGATGATTGCCCCAGGCACCACCCCATCTTCGAGGCGGGCAGGTTGTCGGTCAGCAACTCGTCGCTATCCTCAATGCCGAACAGCCGTACAAATTCGCCGTTGTAGGGGCGGCCGTCGCCCTTACGAGCGAATACCATCGACGTACCGCGTTTGCGGATTTCGTCGTAGTAGTGTGAGGCCAGATACTGGAGTTCTTCTAACGTGACGCTCTTTTCGTCGAAATACAATCCTATCTGGCGAACGTACTCCCGCAGTAGGTCGAAGTCGTTGTAGATGTTTTCGAACCGTTTGGCGAACGATACCATCATAGCGAAGAAACGCCCCACGGTCGAGAACAACGACACGTAATCACGGTCTTCGTCGTAGTTACGGTCGGCACCGCGCGTAACGTATTGCGCCATCACGCCGCGGTAGTATAATTTCTTGAACAGGTTACGTTCGATGCGCTTAGTCTGTTCCGACGACGCCACGGAAGCGAATATCGACTCGTCGATGGTAGGAGCCACAAACTGAATAGGCTCCACCGTGCCTGTAAACATAACGGACTTGAACTCGATAGGAGCATCGCCTCCTTGGCGTATGTACTGTATCGAGACCATCATCGTACCGTCGGCCGTGATGGGGTCCAGTGCTTTTAAGGCCTCGTTGGTAAGTTCTGCCCACTCGGTCCAGAAAATACCGTCAGCCGACACCTGGAACAACCGCACGACATCCGCAGGAGCGCCACCCGTTAGGTCGTCAACAAACTCAGTCAACGACACACGGCCCGATATATCGCACGTAATCGCCACCAACAGCTGGTCGCCCACAGCGGCCATCACGTTGCTAAGTTCGGGATCCTCGGCGCGGTCGTACACCAGGTCGGCTCCGTCGCGGCGATACTTTGTTTCTTCGCCATCCGTAACCGTCAACAGCAACCGCCCGTCGCTCGTAAGCGAAGCATCGGCGGGCGGCTTGTCCAGGCTTATCATCAGGTCGCCCTGAACGCCTTTCGTATTGTTGATGGTCTTAGGTCCCTGGAGAATCTCTGCCTCGTGGATTTCAGGCAGTTTACCCGCGGCCTCGGCCATAATCGTCACCTCGTTCGATGGCGAGATAACGACCTTGCTGCGTATGGAGGTAGTGAGATTCATATCAGATGGACATTAACACGGTTGCTTGGTAGTTTGCGTCTTCGACGTTAGGGTAGAATACCTCAGAAAGAACGCCGTTGTTGTCGATAATCACGTTGCCGTCCAAGTCACGCATCACGAAACTGCGTATGCGCGGTAACGTGTATTCGGGGACGTTGATGTCGTAGCTGGGGTTGAAATGCGTATCGGGAACGTAGCGCACGCCCTCGACGTTCTTGACGACGTACAACATATCCTCCCACTCCACCTTGTCGCCCGGCTCCCAGAAGCGGTAGTCGAACAGTTTGTTCATTTGGAGTTGAATCTGGGTACGGACGTCGTCGGTATTGTAGGCCGGGTCGATATCAACACGAAAGTCAACATTCACGGCCAGCCAGTTTACGTTACGCAGGTTGATAGCCGGGTAACGTGCTCCGGCGATAGAAACGCGCAGCAGGTCGGTCAAGCACAGATATTCCTCAGCGCGGGAATACATTTCATCAAACTCCTCCTGGGTGAAGTTCTGGCCGTTGACCGAAACAACCGTGAGATTGATGCGGCTTTCAGCGGCCGACCCGGTGGTCTGCGTTTCGCCATACCCGCCTTTCAATATCCGCAACACCCGCGGGTTGATTTTCATCAGCACTTGCTCCAACTGCGCGAGCGTGTTCATCGCCAGTTGATTGACGCTTTCTTTGATACGGATACGGAACGTTTCGTCGTCTTCCTGGTCGCGGCCGCCCGTGGCCTGGTATTCGTTGGTACAACTCTGGTGTCCGGGAGGCGTAGGGTTGACCCGGTTCAACGACAGTGGCGGAACGTTAGTAGTGGCACCGGACTTCGTACAGCGAACGGGGATATACGCCAGACGCGAATTTACAACCACGGTGCCTGTATCGTCAACGCCGCCAATGGTAACGTCTTCTGTCGAAACAAACGTCAACCCCGTTGTCGAGGTAAACATCGTGCCCGCCTGGTAGAACGTTCCAGGGTCGCCAATCACGCGGACGTAGGTAGTAGCCGGAGCCGCTCCGAAACGCGGCGCCACGCCCCGTAACGCAGCCAGCGCGTCGAGGTATTCCCCGGCGGCGGTATCCGGGAAGATGTGCCCCTCGATAACCGCCTGATTCACCATGATCTTCTGGCCAATCTTGGAATCGGCATAGGCTATGGCATTCAAAACCGACTCGGCCGATACATCGGATATCTTGTCGGTTTTGTTCAGGAGTATTTCCAGCCACATCTGCTTCAACTCCTCGATGGACGTTATCTGCGTTATCATAGTTTTACTTTTTTGGTCACCTTATCGTTGTACTTTGTCTTAATTTCCAGCGTACAAACCAACGAATCCTGGTTCTGTTCAATAGCTGTCATATCGACCGACTCAAACAGGTCGTCCTGAAGGAACGTGTCCACCATCTGGCGGCGAACCGTAGGTAAGGCCAGCTGGGCTGCGGTAACTCCGGCCGTCAGGTTAGGGTCAACCCCCAGCAGCGGGTTGTCGGGAACGGTGCCGCGGTTCATGCCCCTGAGTATCATCACCTTTTGGTCGATGTTGTCCTTGTATTTAACGATTTTCAGGTCGCCTATACGCCGGGCCGAGGTAACGGTCGTTTCGTCGCCAGAACGTCGGAAAACGGCCTTTGTTGCCACTTCCTCTTCTACCTCGATAGTAATCTTCCGGGCGATGTCCTTACCATAGACCTGTTCGCCGACCGGAGGTTCGAGAATAGTCTTCACTGCCGCCGGGGTTATGTTATTCACCATGGCGGTTACGGGCTTCAACTCGTCGATTTCCCACTGGTCCTCTTCCAGGTCGTTATCCATCATCAGTTGCTCCCATGAAACGCGGTCCATACCGTTGGACTGGATAGCCGCCGACAGGTCCTCCATCGTGCGCTGTGCACCGATAGTGGATTCCACCTGAATGACGGGCTTGTAGTTACGGGCTGTAAGCGTAGTGCGGCGGAACTTAGGTAGCTTCGTAACCTTTTCCACCTGGACGACCAGGTTGTCTATCCACTCCATCAGTAACCAGTAGCCGCAGTTGTCGAAACGGTTATCGTAGTTCTTGAACTGAGCCTGGAGTTCGTGGCAGTCATCGAGCAGTTTCTGGAGACGGCGCAAGCGGTCGTGGTCGACGCTTTCGCTGAGTCCCGAGAAATATTGGTTGATGGACGAATAGTCGTTATCAAAGAAGTCCTGATAACGTTCCAGAAAATCCGTCAAGCGGTATTTCGTGACGTTAGAAAAGCGGATTATGTATTCGGGAATCAACATGGCTAAAACATATTCATGACGCCGCACGTCAACAGGTCGCTAACCTGCCCCAGTACCCGCGTTACACTTCTACTCAACGATTGATTCATGACCTGTCCCAGGAAGTCGTTTACCGACTTGATGGTAGTATAGGCCGCCACGGCGCGTAATTCGATGGAGTAATTCCAAATCATGTTGTTATTCTCGTCCATCGAATAGTTATCCTGGATGACCTCGACGTAATACGCCGTGTTGAAGGCGTGGTTGGTAAACACCAGCCGATAGGGTTTGCCGTTAGGGTCCAATTTGTTGGCCGCCGTGAGGATTTTCTGCATCATCTTGGTAAGGCCGTACCCTGTTTTGGCTATCATCGCGCGATTATCACCTACACCTGCCGCTCCGGTGAACATACCAATATTGAAGAACGGTATCGACGCGCCATCTTCGGCCGTGTCTTTGAACTGCTGTTGGCCAAACGAAATACGTAACTTACGACCGAACGTTCCGCGCAGTGAAATATCGACCGGGTTAAACGACGGATTAATCATCGACACTACCACGTTGTTGGTTTTGGTGATAGTAGTAAGCGAGGTCCGGCTTTCGGTGATGTTACTGGGCATTACAGGCAGATTCATGAAAGCCGCCGTTTCACCGCTCGAACGAAGCAACTCCAACGTACACATGTAGTACTCATAGTCGTCGGGTGCAACGGCGTGTACCAACCCACGCCCCATCGTAACGAGCGCGTCGCTCGCCGCGGTGGCGAAGTCGCCTTTGGCTTTATTCAGAACTGTTCCTGCTATGGTAGGCATCGTCGTAAATTTACATCAATTATACTTGTTACAAGGGCAGCGCCGACAACGCTTTGTCGGCCGAATTCAGTAGTTGCGCCGCGGCGGTTACTGGAGCAGGTAGCGGTAGCATGAAACCGCCAACGATTCGTATCACCTGTTGTACTGCGGCATTGCCGGTAGCGACGGTGGCCTTAGCCGTAGCCGCACCCGACTTGGCAGAAGCGATAACGCCCGCTGAAGCTACACCCGCCATAGGGTCAGCACACACGGCCTGAACAGCCAGCGTGGTGCAAGCGTCGATGGCGTTCTGAGCAGAGGTTTCGGCTGCCGTGAGCCACGTTTCGGCTTCGTCTATCTTCTGCTGTATGGCTTCACCCACGGCCGACCGCATCTCTTCGACGTAGGCTTCCGCCTGGTCGGTAGGTAGCGTGTCGATGTATTTCTTACACGTAGCGCGAATAACCATCTTGGGGTCGATTCCTAACTTTCCCATGGCGTTAATGTGATAATTTCTTGTCCTCCATCTTCGGCATTTCGCTGGCCATCCAGCTGGAAAGATTCGAACCCGACGAAGCAATCAGCAGGTCCTTTTGCAGAGCCTTTACCAGCGATTCGATTTGTGCGATATTCACCACACCGCGGTTCTCCCCGCCGTTGAACGAAGCCTTGTTACCCTTTACGGTGAAAGTGGATTTCGCCCCTTTGGTGGTATATTGCAGTTCGTCATCCTGGAGAATTACCTCGATTCCAGCCTCGGTATCTACTCCATTTACAATATGCGCTGTGATACGCGCTGCGGATGTTATTTCGACGTTTTTGTCGCCAGAAACGATAATGTCGGAATCGGAAATAATATTTACCTTTGAATCGACGTTCGCTGACTGAACGCGAATATTTATTTCTGCCGGAGTATCCTCCGTTCCGTCCACGTAAATGTCGATGATACCCTGAGAAGCGTCGGTCTTGACCTCGGCAATAACGCCGTTCGACTCTTTACGCATCGTCCGCTGGCCGTACTGCTGTTGGTTAAACTTTCGTAGGTCAAGCGAATTGACGACGATAGGCCACTGGGTATATTCGTCGAGAATCCAAACGATAGGGGTTCCGAACTCGTCAATTGATACCGGGAATTCAACCGTTTCAAGCACCACCGGAGGGATGGGGACGTTGTTGTATATCGAACGACCGGGGCCGCCTTGGATAGATACCGTGTTGGTCCTCATGCAGTTCTGTATGTACAGTTCCCGGTTCTCTCCTCCCTCAGGTATGACGATATAACCAATGCCGCCGGACCCCATATAGGCACGGTTCATTTGTACGCCAAAAGGTGCTGAAGAACGCCTAAATTCCCTTGTTTCCATTGTTTGTGTCGTTTGGTAAAAATCCCACCTTTTTACAGAGTTCGTTCAACACCATTTGGTTAATCTTGATGTCGGATATACATTCGTTGAACGTAGTAGAGCCGTCTATTAGGCCGTCCCACTTGTCAGGATAGTCATGTCCCTCGGATATATCCCCAAAATCTACAATGCCGAAATACCCGTGGTACGAAGCCCGTTCCCAGTCGAAGCCCTCAACACCTCTGTCCGTTAGGCTCGTGCTTCCGGCTATCAGTCGGCGCCGCTTATCAATCAGGGATACTTTCATACCCCGTGAAACCTGAAGCGTGGTAGAGCGGAAAACCCGATTTCCGACGCTCTGGAATGTGTTCGTTACGGCGTCAACGTAATACATCTCGTCCGTCGGCGCAAAGTGAATCCACATGCCGCGTTTAATTTGGCGGTATCCGTACAGCGTGATGGTCCCCTGGCGCGTGAACGGCAGATATATGGTCGTTTCGATTAGGAATTTCAAATCGAGCATCATCTGCAGATACGACTGCGAAAAGTTACTCCGCGCACCCTTGCTTATCTTTTCGTTGGCGTTGTCGATATCGGCTTCGCCGTCGTTCACGGTGTTGTAGTAGTTACTCTGAACGTGACAAGCCCTGGAGCCAAACAACGCCGCCATTTCAGGAAAGAACACCGCAGGAATGTAATACGTCGTATTGCTGTTGCCTCCGAACGAAACTCGCGGCCGTAGATAATACCACGAATAGGCGTTCGACACGCTTTGAGTGAAACTTGTTTCGACAACCTGCTCTTTCGACACGACGTGATACAAACCACTGCCGCCAATAGCGTAGTTATACGCCCGAAGTACGCTTAAATGGTCGAACGGCGGGCGACGAGCAATAAAGTAATACTGGTCGCCAAACGTTTCGCCCATAAATTCAACGAACGGCTCCTGACATACCTTGTTAAACCAATTCAGCAGCGACCCGGTTTGATTGGTGATAGTACCGTCGAAGACCTGTCGGTTGGCGACGTTTTCGTCTATAATTAGTTTGACGATTTGCCATATGCCAGGCGCCAGGCGTTGGCTTGCCTGTAAGTTTTCCAGTTTTACCTCAGGTACAATAGGTTCTGTATCCTTGGGGTCAAACGGTACGTCGATTTTGTTGTACCGCTGGAAGTCTCCTATCCACTGATAATTCGGCACAGGCTTGGAACCTACATCGGTAGTAAACCGACGTCGGTCGTAGGGGTTGATGGCGGGTGCATATTCTTTCTTTGATATCGAAAAATAACACTTGCTCATCATCTGCGCAGGGTTAAGCCAATCGCCAAACGCAGCGCAATCCAAATGAAGGTGCGGTCCTGTAGAACGCCCGGTGTTTCCCGAGCGGCCTATGATTTGACCAGGTTCTAACCATTCGCCCTCGTTGATGTTGGCTATACTACTCAGGTGCATAAAACGCACCGTGGCGTAAGCGTAGGAAGCTATCGCCTGTTCGGCCCAGTCGTTACGGTAAAGAGCGTTGTTGAACAGGTTATTGGTGTGAAATTGACCAAAAGGACCCGAATCGCCAAACCACCACGCTGGAATTACTATCGAGACGTAGTTTCCTGACGGTGCGTCGGGGGTACGACTTATACGAACACACTTGCAATACTGCGGTGCACGGATGTAGGTTCCCACGGGCATGGATATATCCAGTCCTTGATGAAATTTTCGCGTCTTCTTGCCGTCGATGGATAACGTTCTGTTGCCGACAATGGATGTTATTTGAAGCGGTGATGACGGCGATTGACCGTATATACACCATTCGGGGTCCCAGGTCTTAAAGGCCCAGAACTCGTTCTTCTTTTGGTCTGCTCTGCGTACAAGTCCGGTTCCGATACTCATTTCACGTTCTTTTTAGGGTCTTCCGGGGCAGGCGGTTCGATGTCCACCATCGTAGTACGGTCGTCTTCCCAGGGGTTGAAAATATAGTCCGGTACTATGGCTATGTTCGACAGCCAGTTGATGACTTCTTTGAGTACAAATTCCAGCGTGTACATATTACCCATGAAAGGTAATATAACACCACTGACGTTTCGTCCTAAAAGGCGGTTGACGGCGTTCTTGCAATTTATAACGCCCAGACCGTCACCTCCGCCAGTTACGGAAATACCTGACGTATTCGAGAACAATTCACGGGCTCCCAAGTCCATGGCAACAGGGAAGAAAAACGAACCGTCGTCAATCAGTAGTTTCATCAAATCCCGGCCTTTCACTGTAACATTCGATGACACCCCCTGGGCGTCGGTCGATATTGATACGGAATCTACCAGTCCAATCATATCCCATACGTCGCCCCGGAGTTGCGGTTCTCCAGTACGGTTGTTTAGGTCGTCGTTGATTTCTTCAACTGTCTTTTCAAAGCGCAAGAAGATTAAATCGTTTGGCGAAATAAGCCAATTAAAATAGTCATCTTCGTTCCGCTCAGAATCGTCAGCAAAAGTAGTTTTGTAATACGATTTGTCCTCTATTTCCGCTCCAACAACGTAGTTACCGCGCGTACTGTAGTAGTCGCTCTTTACGGCATTTTCAATCGCCACATGAGGCACACTGAAAGTAAAGTTGCCGCCGTTTTTGGTAGTATTAACGGACATCGAACCGATGAAGCGCGATATATCGCGCAAGGCCGATGTCTTAGCAGCATCTTCGCGTTCGTTGTTGGCGAACTCTAACGCCTTAAACCATCCGCACACACGAATGTTAGGGGCCATCTTACGATATTCCTTCGTTACGACGTTACCCTCGCTCCGGAATCCGTTTGAGTCCGTTATGGCCAGCAATTGCTCGTCAGCCCACTTGGCGTAGTTAGTTATCTTGGCCTTTACGTTGCTGATGTAGATGACGTTCTCCTGGCGAATGTTGGTGTAATAAACCCGTATTTTGGCGAATCGAGGCAACGCCATTTCAGGGTCCAGTTTATCGGCCGTAAGTGTGTCCAAAACTCCGGTCAACCCGTGTTCGAACATGTAGGTGTACTTATCAGCCAACGACATAGCCGCCAATATATTATCACGATTATCGTCGAATAACTTTTCAGGGGTTATCTCGTCAATGTGATAGAAGGCAATGAAGTCCTTCATTGTTACCACGCTCTTCTGGTCGTGGATGATGTCGATGTATCCTATAACTTTAACCATTACTCACCGGGATGAACCTCGTTTTCTTCTATGTTGTAGTTCGCCAGCGTACTACCTAACTGAGTAGCGAACTCTTCGGTAGCGGTTAAGAGTTTACCAAGCGACGTGCGGAACCCGGCGTAATCGCTTACGTTCTGCGACATTCGGTAGTGCGATTCGGTAGCCTCTTGGCGCATGGTTTGGCGTGAGCGGGCATACTGGCGTGTTGTTTCGCCTGTGGCGAGACCTGGAATGGTTTGGGCCAACTCCTCGATACTCATACCGGGGAATACCTGGTTCAATATATCCATGAACGCCATATTCCCCATCAGCGCACTCATATCTCCACGGTCTTCTTCACGTACATTGGCCATGTCCGCTATACGGCGAATAATCATGGAATTTCGTTCCGTCTCACTGAGGCCGAAACTCTGCGGGCTCCTGAGGACGTGGGTCAACAGCTGGTTCGGTAGCTTATCCAACCCGTATTCTGCTCCGTAAGTACGCAAGGCGTCAAACGAAATAGCCTGCATATTCTCACCACTCGGATTTCCAAGTGCCGAATCTAACTTAGCGATAACATCCCCCAGGCGACCATCCTGAATGAAGCGCGGGTCCATAGCGGCCGAATACGCCGCTTGGGTTGCGTTGGCGACTTCGTAACTCGGTCGGTTGTACACGGAATAGTAACGCCCCATCAACTGTTGTTGAATATCAAAGCGTTCCTGCATGCGAATGTACCCCAAGTCACCGCCTATGCCTGTATTGATGCCTTCATCGTTGAGGCGTTCCAATTCGTAAGCCAACCGGGCGATAGCAGTATTGGATTCCAATCCGTAGCGGTCGTAACGAGAGGCCTGAGATATGCTGCCTTCACGCAGATTGAACTGGCTTTCGTTTGCGTAACTGTAGAACGTTCGGTTCTCCCAGTTGGCTAACACGCCGGATGTAGTCATAAGCGCCAACGCCCGTTGCATGAACTCGGCGTCTTCTAATCCCAGTTGCTTACGGGTTATCTCTTCGCCATAGACTCCCTGGGTACGAGCGTTAATCACAGTGGCCGTAGCGTTACGCAAAGCAGCGTTGCCGGTATTACCGCCCCAAATACCGCGAATCGAAGCGATATCGCCCATCGACTCAATGCGGTTTGTGGTAGCTATGGCAGCCTGTCCTATGGCGGCAATACCCGCTCCGGCGATAATACCTACAAGCGGAACACCCAAAGCCGCGGCTCCTAAACCAGCGGCACCAACCCCCATCCCTGTAAGATTTCCGCTGGCGGCTGAGGTTATCATACCGGCGCCGGAAGTGGCAAGACGGGCGTTTGTGACGTTTTCAAAGATATCGCCATTACCGGCAGCCGACTGACGTTGGTCGAATTCCTGTAAACGTTTACGGGCCACCATGTAGTCATCTTCAGAGACGGCACGTTCCATGTCGTCAACGAGTTCTTTTCGTTGAAGACGTAACCGCCCGATGTAGCTGTCTTCGTCTCCGGAAGACTTCTCGCGCGACTCCTTCCGCAATTCCTCCGCAACGGTCCGTAGAGCGTCCGTCATTTCGCGTTCTACCGCGGCCCGCTCACTGGTTTCCTCGGAAGCTAAACGCTCGTCAATTCCTCCGTATTGCTGGTCTATGGCCCGTAAGCGTGGATTATACCACGCATCGAGGTCCTGGGTGATAGTTTTACCGGACGGTAGCGGTTTTCCCTCGGGGTTAAACAGCGTACCGTCGGGCGCAAAAGAATAGCGGCCGACCCGCGCTTCACGTTCAGCGTCGAGTTTCGCCACTTCATCCATGTAACGGCCGCTGTTCACCTCACGCTCCAAGTCGAAGCGATTTCGGATTTCAGCCTGCCGCTGGGTAACGATACTGCGGCCAACGTCGTCGAGATAACCTTTGAAACCGCTTTGGCCGAACATCGGGCCGCCGCCCTGCGATAACGCACTGCGGAGTTCGCTTACGAGGTCTGAAACCGACGCACTCAACCGCGCATCACCACCTCCCGTAGTAGGCGGTTCTGGAGGCGTAGCAGGTGCGCCAGTACCTCCAGAACCGTTACCGTTGATATTAACTGTTATGTCCCTTTCGGCCATTGTTATCTGCGTTAAAAGTCATCCAAGTTGATACTGTCGTAGTCCTCGTCGATTTCTTCCTGGCTCAGTTGTAAAACCCGCGAATCGTAATCATCACCCATGGCTTCACGCTCTTGTTTTTCACGCGCCATACGTTGCAATAATACCTCTTCGCGGTACTCATGTAACTGGTCAAAGAAACTCATCGCCCGGTGTTGCGGCGACCCGAAGGATACGCCGTGTTTTCTTCGCCACCAAAGGTCGAGCGGGAACCGCGTCAGCCACCGCGTGACGCTCTGGTCCAACGTGTCGTTAAGCGTCGGCTCCGCCTTTGGCGTTGAGAGACGGCTGAGCGTTTCCTGCCTCATACAGTTTCGACATCATCGAGTTGTACCACGGAGCAATCTGCTGCTTGTACCACGCCGTGAGTTCCGACGCCAGCGCCGAATCAACGCTCATCATCGACTGGCTCTCGGGGATGTTCAGCATATTGCGGACGGCCTTGAGTTTGATTTCGATAAATGCCATGGCGTCGATAACGTCCACGGCATAAATCATACTCTTCACGCCGCTGGCCAGCATAACACCGTAACGGCCGCCGGAATACGCGGTTTTGAGGTTCTCGATGTCAATCATCTCGCCGACGTTCGGGAACTTGACGTTGAGTTTTGCACCCCGGAACTCTACCGCTTTCACCTCGGAGAGTTGTTTCTTGTAATCTTCCATTTTTAGGACTATTTTGTTTAACAATAAAGAGAGCGCCACGGGTCTTTCGTAGCACTCTCTTTATACTTGGTGTTGGTGCACAACGCGGTTCTACTCGCTGATACCGTCAAAGAGGATTGGGGTGATGTACTCGAACTCGGTATCGCGACCAGAGATTTGCCCCTCCTGGATGTCGAAGCCCTCGCGCGTAGCGAACGCCCCCTTTACCAGGGCGAACGTTTCATAGGTAGCCTTTACGAGTCCCGTTTCGGGGTCGATTTCCCCGTCCTTCACCTTACGCTGAATAGCGAACTCCAGGCCCTCCTCCTGAAGCAGGATGGCGTTGGCCCACTCTTCGACGCTGGTGGTCTGGCGGAAAGTGCCTTTCTTAGATACGTTGGCCAGGCGGTTGAAATTGATGGAGTACGAACTGCAACTCAGCGACCCGCTCCACTCCACCGCCGGAACCTCACTGGGAGTGAGACTACCGAGGCCCACGACACGCCCGCGGCGGATGTTCTCCGTCACGCGAACATTCTTCATCTTACCGACGGCGACGCTGTTGATGCGGATAATCGCAAGCGGCGCAGTCATAACTCTTTTATTCGACATATATCGCTCCTTTCTTTAATTACGAGTTAAACACATAGTCGAGCATGTTCCCGACGAAGAACGTCTTGTTAACCGGAACGTTCGGGACAAAGTCATACGTGACCTTGTAGTCGCCGTTCTTGGCCGAAACTTTCACGTTCTTCCACGAGATAATCAGGTTGTCGTCACCAACCTTAGCCACGAGCGACGTCAGTTTGGTTTCAGTGAAGTCCTTCACGGTGTTAGGCGAAGCCTGGGCAGCCGTGTTGCCGGTAAAGCGCGTCTGGGCGTCGAGAATCAGCTCCTTGTTGAGTTGAGCCTTGATGAGGGCAATCGACAACTCGAACGTTTGGCCGTCTTCGGCGATGGTTTGCTTGTTGTTTTGAAGCGACGTGATACCCTGGTTGACGCGGTAGTAACCCGAAACCTCGCGGACGTGCATAATACCAGCCTGAAGAGCCTTAACACGCTCGCTGAACGTAAGGTCGTAGGCGTAGGCGTCGTATCCTACACGCTTGAACGTAACGGGTGTCTGAGCGGCCATACCGGCATTCAGGCCCATGATAGCGGCAGCCAGGTAAATCGACGGCAGGTTCTTGGTTCCGTTGCCGTCCTTGCGAGCCACCGTCGGCGAACCGTGGACGATTATTACCTTTTCGTCGTTGTAGTGAACGGCCAGCGCCTGCGAAGTCTGCGTAACGGTATTGGTAGTGAGCAGGTCGGTCTTGCCCTCGCCACCAGCCACGAACATAAACTCGTCGAACTTGGCGTCGTTCTTCAGGAACGTAAACAGTTTACCATTCGAAGAAGCCTTGGTTCCGTTCACCACGCCGTAGTCCGTACACAGGAAGAACGTAACCTCCAGTTCGCGGATAGCCTCCAACACGTCGGGGTAGTACTCGTTCTCGCCCTTAGAGCCCTGATAAGAGGTCGTTCCACCAGCAAACGCCGTCGGTTCCATAACCTCGATGGCCGTAGTACCTACAAACGCCGAACCCTTAGCAGGACGGAAATTGGCCATAACCATCGACGAAGTGATGAGCCAGTTGTAGAGTTCGTCGTAGGTGCCAATCTCACCCGACTGGGCCACCATCTCACCATAAGCCTGCGCCAGCGTGTAGGTGCCGTAAGGTTCGCCTGCGGCGTCCGTACCACGGTAGTTACCGCGATAAATCGTAGCAATAAATTTCGACGTATCGTCAACACCCGCCTTAATGGCCAGGGCATAGCCGACCTTCAGGTTCTCCAGCGTACCGTTCGACAGTTCACTCATATCACCCTCGGCGATACCGTTACCCACAACACCCTCATTCAAGCACGTAAGGACGATGCTGTTGTTACCGCTGCCGATGGTAAGTTTCGCCGGAACGGTAGCGGCCGCACGGGGGTAGTACAGGCGCGGCGGACCCAGCGAACCGTCAATCGGCGTAAACAGTTTCTGTGCCAGGTCGGCAATCATGCCGCCGCCCATGAAGTCTGAGAAGTCTTCGAAATTCTCGAAAGCGTAAATGGCCTTGCGCCCGGAAGCGTCAACGCCGGCAATACCCGCGCCGCCAGCGAACTCGTACGTCGCGTCGCCTGCCTTCTCCTGAGAGAGGCCCGTGTCGATAATCATGACGCGGCCAAACGAGGCCACGTTGACTACCGAAGTAGGCTGGTAGACAGTGATTGCGTACGAACCCGGCTCAACGTAGGTTTTGCCATTCATCGTTACCACAGTACTCATAATGTTATATGTTTAGAAAGTTTGGTTTTATTCGGTTTTACCGTCGCCCGGGATTATCACTTCACCGCTAAACGGGTCGCAAATGTTATAATTGTAGCTGATGGCCTTTACGACTTGGGAGCGCAATCTTGTTGGAACAGTGACCTCGTATTTGAACGCCAGCGTGAGGGCTTTGTGGAATACCGTTGGCGGAATTATGTCCTGTTGAAGGATGATATCGCCACCCGATACTCGCGGGATGCGTAAACCTACCAAGTCGAGATTCGGGGCGTACATCAGCAGCATGGCTTTGAGTACGTTGTAGGCTATCATGGCCTCGGAGGCGTTATCCGACGTGATGAGAATTTGATACTGCGCATCCATCCACTGCGTGTACATGAACTGGTCGGCCTCAGCATCCCACTCCTGTCCTTCACCCAGAGGGGCGTTAGCGGCTTGTTCGCCGGGCAAAATGATGTGAACGGCCAGGGCGGTCGTGACCTGGGCGTTGTATCCCAGGTGAACCTCCAAATTCGCCGGATTAGAGAATATCTTGACCGCCTGGCGGAAATAGTTGTAGGCGTTCATGTGGATGGGTTGGCCGTCTTCGTTCTCGCCAAGCAGCTGGAAGAGGATAGTGTTCCGGACTTCTTGCGGCGTGGCTAACGCGATATCGTCGCGTATCATCTTCACGATGGCCGTCAATACGCGGGCGATAATCACCTCGGGGAGTATCAGTGCATCTACTTTCATAAGTTCTCCAAAAAGTTTACCGATTCGTTGTGTACTATGGTTTCGATGTCTGTTTGGTCGATGGCCTTGTCGGAGAACCGCCTTGCCGTCAGCCCCGGGAATATCCAGCTGAGCGGGTCGCTGTTCTTCGAAGCGCGTCGGAACGAAACATACATATTCTGGGTCGTACGTGCGTAAACGCCTGTCTGCTTGGTGATGCCCTCGTAGATGGAGTGCTTACGCAAATAAGCCGCATAGGCAGGCGAACGGTCTGTTGCGGCTATGGCCCGACGCTCCGTCGGGATGTTGTACGGCGTAGGAATCTGTGAGGCACGTAGCCGCTGCCCGGTTACGAACGTGCGGACCACGTCGTAAACCTCTTTAGGCATTTCGTCAGAAAATCCTGCCTGACCCACCGTGCCTGGCGTACCGTGACGGAACGGAACGGTCAAGTACCAATCGCCGCCAGGACGTAGTACCGTGCCGTCCTTACGCAGTACGGGTACAGTGTGGCGGACTCGCGATGACCGCTGGAAATACTCCTTCTGGTCGAAAGGGGTTGCCCCGGCCTCCAGCATCACAGGTAATTCCCCTGTCAGGACAATCGACTTGGCGAAACGGCCGCGGTCGATAATGTTAAGATTTTGGAGGTACTCGGGGCGCGTGGAATTCAGCCCCTGCTTGGCCAGTGCTTGCCAGTTAGCGTACACAGCAGCCGTTACGGCTTGAACACAGAGTTCGGTTAGGTCGTCTATCTGGGCCTGTGTGAGACCAAACTGAGCACCTAAACCGCTAACGTCTATGTTGATTGGCCGTGCCATTATTTCACGGTGTTATCGTACGGAACATCACCGTAGCGCATGGGCGGGAACACATACTCAGCCTTGCGGCCAACTACCTTTACAGGCATCGCCGTCAACGCTTCACGCCGCGTGGCGCAAGGTTTTCCCTCGCGTACCTGCATGAGTTCGCGGTCAACGTCGATTATGTGATATACAGGATAGTGCTTGTAACGAATAGAAATGGTCAAATTACCGACTTTAGCGTTCGGGTCGTTACTTTCTACCATGCCGATTAAATCCTTGCTGAAAACGACCCTGTTCTTATCCAAACGGAACTCAGCTGTGGTAAGCGGCCGCAACGGTTCACCGTCGGCCACGTGGAGGAAGATGTCCGTTACCTCCAGTGGTTCATACACCGGATAGGCGAACAGTTCGTTACGGTAAATAGTAGGCCGCAATATCTCGGAGAAATAGCCCTCCAAATCCAGCAACACCACGCGGTCCATGAATCCCATACGGTCCACGGCGCGAGCGGTGATAGCCGCCGTACCGATGTTGAGTTCACTCCACTCTTCGTACTTACGGCGGTTGCCCATGGTCTGGGCGATGAGGCGCGTCTCGCGGCGATTGACGAAGAACCATCCACGCCCGTAGCAATTTTGACACGTGGACGACGCCTGGCCGCTGGTCTTATCGACGCACGGGCAACGCATGGCGCGGTCGATGTAGGCGTCATACCCCTGGTCGTAAATAAGGCGTTCAAAACGCCCGACATCCCACCCCACGGCCGGACGCCCCGGTTGTGCGGGGGTCAGGCTCACGGGTGGGGTATCGACGAGCGAGGCACTCAATATGGGTTGTTTCTTGGCCATTATAAGACTTCAAAAGCTATACCGCGGTACTGGTTCTTCAAATTCGGCAACTGTTGGTTCAGTTCGTCGAGGTATTGTTTGATGCGGCCGCCGAAAAGGCCGCCCTGCGCCGAACGTGTCAACGGCGTGTTCTGCGACACCCCGTCAAGTGAAATACTCACTGACGACATGCCCACGCCGTATAGTACATCACCCAGAACCGCCAGAACGTTCAACGACGCCAACTTAGATATAAAGTCCAGCAGGTCGGCGGGTATTTCGTCCCATCCGGTGACGTATTTCAGCCGCCAGTAGTTCGGGATGTACTTTTGACCAAACCACCCTAAGTTAGGAGCGATACCGTTGTAAACGTACGAATTCTGCGTCATGATGGCGCCCTTTCCGCTGCCTGAGTTGGGAATCAGCGAAATGTTACGATACACGGCTACCGAAGCAATCTTCTTGATAGATAACCACTCCGAGGGGTAGCGAGTCTGCATTACAGAATTGATGAAACCGCACAACGAATGAATACAGACCACGGGGTACATCGCACGAACGAAACCCCAGTTGTTCCACTCTTCGCGAATGTAGTCGCGGCTCTCCTCAATGACCTGCTTCTTGAGTTTGATAGAAAGGAGGTGTTCAACGCGGGCCTGGGCTACCTTGATCTGGGTCTTGATGGAAGACTCCGAAACCCGCTGGCCGTCGGGCGAACACATCGGAATGCCGAAAAGGTAGTTTTCGGTCAACTCCGAAGGACTTATCACGAGGCCCTCGTTCTTGTTGTAGAGGATGTCTAATTGAAGAGTCATTTTGGTCTGTTTTGCGAGTCGTAACGGTAAGACGAGGAAACTACTCCTCGACGGCGACAGCGGCCTTGTATTTCTTTACCAGATAGGCTGCCATCAATTTGGAGTTCTTCTTGAATTTCTTGTACTCGTCCTCGGGGTATTCAGCCTCGGCGGCGGTTTCGAGCATCTCTTCGAGCGACATGGCACGAATCTGGTCGATAATTGCCTTGTCCTGGTCCTCGGCGGTTTCAGCGGCCGGAGCGGCGTCTTCCTTCACGCCCTCACCAACGGCCAGCCACTCGGGGAGCGTCAGCAGATGACGAGCACAGACTTCGGATACGTTGATTTCGCCGTTGCGGTCGATTTGAATAGTACCGTCAACAGGAACGGTAAGGCGCGAACCATACAGGGACGCATTACTGGTTTTCAGTTTCATGGTTTACGATTTAATGAAAAACAGGAGCGGGGCTACCCCCACCCCTGTTTCTCGGTTGAACGATTGTTGCGTTAGTTGGAAGCGCGGCCGATGTTGATGAGGCGAACCATCTTCTTCGGAGCGTACAGGAACGGCGTACCGTACAGCAGCACCATGAAGCGGTACGCGGGCGACAGAATCGCCAGGTCCATCTTCATCAGCGGGGCCAGCTGAGCGAACTCGATGACCTCGTTGTCGAACTGTACCAGGAACGCCTGGTCGCAGTCGGGCAGGAAATAGTTGTTGTCACGGCACAGGTCGCCGGCAGCGCCTGCATAGCCAAGTTTCAGCTCAGCCACCGAGATGTCGAAAATCGGGTAGAACTTGCTGTCCTTGGTACCGCCTTTCTTCGTGCGGTAAATGCGATAGCCCGTAGCCGGGTGAGCGTTGTCGGTAATCGAGAACTTGAGGTCAACAGCCGAGCCTGCCGTTACGACAACCGGGGTCTCGTTGACTACCAGCGACGACTCGCCGTGGCGGTTGATAGCCGCGATAGCGTAAACGTAGTTGCCGGCGCCCTCCGAGTTGAATTTCGAGGTCGTCGTGTCAGCCACAGCCGTAGCCACAAAAGGGCCCCACACGGGAGCGGCGGGCGACTTGGGATGCGTAGACTGAGCGCCAGCCATCTTGAACGGTGCCTTCTTGAAGAAGACGTCGTAGTTGAGGCCGATGCGGCCGAACTGCGAGTCGAACGCCTGAACGCGCTGACCCATGATACCGGCGCTGGTCTGGGCGGTGTTGGGCTGGATGAACTTGTTGCCGTAGAACGTCTTGACGAAGTCCGACAGCACGGCAGGGGGAGCGTACAGCTCCGTGCCGAGGCCGTAGTTCTCGACGATCGAGTTGGCGGCGGTCTCGATGGGGTCCTCGTTCAGGGCGCGGCCGCGCAGGTCGATAACGTTTTCGGAGTTGAGGTAGGCGTCGAGGCCACTCCATGCGTCCGACTGCAGCTGCTGAGCCAGCAGACCGTTGAACTCCTGCGGGATGATGTCCGAGTTGCCGAAATACAGCGACTTGTTCAGCTTGCGGAGAATCCACAGCGTACCGTCCTTGATGGTGCGCTCCATGATGTTACCCACCATCGTGTTGACGAGGGTCATCTGGTGCGTCACGGACTTGGTTACGCCGAGGTATTTCACCAGCTGAGCCCGACGGATGTAGATCGAGTCCTCCTCGTCGGGGAGTTCGCCCTCGTTGGTGAAGCCACCGCGGTCAGCACCGTACGATGCCAGCTGGTTGTACTCCTCAACGGTGTTGTAGGCGGCCTTTTTCGGCAGGTTCTTCCAGAGAACGATGTCGCTCTCGCGGAACGTCAGGTGTTTCAGAGTACGCTCCAGCGACTCCACCTTCAGCGGAGCACCCGAGGCATCGGTAAGGTTCGTCGTCTGACGACCCGTGATGTCGGTTGCTTCGAGGGCTTTGTTCAGCATAGCGACCTCTTCCTGGCTGGACGAGCCGTACTGAGCACCACGCGCTTGGATGCCATAGTCGGCGAGATTGATAGAAAGTCTGTCCATGGTTTGGAATTGATTATGTTATGGAAAATTGTTTGGGTGTTTACTCTACTACCTCGTACCCGGTCTCGGCCTTGAGACGAGCGATGATGTTCTTGGGGAGACCGTCAGCCGGACGTGCCTCAAACGCCAAAAGCGCATCGCCGTACTCCTTGTCGTAGCCCTTAGCGAACGACGCCTGGTCGAGCAACGAAGCAACGGCACGGGGGTTCTCGCGGAGCGAGATACGGGTGGTATCGCCGCCCTTTTCGATGTCACCGTTGCCGGCGCCCTTAGCAAACGCACGGTCGATAACCGTAGCCGAGCGCAGCGACTTCGGACGCGGCACCTCGCTGCCGTAGCGTTCCAGTTTGGTGGCGAAGCCCTCGATGACATCGGTCTGGCCCTTGATGATGTTCTCCAGTTCGGTGATACGCTTAGCGTCCTCAGCGCGTTTCTGGCGAAGATCGTTCACCAAGATGGCCGTGGCTTTGATGTACGACTTGAAGTCGTTACCAACGCCCTGAATGGCTTTCAGGAGGTCGACATCGCCGCCTTTCTTCATCTTGCCACCCTTTTTCATCTTGGCGCCGTTCTTGTCGCACTGCTCGAAGCCCTCGTCATCGCCCTCGGTCTCCTCTTCGGATTCCTCCTTCTTGCCAGCCTTAGCGTTACGCATGTTGGCGGCATTGTGACGCGGCTCGTCGTCATGGGTTTCGTCTTCCTTACCCATCTGGCCGTCGGCGTCGTCACCTTTCTGCACGTCTTCAGCACCGGAAGCCTTACCCTCGGGCGTGAGCCCCAGAGCATCGTATGCCTTCTCGATGTCCTCGGAAGTGATGGATTTGCGTTTGTTCATAACCGATATATTTTTGATTAGTGTATACACTTCGTGCGCATTCGGTATTGTAATATTTGGAATATCGCGGAAGATAGCTTCCATGACGGAAGATTTGGAAAACGTTTTCTTCGGCTGGCCATCAACTGACTCCGGAGCCAACGCCGCACCAGACTCTGTAGTCAGAGCCTTTTTCTCGGTTTTACCGCCACGCTCTTCGGCGTTATCATCCTCTTCCTCCAATTCAACCTCAATACCGTCGGCGTCCACCTGACCTTTGATGATGTTAACGAACGTATGCGGGTTTTTGGGCATGTGTGTTACGGCGACACCCGTAATAACAGCCTTGACGATTTTGTTGTAAAGAGGCGATTTCTTGTCGTTAGAACCACGCTTCAGAACCTTTCCCTCGATAGAATACCCCAGGCGGCGCGTCTTACTGTCCTCTTCGAGGGTTTTGGCCAATTCATAGACCTCGTTGGCCATAGGGGACGAAGCGTAAAGGTCGCTTTCTATCCAAAGACCCTCGGGTCGCAGTTCTACTTTCGACGGTTCGCCAATGATAGCGGCTGGAGAGTTCTTGGCCTGGTGGTGCCAGTTGACCATTCCGGAGTTCTTCAGCGGCTCGACGTCAAACCCCGAGGGGTCCAAATACTCTCCGTCGGCGTCCTTATCCATAGTAGAGGCAATACCGCCGATACGCATAACGGGTTCTCCCGCTTCGTCGGTGGCCTTCTCGATGCGCCCGATGGGGCACCAGAAATTGAATTTATCGTCCTTAAACATGTTCTACGACTATTGTTACCACCGTTATACTTGTAATGTTGAATCGTGTTGGTGCGACGGCAAAATCCGTCACCACCCAGTGGACGGCCCTTGGGGGTGGTTCTGTTACAAAAGGTACAGAAAATCTTAGAAATTGGAGTGACGCCCGATACGCAATGGTGAATTCAGACGCAGGGGAAGGCGATTCTCAATCATTTCCACTTACGCGAGCATTGAAAGCCACGGATGTGATCTTAATTACGTGGCGTAAGAGCAGTGCATCAAGTGCGGACTGTGAAATAGCAGGACAATCAATATTCCATCCTGGGGCGTATAGTTATGATGTGGCTCTTGAATTGGTAGAAGAGTTTCAGGACAACAGTAATTATTATGGGTTGTTTTTAAGTCAAAGTACAACAGAAGTGCCCTCGGCAAGTTTGGACATACATGCTGTTTCATATGGTGCTAATACTTACGGCCCTGCATATCTAATAACAGGAGTGTATAACATTTCCGGAATTTAACAATAATCCCCCTCGTAATTGAGGGGGATTTTGTTATAACTTGGCGTATATATTTCTGATACGTATAATTCCGCCTGATACATCGGAGTCCAAACCATACGTTGTTGTTACAATGACAAAACTTGTCTGGCTATTTATCGTTGCAACATTCAGTTTTACTTGACCTTCGTTTGCGCCGCCTAAAGCGCGAGAATTTATATCACACATCGTACTACCAGAAGCTAAACGGAAGAACATTAAAGCAGAAGATGTTTTTACCATGCCTCCAGTAACTGATGTCTGTACATCAGCTTCTATGAAACAAGTAGTATTGGCTGGTACTGATCGGGTTAATGACGCCACAGTAACAGAGTCATTACAAAGAGAGCAATCTATATAACCACCATTAACTTTAGTATATCCTGGAATTGGAGCTGTGTGCATACCTAAAGGGAAAGTGCTACTGTCTACAACCTCACCGCCATTGTTTATTACCATCTGGGCTCTGTATAAAGGAACTGTCCCACCACCCGGATAGACTAATAGATCTACACCAATGTAGCAATAATCTCCGCCGTCATATACACATTGTGCATATCCACAAACTGTTGATTCCTCTACTGTAATGTGCGATGCAGTAATAGATATATAATCATATATATCAGAACCTGGATCAATGTAAATAGGCAACATTTTGCCGCACTCAAATTTGGGGAATGCTGTTGCTACAACCGTTGCCACGCTTTCAGCATCCGCAACAACGATTGGTTCTGCTGTCCCTCCACCCCCAAGGGCCGTCCACTGGGTGGTGCTCCCGATGCAGGCTCCCAAATACGCCTTAGTCGATCCTGACTTGAAAGCGAAGATTTGGAAATAATCTCCTTCGTTGCTGCCCATGGAGATGAAACCATTGAAAATTCCAGACTCCGGAAATTGGTTCGTCGTAGAAGCCGTAACATTCCCTGTGTAGAAAGGTATAAAATCACCCGGTTTGTAGCTATAAAGCAATGCCGATAATGGGCCTTCAGTAAAGGCAGTAACCTGTACGGCTTGTCCCAAACGAGTAACTGGAGTATCACTCCATGTTACAACATCATCTTCCAGATTTGCATACCCTGTATAAAACACAGCCTTTGCTGTATCTACCATCATATAATACAGCAATCTTTGGTCTCCGGTTATGAAGATAGGACTTGCAATGGCTACACCTACAAACGAAGTAGCTCCATGATTAGAATTAGGGATGTTGCTTGCATCATTGGCATAGAATAAGAAACTCTGACCATCCTTGGTAATATTAACTGAGGGAATAGCAAAGTCTGTTATTTCCACAACCCGAATATCGCTTTCCATAGGAATTTTCTTACCTTTCTTCATTTCGACGATCCACTGATCGTCGGTAAGATCCTTTAGACTGGCACCTCCGGTAAGACCAAAGCCGTCTCGAATAAATATCGAGGGCGGAGTGGAGCTACGAATATCGAATAAAATTCCGAACGCTAAGGTTCCTGCGGTATTGATAGAAACCAACCCGAAGCAATTTTCACTGTTACCGATGACTTTTGCACGACCATTTCCTGAAAGGCTGTAAAGAATTTTCAGCGCTCCAAGAAGTGAGTTGGTATCTTTGATCTTCTCAACACCCTTAATGGAAACGGCTTCGAAGCCGCTCATTAATACTTGATTCAACTGTACCTTATTGGCAATTTGGGTAGCAGTCACCTTCTCTGTAGCGGAAACCTGAAACTCCTCGTTTCCGGTAAGGGTCGAACGCTTCGTCAGGTTCGACATGTCAATAAAAGTAGGCATATTGTTATGATTTATAAATTTACAAACTTATAATTGTCACGCCATAATTTCAACGTGCAACGCGGGTTCGTTGGCGTCTACAGATACCTTGGCGCTGGCGTACTTTACGTCGCTCAGCGGCGTGATAATCTTGCGGCACTTTTCCTCGTTGGCCAACGCGTTGGTGAAGTCACGCGGATTCTTCATTCGCACAATCGACAGGTCGATGATGTTACACTGGCGATACAACTCTTCCGTCGTGCAATGAAGCGATACGCGCTGACCCATGGCGGCCTGACGTTCGATTTCAGCCACCATCAGTTTCTCAACCTCGGAACGGGCCATTTTCTTGCAGTTGTCGTCGAATACCTTGGCGACGGCCGCACCCGGGGCGCGGTAACGAATACGCTTGCCGGCGTAAAGGTTATCAGCCATGGCCTTGGCTTGGGCTTCAGGAGTACGCAACGTCGAAGTGATAACGACGTCGGGGTTTTTAGTAGCGTCAGCCACGCGGCTGATAAGGTCCTTCACGGTGTCGTTAATCGCGAATGCCGAAGGATTATTGTACGTAATGTTCGCCATGGTGTACTGTAATTTTAAGCGATTCCAAACTGATTGAGTTCATGTTCATCCAATCCAGCAAGTAATCCGATTTATCGGAGTTGCTTAATTTTACAAATTCGCCAGGCGTAATACCTTGCTTCCGGAGGTAACGCGTGAATCCGTCCTCCATCATTGCGATACGATGACCCTCCATGGCCACACGCTGGAACAGAGGACTCAACTCGTCCAACGATAGCGTCTCGCGAATAGTATCACGAAACTTTATGGCGTCAATATCGTTCAGCATCGGCAAATCACCTTTGAACGGTATCAACTCCGAGGGTTGTTTAAGATTTACATACGGCGACGCCATACCGCCAACAACCGAGGTTGTCCGCATGCGCGATATACCGTATTGTGGTTTCTTTTTCATACTATTTTCGAGTAATGATTTTCGAGCGGTTCAGCACAATCATGAAGGAATTACCGCAGTAGTTACCGTCGGGCTGGATGAGAGCGTCGTATCCTTTCAGAGCGGCATAAACACCCAGTGGTTCCTTATCGTTGCCCTCATGAACGCTTTTGTAAATAGCGGCATAGATATCCTTATCAGGGTCGCCAACAGAGGTTACATTGATTTTGCTCACCGCATCGCGCTTATCCTGATAAACGGTGTACGCCTTACGCTGCTCTCCCTGAAGACGCTTGATTTCGTCGCCGAGGTTGTTAACGGCTTCTTCCACAGCGTCCTCGATTTTACCGTAGTGCTCGCGCATAATCCATTCCTTGAACTGGCGAACGGGGTAGTTGTAAGGGCGGGCGAAACCGTTCTTGCGCTTGATGGCGTCGTTCTCGTACCGATAGCGCGAGAACACGAACCGTTCCGCCGTATTCGGCATCTTAATGACGTAATCGCCCGTACCGTTACCCTTTTCCGTGATAGTACCGCCGTTAGCGGTGACCCAGCCGCGGAGGTGATTATCCATGAAGTCGTCGAATTTCATGTACGCCGGGTTGCCGTCATCGTCGATAGCACCCCAGTCGATTATTTGGTCAATCTGTAACGGAATGTCAACATACGAAGCATCGTCCCAATGCATACTGGACTTAACCTGCTTCTTGGTGTTATCGGTAAGGTTTTCGAGTTCGTCGCTGACACGGTCATATTCGGCCTTAGCGTTGTCGAGTTCGGTCCGCGCGGCTTTCAGCGCTGCCGAGTTACCAGCGGCCAACTGCCTGACCTCCTCCATGGCGTCCGCGACGGTTATGACCTTGGCGTCGTCCTCGAGACACGCCTCAATAACGGCGCCAGCGCCAGCGTATCCGAGTGCGTTATGGTATGCCGAAGTCTTTTTGTATCCCGAAGGAGTGCGGTCGGCGTTGCTGGAGTCGTTGACGTGAAAATAAATTCCCTCGCCGTAGATACCAACAGTTCCATAATAGCAGGCGTCGTTGTATTTGAAGTCGTCGGCAAAGTAGTTTTTGTCGCTTCCACGCGGGGCAACGCCGCGGAACATATGATACTTAGCCGAAGCCGCCTTGGCCCAGAACGCAGCGTCGTCAACGACATCGGGGCGAGCATCAAAACCACGAGCGGCACAAATGGTGGAAAGCAACTCCCACCCGGTATCTCCGCCGTGTCTTTGTAATTTTCGATAGTAGGCGCCACCGTCCTGATTCTGCCAAAAATCGTTCACCTCGTCCTCTGTAAATTCGCGGTACATATCCGCTTGAGATTTCAGCGTCCGAGGTTTAACTTGGCGCGTGGTGCGGCGCAACTCAACCTCGTAGTACCCGCGGATGCGGTCCAGGTCCTTGAATCGGGCCTCGATTATGGCACGCATCTTAGGCTTCGACGCCAATCTTCCAGCGTCGAAAAATGCCAGAATTTCTTCTTTACGGGCTTTAAGCGCGTCAATCTGGTCAATAAAATCCTGTGGCTTGAGGTTGGCTATGATACTGGGATTGTAGCGTACCATGCCGTCCCAGTCGATTTGGTCGTTGAACGGTTTTTTGGCTCCTTGTGCCCGGTAATTGAACGCACTGCCATTATCGACGCGGTAAACCTTCCCTGCCGCATCTACCAGGCAGTTGTCGTTCTGATAGACATCCCAGTTGGCCAGAAAGGCGTCAACAACAAAACCTTTAGCCATGGCGTCATAGTCCTTAACCTGGGGTTCGGACATACCACGCATGTAATTCGAGATAAGCGTCAGGTCGGTGCCGTCGTCATACAACTCATAGTCCGGCGTGTCCAACCCCAAGAGACTGTACACCTGCGCGGCGTAGTACTCTGCCGCAACGTGACCGCGATTGGTGTTCTTTGAACTCTTGACGACAAATTCGCGGCCCTTGGCATCCTTCATCAGGACGGCTCCCGTGGAACCGCCTAATTTCTGTACAAAGGTCAGCTGCGAGGGGTCGGCGGGGAACATTTCATTCACCTCCTTTTCCTGTTGAGCCAACATGACTTTGGAACGAAAAGCCCCTTTTCCAACAGGTATGCCTTGAGGATTCTTGTACACACGCCAGTCGTAGGTAGTTTTGGCGTTTGGTGTAAGCGTCCAAATGTACACCACGCCATTGACTACCTTAGTCTGACCAGGCATGATAGCCTTTACGATATCCGGGTCCTGTTCAACGCCGTGGAGATGGTCGTACAACGACTTGGTTACATACAGGCTGTACTCGTAGTCATCGACGAACTCGGAACGGGCCTTGTACGCTTCACAGGCTTTCTCCAATACGGCGTCAGAAACATCGCCCTCGGCATTACGGAGGGCGAAAGTTTCCAGCGCTTTTCTCAGTTCGTCCATAAACTATCCGAACAAAAGGGTTTCTGCTTTTTCAATCGACATATCGTCGGCGGGTAATGCACCGAGGTCCGTGGCACGGGCTTTCCACGTATCGGGAATCATATCCTCGGCACCGAGCGATTTGGCGCGGCGTTTAATCCAACGCCGGGCGCGTTCAGGATTCTTGGCGTTGCCGGCCAGACGGATGGCGTTCTTCACGTCGGACTTGTTACGAATCGGGAACGAACCGTCAGGGAGAGCCTCCTTTTTGTCGGCAAGACGCTCACGCTGCTTTTCGGTAAAATCGGCCTTTTCGAGCGATTCTGCGGAGTCGAGTAACGCTTCGGCCTTGGCTATCTCATCGGAGGTTTCGACAGGCTGGATGGCCTCGTACACGAATCCTTTCGTCAGTGCACGTACTGCGGCCCGCTCCCACTCCTTTTGCTTATCGCCGATGAGGTTGGTCCACTCACCGCCTATCTTGGCCATCCTGTTAGAACGGTCGGTAGAACGCTTCTCCGACAGGATGGTTCCAAAGGTACGGGCGGTAAACTTAGCGGGGTCGATTTTGTTCTTATTCTTGACGATAAGGTCGTACAGCTCCTTGCGCTCCTTCTTGTCCTCTTCGGGGTCTTCGAGGTGCGGCTGCTGGGGGATATCCATTTCCTCGCAGCGGTCCTTCAGAACCTCGATAGTTTCATCGACGGTAAGATATACCTCCGACGTCAGCGTAGCACGCGAAATGATGGCCTTAGTGTCCTCGTTCTTCGAAAGATTCACGAGGTCCTTGTTGGTCATGATAATGATACGGCCCGTGAATACGAAATTCGACTTGACGTCCTCCGGGTCGCCGACTACGCGCTTACCTGAAGCGGCGGTGGCTTTCTTCATGATAGAAGCCAGGTCGGTGCGGGTGATAACGGAATCGGTATCGTCGAACAGAAGAATCTTACCGTTGTGAGCTTTCAGTACGCCCAGCAGTTGCTTCTTGGAGTTGATGTCACCGAGTTCAACGTAGTCATAGTCGCCGTCACCCGGAGAGTCGGTTTCAGCGTCGAACGGACGCTTGTTGAGCAGTTCGGCAATCTTCTTGAAACCGTAAGATTTACCGATACCTGCACCGCCAGCCGATATCATGAACCGCTGCTCCTTGTTATCGAGGAACTCCAGATACTGGCGGTTCAGGTCGTACATGACCTCAACGGGCGGTTCGTAATCGGGGTCCTTTTTCTTCATCGCATAGACGAAGCGGTCGTAAGCGATACGGTCTTGACGGCTCTGGAGTTTGTTGAACTTTTTCTGAATGCGCGGGTCCTCAGGGTTGAGGAACCAGTCTTCGACGATTTCGCCATCGTCGTTACCGCCCTCGCCGTCGTTGATGTCCACCTTGGCTCCGGTGGTGGTAGGCGCAACAGGGTCCTGTTGAGCAGTCATCTTCAGCAACGTGGACAGCGTTCCGCTGGTGTCCACCTGCGACATATCGGCGTTACGAGATTTCAACTCGTTGTAGGCAATATGCCGCAACTGGGCGTTGCCTTTAGGGTTGTTAACAACCTTCAAAAGGTTATCGTCGCTGGTCTTCTTGGCCCACGCTTCAAGACTCGTCACAGGACCTGAATTACCCGACTCTTTGCCAGTATCGGCGCTGGACTTGGGTTTAGCGTTCTTTTTCTCGTGACGCCAATCGAATTTGCCAGGCTTGTATTCCGTCCACACCCACGGCTGGGTAGGGTGGTGGTCGCCGACGTTGTGCTTCGCTTTTTCAAATTGTTCTACCATAAAATAAGCATTTGTAAACTTATATTTGGCATACAAACAGGGGATGCCTCGAAAGCATCCCCTGTTGTTACTTGTTCTCCCATTTGAGAGGCAGTGGTATGTGGAAAAATTCTTCCATCATCTTATTGGTACTCTTTTGCACCTCTGGAGAATCTTCGCCACATTCCAGGTGTTTGTTGACATATTTCTTCCCGCCCTTACAAATACGAATTATTTCTTCAGCATTGGCGCGAGCGTTAAACAATTCCAAAGCCACTTTGTAATTATGGTCCGTATCAGCGAGGTACTTTTCAGGGTCCATACGCAAAGCGTCTTTTAACATCTGAGCAAACTGTTTTGGGGTCGCATCCCAGGGAATGGCTATCTTTTCCATTACGTCGAAAATCGGGTCTTCAACTGTAAGACTTTCCGGCGTAATGCCACGATAGTCTCGTATTACGGGGTATGTACCATGAACAAGTGCTTCGATGATGAACCCATTTATGTGAGTACGGCCATGAAGCGAACCATACGGGCTGTATTGCGGGTCGATGGCAAACTTAGCATTATCCAGCACGTCGCTTACCTGGCTAACACTCAACAGCCCAAAGTACTCCATGCCACATTCCAAGGCCCGGTTCCAAATAGTAACCTTACCCTCGAGAGCCGGGTCCAAGTCGGGGTCATAGGTTTTAGAGCATATGTATCGCGGCTTAATTTTCACCGGAGCCGTCATGTAGTTCTGTTCGATTCCTGCACCCGCCAACCAACATGTGTGCTGCTTCTTGGCGTTAATGTACGGAATAGCGCGAATGTACTCTTCCAAGTGCTTAACTGGCTTGAAAATGTGCCCTGCAAAGAAATCCACCTCGCGCGACTTCATCGGCGTAGCCGGGCTCTTCTTCTCGTCAAGAAAGCGTGGATTGAGAAGCAAAGAGCGCGGTATGCCGATATTCTCACAGCATTTGTATCCCACAAGGTGAGCAACGGCCAAGAACAGAATCTTGTCCTTTAGCACAGAAAGATATGTATTGCGTTTGTCAGGCGAAATATCATGCACGATATACACCTGCGATACACTGGACGGCAAGTCGAAGAATTTGTACCAATAATCGAACGGCTGTCCGTTTTTACCCTCCCAGGCGCGGTTATGCGTAGGAAGGAAATTCCATAGAACGATATCCGCCGTGTCCGCCAATTTATGCCACTGTTCGAGCGCCCCCTCTTCGTAGACCGGAATTCGGTTAGAGGGCGGAAGCATGTAGCCCTCTATGCTGTTGCACCAATAGCCAACATTTGCGTCGTATTCAAAACCCGACGACGACTTATACTTATAATCGCCAGATTTCAACTCAGCACATTTAGCGTCATACGCCTTTTGGGTTATCTTACTGGGAGAAAGCCGAAACAAGTCGACATCACACCCCAGAGATTTGAACCCTTTAATTATCTCCGTTACATAGGCAGCGATGCCTCCGTAAGGGCTCATTACAAATTCACCAATAAGAACTTTCATATTTTGCAATTTTAGGTTTACACGTTTGATATACTTGTGAAAACGTGAACACAACGTCAAAACGGTAATTCACCCTCGTACCATATTTCCTCGGGCGGGTTCTGCTCTATAAAACGCTGGTATTTATCCATAGTGGCTTCCAACGAAGGATAAAACCGTATAACCAACTCCCACTTAACGTCAAACATATCGTCGCACGATACCCGGCGTTTCATCAGTAGGTTTTCGCTGTTATAACATTGCACGCGTACTTGTTCACAGCCTCGCGATGCATACGAATAAGGGAAGTCGCGATAATATTCCGCGCTGGACGCCGTGTCATATACCGTATCGTGGATAAACTGGTTGAACGGGTGTCCTGCACCGAGAGGCGCCAGTAACGTGTAACCGGGGTTGCGGCGCATAAACTTACGCAAATAATCGCGAAGCGTTTGTTCAGCGAAATTAAGCCCGTCAGAGTCGTATTTATTCCGAAGATACGTATAGACCGCTTCATAGCTTAAATCCCTACATTGGCTCTGAAAATTGCTACAACGGACATCTTCTAACTCCAGGTCCAGACAATCCATGGATATACCCAGAAAACCGTACAGTTGGCGCTGTTCCTCGACGCGTTTTGGGTCGCTATCTACAGTAAGCACCCGAACGTCATATTCGGGTGCTACTAAAACGTGACAAGCGCTCATCAGGAGGTCACCCGCGTGCGGCTCGACACAGAGGTACTTTATTTTTCCCATGGCCGTTTGTAAATCTCGGCACAGGGGCCGTCCTTCGATACGTCCTCAGCCATACGGCGAATTTCCGGCGTGATAGGCGGGAGCGTTTTCTTGCCCATCTTATCAGGCAGGAAACCGACGCGGACGCTGACGTGTGTACAACCCTGGCACGGACGGAACCGACGGTCGTTGTTGTACAGCATCACGCGGGCAGCGTGGAAGCGCGGATGATTCCAGAGGTCTTCGATAGGCATATCGTGGACATTGGCGATAGGATACTCGCCGCGGAAGTCGTCACAGCACAGGCACACCTGGCCGTTCCAACGTACATCCAGTTCGCGGAACGGGAAAGTACAGCGTTTGTTGTTGAATGAGTCGTCGAGCGGGAACGCCGCGCCGCAGTGGTTAGCCAGACGACGCGTTCCTTTGTTGATGTCATCCTCGGTAAGTGGCGGCAACAGCAAAATACGACGCCCCTGCTTGGGGAGATAGTACGGAACGCCAGGTTCAAGGGCCGTGACGTTGTACTTTTCAATGTCGATTTTATCCACAAAATTCCAGTCCCCCTTGGCAGTATAGCAATCGACCAAAATGTCGTTGATTCCTGCTTCGAACAGACGGTCGAGATAAGCCGCCGTATCATCTGTGCGGTTGATGCCATAGCCGTTAGTGTACATGTGAAAAACGGTTTTCGGCAAATACTTACGAAACACGCCGATAATATCAACCAACTTAGGGTTTAACGTAGGTTCGCCATGCATAGCAAACACGATTTTACATTTCCACCCCACGCGAGCCACTTCCGACGCAATACGCTCAGCAGTTTCAAGCGTCATAAAGAGCCACGGTTTGGTACCTTTTTCACGCATACCGCGCAAACCGCAAAACGAACATCCCAGGTTACACCCCTCAGTTGGCTCGACCTGGATGGTGAACGGGGGGTCTTGTACGATTTTGTTTTTCATTATTTGGTAACTTTAATGTTAAGTTTCAAGTTCTTTAACTTTGGGTCCTTAAACTGGCGTTTGACGGGCTTGGTGAAAGCGCGAGTTGCGGGGTCCCAATCAAAGCCGTCAGGAACGTAATTAATCGTACAACGGCAGTAGGGGTGCGTCGGGTTAATCGTAGGGAGCCACTCTGCCGCCTTACGACCGATGTTGTTACCGTTAGCGATAAGGTCTGCCAAACGGAACAGTTTCGGTCTCGAGGTAGGGTCCTCGGGGTCTTCTAAGTACAACTTCCGGCACTTAGCGCACGCGCCTGGATAGACGTCGAAATACACTTTGGCGTCAGGCCCGTGTTGCTTGAAAATACTTTCGGCACGGCCCACGTTGTAGGCTTCGTGCAGGAGGTAGTACGCAATACGCAGCCAATCACGTCCCCAGTCTTGGGTAAGGTTCCCCAGTTCGCTGGCTACATACCGCGCCCCCTTACGGAGTTGAACGGCTTGAATGGCCTTATCCTTGATTTGTTGGCGTATAGCGGCCTGCTGGCGAAAGTTAGATTTGAGGATGGCATTGCGCGTACCGGTAACGATACGGTTGCCGAGCGACGTGATGTCGGTATAGGCGCGGTTCTTGAGGTAGTTGAGCGCGTTTTCCTCCTGCTCGGTGAGCGGTACGAAATTTCCCGACTTCAGGAACTGGATAAACTGCTTGTAATTCATCTTCTTGGCGCGTTGATCGCCGAGTGCCTCAGCCAAGATACCGAACAGAAAAGCGTGTTCGATGATGCCTTTCGTGTTCTTGTACTTATCGACGTTGACCCCCGACGCCACCAAGATATCAATCTCCGACTGGGTCAGAAAGTCCAATCCGACGTGCTTGGCGATAAACAGGTACTGCCAACGCCGGAGAATACCGACCATGTCGTCTATTTGGCGGTTGTTAAAAATCATCAGTCTTCGTCTTCCTTTATTTCACGTGCCTCAGGTCCATCAGCAGCCTTTACTTTACCCGCTTCAGCGGGGTCGGTCTTTGGCGTCGGATGAGCGACTTTCTTCTTGATTCTCACATCGTCTGCAGCCAATTCATACGGAAACGGTTTCGGCGCTCCGTAAATCTGGATAGAAATTCCATCAACTCCATTACCCGGATATTGCACCTTCGCTTCGGTGTATTTCAACAAACCGTCTCCAAAGCGATATCTGACCATCACAATATCCCCAGGTTTTAAGCGGTCTTCTTCGCCAATAGGTTTAGCAGAAAGAAATTCTTCCTGGGTATAATTCCAGTTCTTATCTACCTTTCGTTTGCTGGCGGTTTTACGCTTTTTATGAAGATAGCGTCCCGAACCAAAACCGCCTTTCTCCAGCGTATCGCCGTCGGTGAGGCTTCCTTCAAAAGCACCTATGGCTTTACGCAAGTGGTCGTGGCGGTATCGGTTAGCCTCATGAAAGACTCTTGTCACTTCGTCTATTTCCATAATCTTACTCGTGATTCGTGACCGCGTTTGACGACCATACGCAGGCCGTTCAGTAATTCGATTTCCGCACTGTCGCCGTCGGATTTAAGAACTTTCCCGAGCCTGTAATAAAATCCTGCCTCGGCGTTTCCGGTCTTTACGATAACGGTATTATTCTTGGGGAGTTCGTCTAAGCCCTTAACCTTAACGGCGTCGTCCTCAAACATCTTTTTCCAAAACCAATCGATATCAGGCCAGAGGCGAACCTCTTCGTTGGCTCCAATCGACGCTGTAATCAATGCGCCATTAGGAAACAAATTTACCTCACACTTACCGTCGGCGATGCGTCGTAGCGTACCTATGTTGTATTTGAACTTACCTTTGTCGTCTTTAACACGAACGACAACCCATACCGGGTACGGCGGTTCCTTTTCCAACTGACTGTTTTCGGCAATTATCGTGCCGATGTACCAAACCTTTTCAGTCTTTGGCGCCGACAGCGCCCAAATCTGTTCCCTTTGCTTCATCTTCCTTTAATTCTTTAACCGCCACAGCCGTAGCGTCGGCGATGTATTTCAGTACATCGCCTAACGCAGCGGCGTTGTTGGCGTTCCATTCGCGGATAAACCGATCTTCGTACTGAGTAACGGTGGGGAACGGTGACGGAAGAAAATGCGTATGTTTGGCGTTGTAAGGCATTACTCGTCGTCTTCGCTGGCAATCATCGCGTCAAGTTCCTTGCGGCCTTTCTTCGATATTTTGACGCCAGCCATCTCGAACATGTTTTCGATTTCGTCGGCGAGGTCGCCATCTCCGGGCTCCGACTCTACACCGCCCGTATCGACGGGGTTCTCACGCATGTAGCGAGCCAGTGCTTTGATAGCGCGGGCGTCGCCCTTTTCTTTCACGAACGACTTGAAGCCCTTGGTGTCGAAGTCGGTATCGTTCTCAGCCATATCGTTGAAGCTATCAACGTACTTACCAGCGTCGTCAACGTCGGCATCGGCGTTAGCCTCTTCGCGCATCTTGTCCAGAGCGGCTTGTCCTTTCTTCGAAAGATCGATGCCGGCCTCCTCGAACATATTCTCGATTTCGTCGGCAATCTCGTCATCGTCCAGGTCGCTCTGGTTGGCGTCAGCGCTATCGACTGCCTTCATGGCGGCGGCGATATCCTTGATGGCTTTCACCTGACCCTTGTTGTCGATAAGGTTATTGATAGCGGTCTCGAAGTCGTCACCGTCGCCCGTTTCGTCAGACATGTATGCGTCCCACTTGGCCACGACGCTCTCGCCCGAGCCACGGAGGTTATCCAGCTCTTTCTTGGCCTCACGCGGTACGCGCATTCCGGCTTCCTCGAACATACTTTCGATTTCGCTATCGTCCGGGTCACTCACGGCGGCCTCGCTGGGCATATTACGCATAACCTCGGCCAGCTCTTTCACGGCCTTACCGCCTTTCTCCTTCACGAAAGATTTGAAACCTTTGGCGTCAAAATCAGCGTCGCCCTCAGCCATGTCGTTGAAACTCTGGACGAGGCCCTCGGCATCGGCCTTGCCACCTTTACCCTTGGCGTCGGGATCACCGAACTTGGACGCAGCCCCCTGTACGTCTTCGATTTTCTTGACCGTTACGGACTCAAAATTGTCCACGTTGGCGTAGGGGTATTTGTCCACACGGTAGCCCTCGCTGGTCTTGGTAACTACCAGGTCAAAGCCGTCTTCGTCACCGCCAACCTGCTTGATGAAAGCGTGAGCGGCGTCTTCAACTCCGGCGTACTGAGCCAGGTCCTCATCATCCATCTGGCGGAAACCCATGGATTCGAACGTCGAAGCCGACTTGGCGTCGCCGTCAGCCAAACCATCACGGAGCGACTGGTCGCCTTTCTTGTTCTTGGCGCGAACGTTTACGCCACGACGCTCCAACTCAGCCGTGGCTACCTTACGCATCTCAGCGTCGGCCGACGGGTCGTTGGCTACCTTTACGAGGGCCTCTTCTGAAGCCTGACGAGCGTGGTTCTGGAGACTTACATTGGCCTCCGGTGCACCACCCTCTTCCTGGCCTGCCTCAGGCTTTTCCTGAGCGGCATGACCGTACTCCTGGCCCACGCGCTGCAGACGGCGGTTCTGAGCGTTATCGGCGTAAACACCGTGACGCGCTTTTTCAATCGGCGCTTCCTCGATACACTCTTCGATGTTTGTAAAACCTTTCAGAATTTGTTGACGACGTGCTTCGCCATAGTTGATAATTTCTTTCATGACTTTATAGGTTTATAAGTTTCATTTCCAATACAAAGGTAGTAAATTTTCTCCAAACTGCCAAGAGAATTGTTAAAATTTTATGCCAAAATCTAATGTGTACCCCCATTGGTCATTAACTCTTATAGCTGACGCGCCGACCAAAAACCGTTGACGGAAATCGGCTCCGGCGGAAAACTTTTGTGTGCCAAAATCCACGGAGGTTCCTATTTGGGCATAACCTTGTATAAAGGGAATTTGCTTGTCGATAATCGTGCGTTCAACCTCATGAACACGGATGAGCGGTTTGACGTGTGATACAGCCTCTGTAAGGGCGTTGCGCTGGACGGTGATATCGACCCGGAACTCGCCGATACTGTCGTTGGAAAAGTCGAGGGGATATTCCTTTCGGGCCAGGTAGTCGGCCAGCAAGGCAGCGGTGTCGATTTCGCCTGGCAGGTATATCGTGGTATCACGGACGATAACCTGCGGAACGGGAATCTTAACCGTGTCACGGTATTCGACCGTGTCGTACTTTGTCAGCCACTTTTCAATGACTTTAGGGGGTTCAGGGGTATAACTGCTCCGCCCCAGAAAGAACGCGAAAATTAGGGCCGCTACAACGATAATTATGGATGCCGCCGTCTTCATGACCTTTTGCCGCTTTTAATCATATCCTCGTAAGCCACTATGGACGCTTCGAGTTCGTTGATGCGCTTCTTGTAATCTTCGGCCGCCTGGTTAGCTGCATACTCCTGAGCGCGGAACTCTTCCATCAGGCGGTTGTACTTATCACGGTCTGCCTGGCGTTGCGCCTCGTATTCCTCGCGAATCTTGTTGAGTTCATTACGAAAGTTAGTCATCATCTCGTTAGACAACTTACGTTCGTTTTGAACCTCCTGGTACAGGTTATCATACCGTTCCTTCCACCACGATTCCTTCTTGTCGAGTTCCGTCATTAAGGTATCATATCTCCCTTTCCAAAACTCCTCGTCTTTCAGGTCGGCGTCGGCCTGGCTACACCGCACCTCTTGGGCGTATTTCTTACGGTCCAACATACGCGCCACAATGGCGTAGCCAATACCGCCCGCCCCGAATAGAAGCGAAATTACAGGGAAGATGGTGGTCATGAAAAGTCCGTCAGCCATTGCGTTTCATTATTTCGTTAATACGTATGCGTGCAGCCTTAGCGGCACGGGCATACGCGTGGGAATCGTAATTAGAGCGAAGACACCTCAATATTTCGTCAGCGAACGCCTTTATAATATCGGGTTTAGCACTTTTGTAAGCATCCATGTCTCCCTCGTTGGTAAGCGTAGCCGGGTAGATAATGAGTTTCACCTCGGCACTTACACGATTGAAGAAACGATACCACTGAGGATCGTACGAATCAACAAACGAGAACGACCGCCAACGGATTTGAGGCGTTAAAAGGTCATAGTGGTTTGAAAGGTTGTAGGCGAAGTCCCGTGTTAACGCAGGACAAACGCAATTGAGTGTTAAACTACAGCCATCATCACGGTCCGTGAAAAAGTCCACCGCTATGGCTACACCGTAGGTTCGATGAGGGCGAAAGTAGTTCCAAACGTCATAAGCACTACCAGTAACAACCTCTACTCGACGGCGGCGTAGTTCTTCAGCCAGGTCGTGTACAAAACGACGGGCCTCGGCGTTAAACCGCTTTGACGTTAGATAGACTACTTTACACATGGCTATTGGAGATAATCGATCTTTTGGATGAAACTCGTGAAGCGCAACCGACTCGATGACACAAATCCCGTAGCCCACGCAGTTAGAAGGTAATACCCCTTTTCAGCCATATTGTAAGTCTTAGCGCCATCGGCATCAACGACACGCAGCGTTTGACCGTTGGAAACGTTACAATAGATGATCACCTGAATCGTGCCGCCAACACTTTCAGTCGTATACGCTTCAAACGACGAGGGATTATCCAAAAAGCCAAGATTCAGCGTCCACGTTGCAGAAGTGATATTAGAGGCGTTCAGGTTGTAGAAATAGCGATTACCAAGCGCCACGGTGTATGACGAACCGCCGGGCAGCACTGAATAACCGACGCTGCCTCCGATAAGGCCAACAGCCATGTGTTCCTTCCGGATAGCGCGTTCGAAGATTGACGATGAATCCACCAATTTCTTCAATATGGGACCTGTATCATCGCCCGTGATGATCTGAGCAAGATCGTCCCACAGAACCTTGAACGCATCACGCACGCTCCCCTCGACATCAATGAAACCCATGTAGTCGATGTCAGGGAAATCGGTCTGTTGACCACCTATTTTGATGTTCGCGGATTCGCCATACTCCGAATAATCAATATCCAGAATGGCCTGGTGAAGCAACGCGATTGCCTTTTCAACCGGGTCGCCCTCAGCAGGCATAACGCCTTTTGTAGCCGGGTCAGCCTTATAAGCTGACGAAAGACTCATTCCAGTAGCCAGTTTCAGGCGGTTGTACCAACCTTGAATTTTGTTCAGAGCCGTCATTAGGTCATCGGCCGTAGTAAGGTCCTGCGGATTGGCGATAGTAGCGTCTACAGGTGCGACGTTAGTCAGTTTGGCCGAGAATATCATCGTCTGCGAACCGTTCTGCCAGTCGTTGATGATTCTCTGAACCTCCTGGAATGTTTTATCCATCGCGGCATAATCGGCCGTGTACTGCTTGTACCCGACTACCTGGGTATCGTTGGCTTGCTCGGAAACGATGATGCCGCTCATCGCCGCGCCAAAGTCAAAGAACAAACCGTTTACGAATCCTAACGAGTTCTTGGGTGACGTCGAAAGCAACGACTTCACGGTACGCTTAACCAGCGTGGGGTTATCATTAACAACCCGCATACCGTACAACACGTCGGCCAACGCCGGGTTATCAGCCAACTGTTGAAAATCGAAATTGAGTTGTGACGTCTTCTGGTCGAAAGTCGCCACGATATTATCGAAGAAATAGTTCGTCGAAGCAACGTATTGCGTGGTCGTACCCTGACCCGCGAGGTCTTCGACGATGATGTTGTTTTGCTTATCGACGTACTGAATACGTGTTTGGCCTACTACCCACACCATGGTGCTCCAGAACGGGTCGGAGTCACGCTTCAGGACGTTGTAGAACGCCGCGATAGGTAAACCGCCGGGGAGATTGGCCTTATTGATAAGGTCGTTGAAGTCGTTTATCTGGATCACAATTGCCTGCGACATCGGAACCCACTGCCCGAGCGAGGCATCGTAACTTTTGTGGAGTTTGTCGGTAGTATCGTACCAGATAATCGCCGGGTTCGACGGAGGCGTCGTGCCGATGGAAATACCTGCTACAGTTCCGACGTCAATAGTTGCCATTTTGAACTTTGTTAGCGTGAATATACGTAGGTCTTGCGGTCGTCCCACACGAAATTGTAACTCATATCCCCCTGGGGATACTCGGTGATGGTGATACCGTCGGAGGTGGTTTCACGTTCGATGCGCCACCCGGCCTCGCCTTGACCCGTACCGATAGGCGCGTAGCCGCGGTAGATAACGTCGCCACCCGAGGCGTCAACAATCGGTTTCGGCATAGCGTCAGCCAGCAACTGGACAATAGGCGCGGTGTTTTTCTCGTTACTCGTCATGGTGTATTGCTTTTTGTAAGTATTCGTCGAATGCAGCCACGAGGGGGTTAGACTCGCGTGCCTTCATGGTTTCTTCTTGGTCACCCTCGGCGTAAAGGTCGAATGGGTTTCCCGGCTGAGCGGCGGCGTCTTCTTCGCCGTCGCCTCCAGCCACAGGCTGGGCAGCGGGGCCTCCGCCCTCCATACCCATACCCGCGGCCTCTTCGAACGGATTGCCTCCGCCCATGCCCATACCGCCCATCGCGGCCTGTTGCTGTTGTTGCTGTTTGGCGCTGACGGCTTGCTGAATAACGGAGTTTTCGATAGTATCGCCACCCTTTTCTTCGCCGATAGCCGGGAGGTCCCATTTCTCGCGAATTTCGTCCACGGTCTGGAAAGCCTGGAGGCGTTTGATGTCCATATCCAGCTCCTCGGAAATGGTCATTCCGTTGAGGCCCATGAATACGAATTCGAAGTCGGGGTTGATTTGCTCGACGATAAACTTGTTAACCTTACGCTGGATGAATTTCAGCATCGGGTAAAGGCCCTTGTCCTTCGACTGCTCCATGCGCTGCTTTTGGCCGTCGCCGAACGTTAGGCCGCTTCCGTTGGAACGCGAAATATCCCAGCCGATTTCTGTAGGGTCGATACAGAACACCGCACAGGCGATTTTAATCAGGTATTCCATCCACGAGTTGTACTCCATATCGCGGTTGTTCTTCTGGAGGTCAACCCAGTCGATATCACCCTCAACGACGGGCGTCTTCCACGACTGCATAACGCCCGATATCATGGCTTGCCACTGCTGCTTGAACTGCTGTAACGAAGCCTCGTTCACGTTACCTTTGATACGCAGAAGACCTTTCGGGGCCGAACCCTGCGAGAAGAAGCGGCGATTGTACTCGTCGCCCCAAAGCATCGATGTTACGACGTTGATTAACTCTTCCAACTCCGAGTTTCCGTACCCATTGGCGTAAATCGACGTGGTCGGGTTGCGGATGCCGAAGCACAACTCCCAGGGGTAGAACTGCGCCACCTTGGCCGTTTGGTACACCTGGACGTAGGCTGGATAATAGCCATCGACCTTGGGTCCCCAGTTCTGGCGGTCGTCCATCATCGCTCCCTCAAAGTAGGGGTTGTTGTACTCGCCGTCGAAATACGATTCCGCCAGACGGAACGTAGCGGCATCAACCGCCTGGAAGCGGACCAGTTTGCCGCGGCGGTTGCGAATACACTCAAACGTCATCTGGTCGAACGTCAGCGAGTCGTCCACAATCTTACGGATGAACTCGTCAAACTCGTCGCCGTCCCATGTAGCGGTATCACCACAGTTGAGGATGAAGTCGGTGATGGAAGACGCAATTTTGCGGTCCTGCGTGTCCATCTTCTGCTCCTGGCCGAACTTGGGTTTACGCCGAATAACAAAACCCGTCGAATAGCGGTCGGCCTGCGGTTCAGCGAAGTCGGCTATCTGGTTCTTACGAGTCTTGATAATCGAGTTGATGATGGGGGTACGGCTCATCCGGCGCAACGTTTCGTACGAAAGCGAAAACGGCTTATCCTTATATCCCAAAAATGAGTTGAACTCCAAGGGGTCAATCAAGTACGCCCGCGGAGCCGAATTTCCAGGCTTAGATTGCTGGTTGAATATTTGGGCGGCTTTGATTATGTCGGACGGATTATCGCTGCGCATAGCACTTTCCAGCAGTAACGACTTGCGTACTGCTAATGTCTGCTGAGCGCGGTCCACCATTTCGAGTCTTTCTTTTATGCCGAGCATGATATTATCCAATTTGCTTTGCTATAATTGGTGTTAGGGGAAGAATGCCAAAACGTCGTTTCGTTGATTGCGCTGCAAAATCAACGCCTGGTTTGCGATATCGCCCCAAATAACAATCGTTCGGCCATTCCAGTAGTAATAATCGGTCTGGTCATCATAGGCTCCCTGCCACTCGCCATCAAAACGAATATACTCCAACAACCGTTTGAATATCTTAACCTCATCAACGGCCATTGGAGTAATAAAAGTGCCTATAACACAAAGTTTAGCGGCACTCGTAGTAAGGTCTTCAGCCAAAGACTGAAAATCAATACCCATGAATTCTTTCACCTCTATTGGTCGATGGAACGTTATCATTGAAATGCATCACTTTTTGTATGCGGCTGGAAAAGGCTCCGCTGCTTTCCTTGGCCGATTTTGACTTTCCAATACTTTTGATACTCACACAACCACATCTCTACTTGGTGAAGCGTTAATTCGCCATTCGGTGTAGTGTAGTACCCGTTCTCCGGTTTGTGCCAGTGCAGATAAGGGAAATCTCCATAAACAGACAACGCTTTTGCGGCTTCGTCGCGCAGGCGATATATACCATCTACTTGACATTTTAGTGATGGAAATATCAAACGTAATCCTGTTGATGCACCTGGACCCACGTTAATGTAGTCATCCTGGGTAAAGCGCATAAAACGACGATAAGTGTAGCGCGGTATATAGGTGAAATCCTGATAGAACTCATGAGCGATAAACGCCGCCGACGCTGGAAGTGTTCTTAGGAACTGAATAATGTCCTCAGGGGTTTTTGCCGTTAATACAACGCGTATCAGCTCATACAAACGGCGATGTAACGTAGGAACGACCGTTCCTGTGTAACATTCATCGCGTGTCTTACCGGGCGCAGCCAACGAGTTGATAAGATAAGCCGTGGTGAAGGGGTTATGCCCCGACAACCGATACGACGCTACCATTTCAGCAAAAGTCTTCTCGTCGTACTGGTTGTAATCCGGAATGCCTGCACCCCAGCCGTACTTTTCACGTGCGTATTCAAACGTCGGGGGATTGTTGAAATACCGGAACACCATCATCTTCCATACCATATTCGTCAACGTCAGTTCGTCATCCAGGAGGATGTTGCGTATCTGCCACTGTGAATTACGGTCCAGTTCGCGATATACGTTGGTGAATTTGTAGTCGCGTAATATGGGGTCATCAGTCCACGGACGCGGCTTCTGGTCCAGGAACCGCCGCTTCCATATCATCTGACGCTCAAACATAGTCCGGAAGAAATCGTGATAGTGCTCCTCGCTGACGTCAAGTGTGGCAGCAGGTAGTTTATCAGCCCAGGGGTAATGGTCAAATGTCGCCATTTTGCTTACGATAAGTTCTAATTAACAATTCACGCCGTGCTTCCGTGCTTTTCCTGACCAGCCGCCGTAACGTATCATCCGCAATATTCATCAACGGACGTTTTGGGGCGTTTACAAGTCGCGTTTCAAGCACGCCGAGGTTTACCCTTATGCGTTTACCGCGGATTGGTTTCAGGGACTCTGCAGCGATTAATGGGCAGTAGTCGTTGCCGTGAAACGAGCGTATTACAAAAGTCGTCCGGCCCCACACCTCGGGGTCCGTCACGATGTCACCTATTTTGAAATATCTCCATGCGTTCATACGGTTAAAAACTTTGGCCCCAAAACGCTTACGAATCGGGGCCGCTGTCCTAACTACCTAACAAAATGGAAACAGAAAAGAAACTAAAACCCGAACACCGTCAGCTGACGAGGTGACAGCTGGTAGCGTTCGTTGTCGGAAAGATTGGTCTCGAGGATTTCACACGCCTTGACGTCAGTAGCCACATTGGCGTATTCGCGTACCTTTTCGTTGTACTCCTCGCGGCAACGGCACATTTCGGGAGTAACCGGGTTCTCCTTTTCCTCACCGACAAGCGTGCCAGCCAGTTGAGGACCGGGACTGCAATCGCGGTCTTGCCAGCTGAAGATACGGAACGGCAATTCCATCTTGATTTCGGATGTCCACCACGCGGGAACGCTTTCGGTAGGTACGCCGCCACAATCCTCAAGTTTGCTCTCGATTTCAGCCGAGAGTGCCTGCAGTTTGGCGTTAAGCGACGGAAGGACATCGGCCTTGAGTTTGGCCTTGATTTCCTTACCCAGTTTACCGAACTTGATGTTGGAATCGTAACCGCTGATGGCGTTCATGATGTCCGACTTTTCGATTTCGGCCTGGAAGGCTTCTTCGGCGTCGTCGGAACACGACTTCTCGATGGCGTCGGCCATCTTCTCGAAGACGTTATCGCCCTTTTCAACCTTGTCGCTCTCGGTTTCGTCGGCCACCGGGGCGAATCCTTTCAGCATGTGCTCCTGGCGTTCAGCCCGAGCACCGAGGATGATGTCACGAATGTTTTCCATCGCCACTTACCTGTTTAACGGCCTTGGCGGCCACGTATTTGCCCCACGCCCAGTGAGCCACCACTCCCGCCACAAACGAGAGGATAGCCACCAGCGTGTGGATAATCTTCGCCTCATGGGCGTAAACTACCGCAGCAATCGTCAAGACCACCGCGATAATCAGAATCCACATCCACTTTTTCATAGCGTCTTATCTTTGGTTAATCACTTTATTAACATTCCGTAGAAGTCTTCAAGCGTGTACGCCTTTTTATAGTTGTACGAATCCTTCGTGTTTGCTATTTCCTCGGCCATCGCTATTAACAGTTCTTCCTGACGTGGGTCGTAAACCGACGGCGACAGCCAAGTCAACTTGACGTTGAACAGAATTTGCCCGATTTCTTCAGTACTCAGCGGCGTACCCAAGAATTTCTCGAACTTGGATTGAATCCACAGCGCCATCTTCGTAGAACTGTACCCCTGGAATACAGTCGGTGACGGCAGACGCCCGTTCAGTTCCCCTTTCAACGCGTCGATAAAACGGTTGAACGCCTTATCACCAAATCCGCGCCGTACCTTGGGGATGTTATCCGACTTATCCCCCATCAACACCTTATACAGCAAGACCTCCAGCGCCTCGGTTGTGAGGACCTGGATGTCGGCATCCAAGCGTTCGTTCCAAAAACCATCTTTCCCCGGAAAGACGTAGAATTTCATGAACTTGGAGTTGTAGTTGAAGACCGAAACCGTTGGCGTTATCAACTGGCGAATATCGCTATCGGCCGTGAGTATTACGGTTTCTTCATCGGGGAGTTCGTCCAGCGCGAAAGCCCACAACATCATCAGGTCGTCGCCCTCAGCACCCGGTACGCGGGTAACGATTAACCCGCGTTTACGCAATAACGCTTCAAATTCACCCAGGACCTCTACAAATGCGTCGCTCCACGGTTCCTTCACCCGCGTGAGGGCGTACTTGTAGTCGTCGTACACCTCGCGTCGCCACGAGTGGGAGTCGATGACTACCACCACGCGGTTTACGTCATCACCAAATCGCCGTACCGCGGCGCACAGGTTCATCACGCATTTACGTATCAGAACCTGGCGCTTTTCGCGGTCGTCCAAGACCTCGCAGAGGTCTTCGTTGCGGTAGTACGTCGAAAATATCGAGAACGACAGGTGGTACAGGAAATTCCCGTCAAATACGAGGTTTATTTTCATTGCGCTATCTGGTTAGAGTTGGTATTCGAAGCAGCGATACCGCCGCGGGTTATATTAACCTTGCGGCCATCTTCACGCCCCATCGCCATAGCGTGGCCACTGCCTATATGCATCGGACGCGACGAGCGTAAGTCCTTGTAATTCTCGACCACGTAATCGTTCAATTTCTGGTCCGTACGAAGCACCAGCGCGTTGACCTGTACCTGGGCCTGGAGTTCGCGGTCACGCTCCTCCTTGAGGCGGTCCTGAACACCTTTGGCCGCTCCCGCCAGATACGAACGATGGAACTTGGCTGGAGACATGCGCTTTTCGCCCGTAAACGACCGAATCAACGCCTGTGAATCGTCGGCCAAATACTCCTTGTAACGCTTCTTGGAGAGTTCGTACAACTGCCGAGATAACACGGCGAATAGCCACTTAACAACCTCGATGTTCTGTTGCTCGCCAATTACGATGAATTTACGACGCACCTCGTAAACAAGCCTGCCGCCGCTTGTAATTCGGCTCGTATGTTTTTGGCTGACTATTGTGTAGCAGAAATTGTACTTACAAATTCCATACAACAGGAGTTGGTCCCATGCACCGCC